TACCCCAGCACTCACACCGGATCAACAGCAAGGTGGCCTGATCGATATTTCGGGATCCACAAATGATCTAGCACGGCAACGAGCCACACCCGGCACATTTACAGGTGCGTGGAAGGTTCTAGATGCTGACGGCAACGAGATGCATAGATTCTCTGGTATAGGTAACGATCAACGCGATGCTAACCGTGTGGCTACACAATGGGTTCAAAACAACGGCTATGCTTACGGCACAGAAATTGAAGTTGTGCCAATCATGAGCGAGAGCATTGCAGAAGGCGCAGATAAAAAATACACGATTAAAAAATCTTACACCATGTCCAAGGCTGGTGTAGAAAAATCTGTATGGCACATTATGGACGGTGACTTTGTGGTAGACGTTACTGACTTGAGACGCGATGCCAAGTACTATGCCGACAAGTGGAATGCTGCCGAAAAGGAATCAGCTAATGCATCTCAAAATCAGCACAAGCAAGGTGTGGCGGAAGGCATAGAGTTTTTTGCCATGCCATTGCGCATGAGCGAGTATCGTGGCAAAGCACATCCTGCTACCAACGAACCATATGATAGCAAGTTCAAGTTCTCAGGTGATTTAAAAGATCGTGTACACAGTCTGCTAGATGCAGGAACCAAACCCACATTGCTACAAGTTAATCCACGCCACTTGTTGGCCACACAGGACTGGCTGAGCACACAAGGTGGAGGCAAGCCACCATTTGCCACAATGAAACAACATCCGGTTGTGCTACAAAAAAACAACAAACTGTACATACTTGACGGGCATCATAGATCTGCAGATGCACACAAATCTGGTACTCCTATACAAGTGTACTTGTTCCGGGATGAACTATGAGAGCCCAGGAGTTTTTAATCGAGCGGTGGACCAAACGCACAGTCGATGATTATTTTGACAATAAAAAAGAACCCAAGCCCTCACGTCGTGATTTTTCAGTTTCTCGTCCCTGTAATGGATGTGTGTTGCTAAAGTTTAAAACTATTCCTGATCTTACTAAAAGTTTTTTTCGAATGTCTGAATACTATGAGGGAAACAGATACACTGACAAAAAACAGCATGTTGACATGGCGGAGTTTTTAGATGACTGGATGGACCGCCAGGGTGATGCAGACTATTTTAAATTCTGGGACGGATTTAACATAACAGATTCTGCATTTCGATCATGGCATCGCTCAGTGGGCAAACTCAGTCAAGCAGAACAAACAGTGGTGAGTGCAGTTGAACAGGCCACAAAAGGCATGAAAAAATTCTGTGTAATAGGTGTCAGTGGTGATGATCCGGCCACTGTACAACACGAGTTGTTTCATGCCAAGTACTATCTAGATCCAAAGTTCAAACGTCAAGTAGATCAGTTGTTTGACGAATGCCGCAACGATCCTGTGGTAAAGACCATGGCAAAGGTACTAAAAACCAAATTGGACTATCACGCACATATCGAAGAAGAAGTTGCTGCCTACCTATATGCTGGGTCACAGGTAAAATTGGTATTTGGCGTGGATGCCAAAACTTTGATTCAACGTTTTCAGGAACTGGCATGAGAGCACACGAATTTATTAACGAAAACTTTGCAGATGGCAAAGTCAAAGGCAAGAGCCGTCCTGGGCGTGTGAAACGTGCAGGTGCCAGTTGCTCAGGATCAGTAACTGATCTACGCCAACGTGCCAAGAATGCATCTGGTGAAAAAGCCAAGATGTATCACTGGTGTGCCAACATGAAGTCAGGCAGAAAAAAATGAAACAGTACGCAACCAACGTGACAGGATCACAATACAATCTCAATGAATCTGTAGCACCAGGATTTCAAGTGTACCAGGCGCGAGTCAAGGTAAAAAATCCCGACTACAGCACCAGCATTGATGTGGCAGTTTTTGCCAAAAGTCCAGCCATGGCTAAACTGCTACTGCAAGGGCAATACGGTAAAGACGCAGTGGTAAGTGGTGTAGTAAGAATATCATAAAACTAGCGTAGCTTGGCAAGACCCACAAGTCTAAACACGCTCAACCACATCCAACCTATATCAAATTCAAACCAGCGGCGACTGAGACGAGGATTGCCGGGTTCAAGATGATGATTATTGTGCAGACATTCACCGCCAATAATAATGCCCCAAGGCATAATGTTCCTGCTTTGATCTTTAGTTTCGCCATTTCTATATCCCCACCAATGTCCTATGCCGTTGATAACACCTGCGGCCCAGAATGGTATCCATATCATTTGTATGCCCCATATCAACACACCCCAGGCACCAAACAACACAATGTCAATCAATAACATTAACACAATGCCCACGCGACTGTGCTTGGTGTAGATGTTGCGTTCAACCCAGTCGTCGGGTGTGCCCGCGCCATATTGTGCAACCATCTCAGCATCTTTGCTGGCCGAGTGATACAATCCCGCTCCTGTAAATAACACACGCCATATGCCGTAGTGTACTGGGCTGTGAGGATCTTCAGTTTCTTCTGTGAATCTATGATGTTTGCGATGTATGGCCACCCATTGCCGAGTCACCATGCCTGTGGTAAGCCATAGCCAGGCTCGCATGAAATGTTCTAGTGCAGGAGCAAAGACGATACCGCGATGTGCTTGTCCACGGTGTAGGAATAGTGTGACACAAATTATAGTAATATGTGTGACTACTAGAGTGTAAATTAGTTCAGTCATTGTTTATTTACTTGGATCAACCGGGCGATAAACTCCAACTAAATATAGTATGGGATTACAAAGCGTTCAATTCGAATATGAAGTACATTGCGACTGGACTGGCACACCGCCTGTGTATCGCTTGTATGTCAATGACGAATTGTTTAGTGAGCGCACTTACATCTGGCCCGACAAATACCTAGAAGAAGTAGTGTCAATAGAAGCACCGCCTGGTGACTATGTTGTTCGTCACGAATTGCATGGTAACGGCACACTGACTGCAAAAAATCCACGAGTTACCATTGGCACAGCAGAATTTGTAGACAATAACACATTAAGGATTCCGAATGCGAGCGCATGAAATCATGGAAAATGCCTCTGTAGGCGCCACTTGTGCAGGATCAATTGCTCCTGTTGCAAGCAGCCTGGGCATGGTATCAAGAAACGGTGGATCAATGCTAACAGGTAAATATGTAACAGGTGATGACCCAACTCCCAACACACCTAAGGAATACAAAAGGAACAAGAATGTTAGCGGACGCTTTAAAAATTCTCCTGGCAACTGAAGAGGCTTTTGCACTAAAAGCCAAACAGTTTCACTGGAACGTAGAAGGCCCTGATTTTGGCCAGCTACATGCTTTCTTTGACGCGATCCACGACGATGTGTATGGTGCTACTGACCCCACCGCTGAATACATTCGTGCCTTAGGCGACTATGCTCCAGGATCATTTGAACGATTTATTGAATTGACAAAAATACAGGGACAAACAAAGATCCCACGTGCTAGACTCATGCTAGAAGAACTCTTGGCCAACAACGGTCAAATGCTAGATCTTCTTAACGAAACTTTCCAAGTGGCAACTGAAGAAAATCAGCAAGGTATTGCCAACTTCATTGCAGAACGAATTGATGCCCATCAGAAACATGGATGGATGTTGAGAAGTTATTTGAAAGAGCAAAGAGCATGAGTTCATCGGCAGACATCAGATTGATACTTGATCGCTTGGCCACAGTAGAGGAAGGTAAACTTACTCCTGTGAATGTCAAGCATGGATTAAACAAACAGCAGAAGTCTGTGGACCAGTTGCCTGCGCTGTTCAAGCCCCGAGACATTAGCCCAACACTTACTAAAAAGCCCTATCAGAAACATCCAATGGATGGTAAACTGGTAGGAGATAGTATTGAACCCACCAAGAGCCCGTTAGAAGAAGCCATGCAAGAAGTTGAAGAAGACATGCTGAGCAAAGTCAAACGCACCTTTGTGGATTATCTTGAGCGACTGGAAGACAGCAACAAAATTGACAGCCACTTGGTTCGCAAGGCCAAGGACGAGTTGGACATTGCCAATGACCCAGATCCTGAAAATGAAGAGATTGATGAAGATCCCACGCAACAAGACTTTGATATAGTGCCTGCACAAGCACCTGCCGAAGATCCTACTCTGGCAGAAGTATATGACGAAGAATTTGATGACATGCAACAGGGAATTGAAAATGCCACAGTAATCGGCGGGACAGGGCTTGCCATGATGGGGTTACTCGAAGCACCTGTAAAAACCTATCCCATGGAAGATGGCAGTATGCTCGAATGCTATGGTGATGAAGCAAAAGGATTTGAAATTCGTCATGGCAAACGCAAATTACCCACACGTTTCCGCAATGTCAATGATGCCGACATGGCAGTAAAGATATTCCAGAAGCGTAACAACAAGCCCCAGGGCAATCAAGATTATTTGGAAGAACGCTAAAATGATAGTAGATCAATTATTCACAACCTACACTGTGGTTGGTAACAACCGGCAGTTTTTTAGTGAGAGCCGTCTAGAACGTGAGACTGCTAAAAAGGCCAAACAACGCAAGTTAGCCGAATCCATGCTCATGGAAGATCCAGTTTTCCGACAAGCTCGACAATTTGGACAATTATTAGTAGAATACAATTTGACCAAAGCTCAAGTTCAACAACTATTCAAAGATGTAGAGCAAGGTGCCACTGCCGCAGGCGGCAACCGCACAGGTCTAGGCAAAGCCAAAGATGCCACAACCCAAGCAATTGGCAGTGTACAAAAAATGTTGGCCAGTGCAAGAAAATGGGTCAAGGACCGACCCACATATCAGGCTGTTGATGCAGAGTATAACAAAGCCATGGCTGCCCTGGGCAAAGCTGGTGGCGAGAATGGTGAAGCAAATGCCATTACCAAAGCCATTTACAAATATCGTGATGCGGCTAAAAAATACCCAAGAGCCGCTGGACTTGCCAAATGGGCAATTATCACCGCCGCTGGTTTTGCCACAGGCGGCCTAGGCGGAGTAGGCGTGGCCGCCGGCCTGGCTGCAATCGACTCTGCACTCAAAGATAAAGAAATTGTTGACATTGTAGGAGATGCCGGAATAGCTGCCTTGGTCAGCGGCGGAATACAAGGTGCTGGAGATCTAGCAAGTGCGGCCTCCGATGCATACAATGGAGTTCCTAGTGCGGCAGACATCACTGCCAACAATGCAGCCTTGGGCGATTGGAATGATACAGCCATACCTGGTGGTCCGGCCAGCAACAGCAACATCAACGGTTTAGATTTGCCTAATACTGCAGGCGATCCAGATTTTTACAACGACTCTAGCAATACTCCACCGGTACCTGGTGAATACAGTGATGCCGCAAACAATGCGTACCAACAAAATCCTGATCCAAGCGATGCACCCGTTGATCCCAATACTCGTGCTGATTACACTCAACCAGATGCAGGCGGTGGCACATATACTGTGACTGCAAATGACTTTAAAGGACTTGGAAAAATTGCACAGGATAATGGAATTACTGCACAGCAATTATGGGATGCCAATCCTCAGATCACTGATCCAAACAAAATTTTTATTGGCCAGGAAATTAATATGCCTGCAGCCAGCGGTGAACCGATAAAGAATGTGTGGCAAGGGTGGGAAGGTCCTACTAAACCCAATGCACCAGCAGTTGAACCAGGACCAACAGACACTGTGCCACCAGCGTCAACGCCAGGACCGCAAGGTGATCCAAGTTTTTATAAAATTGATTACAGCAAGCCTGGCCCAGTCACTACAGACAGCATGGGACAAAAACTTGAATATGGAATACCTGTCAATGACCAGGGTAGCTTTAAGGCTCCAAATCCTGGGTTGCAGGCCGAAGAACTTGCTGGACAAAAAGCAGCTTACGACAATTGGTTAGCAGACTTCAAGAGCAGATTTCCAGAAGCAACCCAGCAACCTGATGGCTCGTGGAATGCCGGGAAGCCAGGATTGGCACCAGTATATCCATCTAATATAAACCCAAATGCAACGGCAGCAGATCTGGCCAATAGTCCATTTAGACCAAAAAATGAATCGATCAATTATAAAATTATTCCTGCTGATCAGTTGATTGATCAGAAGCTCACTGTGATGGCCTGGGCCTTGAACGAAAGTGTTAATCGCAAGGGTCAGCAAAATGTACATTTAACAACCAAGGGTGTGCGTACTGTATTTGAAAACATTGGTCGTTATCGCCGTGCATACTTGAAAGAATATATTGGCGCACCCACTGCCGACTACGGTCATCCCACAGCACCTGGCGCACCAGCAAGTGCCACTGCCGGACAAGGCAAACCACAAGGTTGGTTTGGTCGAGGACTTGATGCTATTGGCAGAGGTGTTGACAAAGTTGGCAACTATGTCAGCAATGTTGGACATAATGTTATTACCAAAGTCACAGCTGACAAACTCAACAACATGTGGAATCGTGCCGGTGAGCCATACGACAGTGACCGATTGTATCAGTTGTTGACCACCGAATGGGGTGTTCCAAAAGAAGTCGTTGGTAGTGTATACGGCAAAATGGGTATTCCTTACACAGCGCCAGCCGCAGTTCCCGATGGTACACAACCACAACAACAAGGGGCTGGCGGCGCCGCAGATTTGCAAACAGGTGACATCTATAACATTGATCCATCAACTGGCAAACCATACGGAAGAAACAAACTTGCGGCTGACCTGGCTGCAAGACAAGCAGCCGCTGGTCAAACATCTAATACACCTGCTCTTACTGGTGGTCCAACTGCTGGATTACCGCCAGCAACTGGTTCTACTCCTGCGCCGGGCAAGGTTACACAACCAAATAACACAACGTCGTTTAATGCCTCCAATGTAATGCAGATGAAAGGCATGGAAAAATATGCTAAACCAGCGGCAACAGGTACGGCGACACCTGCCAACACAACAACCACAGCATCAACTACTGGTAAATTTCCAGGAGAAGATCCTACAGGTCCTAACTATATTGGACGTCTAGAAGTCAAACGTCGTCAAGCTGCTCGTGCCGCTGCCGCAGGCAACTCGGCCGCTAAACCAACAACTCCTCAAGCAACATCTACCACAGCAGGTGCACCGTCTAAGGTTACCTACGGTGGGTTATTGGCACCGAAGAAATCTGCCGCTGCCAAAGCACAACCGGTTGCTGAAACAATCAAGCAGGTGAAGAAAATGCTAGAAACTGTTGAAACTCGAGATGATGTTGCTTTTATTAAAAAATATATCAATAGAGAGTTTCAACGCCACGGACTAGTGTCTGAGTCAGCAAAGACACACCGTTCACACTTACTGAACGAAGTTACCAGAATTGGTGCTTTGCGCAGAAGAAGCCACAGCCAACAACTGGCTACATAACAAGGAAAATAAAATGGCAATATGGACAGATACACACGGACGAGCATGGCCACATGACGACGATAAAATTGGATTTGATGCATGGATTAGTGCAGACCCTACATTAGTAAGCGAGTGGGAGGCAGCATCAACTGAACACTCTAATTGGATGTTAGCCAATCCAGGTGTTTCTCCCACCGAAGCAAACGGTTCTGCCGCAGCCATATTCCAAAGATGGATGGCCTACGCAAATGCATTTTAAACATTTCTGAATCACACCTTAGGACCGGTACTTGTTACCGTAGTGTGTGGGCGGCTGCTGCCTACAGCGAGCGATTCGCTACCGTAAACTGTAAAGTGAGCTATATAATTGTATGATCAATTACAACGACGTTCGACATCTACATCTCGAACCATCATCTCTATGCAACGCCAGGTGCCCATTGTGTCCAAGAAATCATTACGGAGTCAACCGTGAAGACCTTGGATATACTGAACACAACATGACGTTGAGCGAATTTAAGAAAATATTCGCTGATGCATTTATAAAACAACTACGCGAAATCAACTGCAATGGTAACTTTGGTGACCCTTGTATGAATCCCGAACTGATCGATATCTTCAAGTATGCCAGAAGCATAAACCCACGTATAATACTAAGCATTTGCACCAATGGCGGCATGCGCACCAAAGAATTTTGGGCCGAACTTGGAACAATGAAAGTTGATATAATTTTCAGCATAGATGGTCTAGAGGATACCAATCATCTGTATCGACAGGATGTAAACTGGAACAATTTGATGCGCAACCTAGATGCTTATATTGAAGCAGGCGGAAGACCAAATTGGAAAATGATTGTGTTTGATCACAACCGACATCAAGTTGAACAAGTCAAGGCTCTTGCTATCAGCAAAGGAGTGTTGGACTTTATATTTTGGGATTCAGGCGAAACACCACATGGCAGAAATTCAGGACCAGTATATCAGAGAGATGGACAACTGAGTCATGTGATTGGCAAGTGGAACGGTCCCACTGAATACAAAGTACATGAAGATGATTTTAAAAGATTGCTTAAAGATCCAATGCCCAGTAAACTGATTGAATTTGATCCAGATTCAATAGAAATTGAATGCTTTACCAAAAAAAACAGTAGTATCTATGTGACATCAACAGGACTGGTATTTCCGTGCTGTTTCTTGGGCAATGCCACAGAATCTTTTGGTCGTCCGAACATGACCAATCTTGAACAGGTATACGAACTAATCAAAGATCACAATGCACTAGAGCACGGACTAGAAGCAACAATGGCATGGTTTAGCCAAGTTGAACCCAAGTGGCAGGGCAGAGAGTCTAAAGAACGACTTTTCATGTGTGACAGCAATTGCGGCAAGGTATGGGTAAACGATAGAAATCTTGCACAAACTAACAAATCAGTAGTTGTATAATTGTGAAAACATTGATGGATCAGACCCGCGAATTTATACAAGTTCATAAAGATATTTGCACATCAATGATTCCATCGCCTGGTCAAGGTAAGAATCTTGTAGACTGGATCATGAAGGAAAGTCGACTACCATGGTTAGAACTTCAAGGCCTTGATCCTCCCTATGCAGAAATGTTATCCGAAGCTGGTCAACTAAGACATAGATTTGTGGATCATCGTGGCGAAAATGGCACAGGATGGTTGAGTTTGTGCATTCATGGCATCAGTGCAGAACACACAAACAGTGCTGCCAGCTATGGATTAACTGACGACACAGCAACGTTTGCCTGGACCGACATTGAAAAAGATTGTCCAGTCACTGTTGATTTTTTTCGCAATCACTTTCACTACGTTAAATTTCAGCGTGTGAGATTTATGTTGCTACAACCAGGTGGTTTTATAGAGCCACATGCGGATAACGACAATTACCATGTTGGAGGTGCTATCAACATGAGTTTAAGCAACCCTGCTGGGTGTAGATTAACAAGTACAGGTGGCACGGTACCTTTCAGAGACTCCGGTAGTATGTTTTATTTTAACACATCATATGAACATGCGGCATTCAATGACAGTGACCAAGATCGATTACACATCATAGTTCACGGACAGCCTGACATGTCCTATTGGCAATCTATTATTTTAAACAGTTTCAAGGACCAGTTAAATGAGCAAAGTTGAATCCCTAGATATTATCACTCCCGACGAGCTCAAATGGCTGCAAGACGACATGGCTCGGAGAATTGAACCCGAAGGTGTTGACCGAGACATGCGTAAGGATCTAGCATACATGATATGGCATCTGCCAGGGCGTAATGTCATAGACAGAAGAGTAATTTTTGGCAAGGGCGATCCAGCTTTAGAATTGATTTCTAAAATTGTTCGCCGAAGGCTTGATCCTGCCAGTGTATACTGCGGATATCAACGCCAATACCTACCGCATCATGTGCATGTGGACGATGTTACATTAGGCCCAGACTATGTGAAAGAAAACAATTATAGTCTTGTGATTCCTTTAATGGAGGATCCTAGTTTCAAAACTTTTGTATGGAAAAACGAGTTTGAATCATCACATGAGTTAGAACTGTACCGTGTTGACTTTAGAAAAAATCACAGCACTGCTGTTAATATAAACAATCTATCTGATGAATACTGGCTTGATCACTGTAGCTGTAGCGTCAAACCAGAATTCACTGATTGTCACGAATTAGATGGCATATATCAATACAAGCTCGGGACTGTGGGGATGTTTCCTAGAATACAAATGCATGCCAGCAACAATTGGCTAAGAAGTAAAAAATACACCTACAAAGACTTAGTCATTATCCATGTCACGTGAACGCACCACAGTTCCAAGATTTTCTAATATAATTGACTGTCCCAGATCAAGCACCCGATTCAACCAAGTGCGATTGATTAATTTGCTCCATTCGTTTCCGTAAAAAAACATCATCCAATCCATGCTGAACAAATTGCTGGTCCATATGTACGCAGTTCCTGGCAGGCTATGCACACGATCTAACAAATGTCGTTGAGCCAGTAGTTCTAGTAAATTACACTTGATGTATTCTACATCCAACTTGATCCAGCGTTGCCAAGCATTATAAACTTGTTCACGAGTAAATCTGTCTCTTAGAAACCAATCAATGTTTCCATCAATGCCCAGGTGTGAAAAATAACAAGGTTGCGCATCTGGATGTTGTGTTATAAAACTATCAAATACTGACTGAAAATTGTCAAGATTTCCGTCCCAGGCACTACGTAGATGTTTTTGCCACTCTATTGCTGTGCCACTGATGTCAAATAAAATTATTTTACAGTCAACATCAAATGCTGGTTGAGCAACAATCATTGCTGGCTTGATCCCACCGCAAACTCCGGCAAATATTTTTATACTGCCCGGATCTCCAGTCACTGGTAAAAACTGTTCAGTATTGAGCACATAAAACCCACGATCAAGTGATTCGTCTGCGTATCTCATGTAGTCAAGAAATTGTGATATGCCACCCTGCACATTAGGACGGTAGGTTGTGTCAATTATGAATTTTCGTATGTCTTCATGACTGTAATCAACATAGCTATACATTTTTTGATTACGCACATACTCTGGCACATTTACCAGTTTGTGTCCTTGACTGATTGCCCAGGCCATGTATCGTTGTGCAAAATTGTCGTGATCTACTGGTTGTGAAACAATATTATCATTGTCTGTTGGTCGAATCCACCACGGTGTGTAGTCATCGTGTACATTGGTATCGCTACGATGCACTGTGGGAGAATCAACCGAAGTGATGCCAGGCAGTGGTATCAACGACTGACCAAACTGTTTGTAGGATTTTATGTTTATGCAAAAAAACTGTGGGTGTAGATGATAATATCCGTGGCGAGCAATAATATGGCCAGCCAGTGGCGAAGCATTTTCTTTGCAATGATCAACAATTTTTTGCATGATTGAATTGTCAAAAACCATGTTACCAGAAGTAATAACCACTGCCCATTCATAATGTTCTGGCATGGTCAACAGTGCATGGTCAATATCTTTTGTTTCAACCCAATAGTTACTCTTGTTTGATTCTATGTCTGCTAGTCTAAATCGAGTGAAATCCATCATTCGAATGGCCAAGTCTGCCCAGTCTACGGTGCTGTTGTCATATAACACAACCGCAATATTATTTTCCAATGACATCAAAATCCTTTAAGTAAGAGTGTATTATATTTAATAGAAAGAAGTTCGTATGCAACTAAATCTTACATTTCACGTTCAGTCACAAACAATTCCAATGATAATTGACTTGATTGACAATCCAGGAGTGAGAGCCTGGGCCGAACATTGCACAAAATTGCCCAATGTTCGCAAAGCAGTCCGACAACCACTGCCTGGCTATCCTGTTACAGGCGCAGACGATCATGCAAAAGCCTGGCAGCACCAACAACAAGTACAACAGGAATTGTCAGGATCAACTACTCCTATTCCGTTGCCAGTCTCTAGTGCTGACCAAGTCACACAACATCACTTGAATGTGTGGCATCGTTGGTTCACAGATGAATCTAAAAAAATTGATCAGGCCCTGGCATATCAAGAGCTGGCGCATGAGTATCATTGGTTACACGAGCTTAATCAGGTTGTGCATATATGGGAAAGATTTTTAACTGAGTGGCCAAGAAGCACCTTTGCGCCTGAATACAGCGTGGAACTCAACCTCTGGCCTGAAACATCGGCTCATGGATTTCCAACTATCCCCAGTGTAGATCTAGAACCCTTTGTAGGTTGTCATAGTTTTCAACAAGCAGATTTGATATTGGATCAAGCAATTCACGGCAAATCAACCATGCAGAGTTTTCTAGACAACGATGATCCAAAACATTGGGACACCACCGGACACCATCTCAGTCACGGCGGGTGTAAATTAGTTACATCTACCAATCGTAGTGCTATGTATCAAAGCAACGAGTTTAAACAATGGATGGCCAATAATAATGTGGACTATCAGACTGTGCTAGGTGATTTTCCATTAGGGCAGATTAGAAACAAGGATCAAGCATTGTTGGATTTGATGGCTAGCCCTGCTTTCCGTATTGACAGCACAGATGTAGACTTTGAAATTGTACTTTAAATGAATAGAGAATCCAAGTATTATTGCAAGTGGGCCGATGCAGGGTTGGCCTTGCACAACCGAGGTGGCGCATTGTTATGCTGCCAGAGCAGAACATATTTGCAAGATGAGAATCAACAGCCAATCTACTGGCATACGCATACATTAAAAGATGCATGGGAAAGTCCAACCAGGCGCGAGATTCAAGACGCACTTGATAATGGTATTCAGCATCCCAGTTGTAATGCCTGCTGGGACGAAGAAAATGTTGGCGGCACCAGCAGACGAATGCATCATCTGCGTGATGATAACATTGTTGTTCCAGAAGATTCTACCACACCAATGTTGATGGATTTAAAGTTAGGTAACTTATGCAATTTAGCTTGTCGAACTTGTAATCCTGATGTCAGCAGTAAGTGGTACGCTGATTGGTGGCATGTGATTGATCAACATACCAACCAATTCAAAGACTATCGGCAATATCTAGACGCAAGGTATTTAACAGGCAAACTTAGTTATGCTGCTAACAATGAACAACTATGGTCTAGTTTAGCAGAGTGGTTTCCGCAAGTTCGATACGTGGACATCTATGGTGCCGAACCAATGATGATTGATAAATTGTTTGATGTGTTACAATCAAGTATTGACCAAGGCAATGCTGACAATCAAATATTGCATTTTAACTCCAATGGTACTATTTGGAATCAAGCACACATTGATATATTGAGTAAGTTTAAACAGGTGTATTTTGATGTCAGTGTTGATGGATTGTATGATCATTTTGACTACACCCGATACGGTGAATCATGGGCTACTATAAGTTCAAACATTGAAAAATATGACAACTTTAAAAAACAATACATGGGCAAACATAATGTGAGCATATGTATTACTGTGAGTATTTTAAACATGTACTATGTTGATGAAATATGGAAGTATTTTCAAGATCGGGGCTGGCATTGCCATTTCAATATTGCACACATGCCTAGACACGTGAATGTAAAAGCCATACCTGAGCATGCTAAAAAACAAATTGAAAATAAATTATCACAATATCAGGACAAAACATTTCAACGCAACGTAACGCCACTTATATCTTATATGAATGAGCCTATACTCAAGGATGGCGACTGGGAAGAGTTTATAAGAGTCACTAACGGACTAGATGCAAGACGTAAGCAAAAGTTTGCTTCTACATTCCCTGAATTTTATGATATTATCAAGAACGACTGGTCACAGGAGTGACATTTAGTGTCAGTCCCAGCAAACACGAATATCTAACTTGTTCGGTGCGATTCCATCCTTCGTGATAGGTATCATTGCCATTGGCATGAAACCAGCCGTCGCCAAACTCAGTTGACATTCTAAATGGGTTATCTCTTTGTGCCGATGTATAAAAATAAGAGCTTATATCAGGATTGTCAATGGTACTAAAATAAACCATTCCAGTTGCTACCAACAGTCTATAGTCCGTGTGCATTACATTTACAAAACCAGGCATGTCTTTGGTAAATTCACCATGAAAAATAGTTTTGCTACACATCTGATCAACGTTCATCATGTACTCAACATCAAATCCAGGAATGTTTTCAAACAGATGGTTTACAACTTGACGCTTGAGTTTATCTGAAGAGAAAAAATTAGAAATTTGCCATAATATCTTGCTGTGGGCACTGGGAGGACACACTTTAAATCTTACCGCAGTCCACTTATGATCCGGCCACATAGTGGTCTCCGCCGGCGGCACCCAATTTTCGTTTTCTAATTCAGCAATCACGTCCTCGGTACGATAGGGCAAATTAACCCGAAGTTGGAACACTCTAGGGTGAGGAGACGGAACAAACGTTAATGTGATATTGGAGGTCATATCATATTTACATGAGTTTAATACGGTAAAACAGTATTTGACTTTGTTCTAGAGCAAATGTATAATAGAAAAACAAGGAGTATTTTATGTCACAACCCAAAACTTTCAATGGCGATCAAAAGATCAAACTCGTACAAATTATCAACGAGGGCATGCAAGTCATGCATGAGATTGATACCTTACAAGGTGGTCTCAATGACACCATCAAAGCAGTAGCAGAAGAACTTGAAGTCAAACCTGCTATTCTCAAGAAGGCAGTCAAACTAGCACACAAAGCCAGCTTTGGTCAAGAGAAACAAGACCACGAAACACTAGAAACTATTTTGGAAACTGTGGGCAAAACACTCTAAATGTATTCTGTATTTCAACACTATTTCAAGTAATTATGAAAAAATTACTTATTGTAGGTGATAGTTTTTGTTCGCCCAATCAAGAAACCTGCAGTTGGCATAACCAACTTAACAACTACTATACTGTCACTAATCTAGGACAGAACGGTGTTGGCCAGTATAAAATACATCAACAATTAATGTCTGTTCCTGTTGAGCAGTACAATGGCGTTTTGATGTTGGTCACTAGTCCATATCGCATATATGTTGAATCAAATCCGTTTTATGATAACAAACATCAGACTCACTATAACTCTGATTTATTATATACCGATGTGCTTCATAAAAAACCAAGTCACAACAAAGATCATGTCATATGGTGGTTTGAAAAAATTTTTAATCTTGAGCAAGCCCGGTTTCAACAGTTGGTAACTATTAATTGGGACATACAATATCTAAAAAAACACAATAAGCCATGTTGTGTAATTAGTTTTTTTGATGAAATAGTGACAACAGATTTTCCACTTAAATCTTTACATCAAATCTGGAAAAAATATCCCGGAACAATTAATCACCTATCTGCACAAGGACATAACGCAGTATTTCAACAGTTGATAACATTATTGAATAACACAATTATCTAAAATATATCTAGCGGCGGCTTGGTGGGCTTCGGCGCCTGGATGACCATCAGTTGACAGACTAAACTGTTTTTCTTGACACCACGGTATAAATCCTTGTCCGTCAAAAAATATAAATTTTGACCAATCAATTATTTGAGACAATGATTTAATATACCCAGTATCATGTTCGAGTAACCAACTTTTATGAACTTCGTTGTTGTCAATAGTAAACAGATAAGGTATGTTGTTTGATTTGAGATATGACTGTGCAAGATATATTTCTTTGAGGGCGGTGCTTATTCCCGTGTACTCCCATTGCCCAGGTCCTTGATACCAGTTTTTAACAAATCCTGATTGCTCAGACCACGGGGTAAATTTTACCCATTGATCTTCTAACCAAAATTCAAATCGAGTGGTACTGACCCACATGACCAATACTGTATCGTTAGGAGAAAACCCAGTTGAAATTATTTTTCGAGCAATAGTAGTATTAGTGGCTTCTGCTTCGGCTAAACACAAATAGGATTTGTTTAATTTGTTTGCTATAATAGATGACCAAGCGTTGTTTATTCCGCCTGCACCTGCTCCGACAGTAATACTAGCACCGAATGATATAGTTCTATTAGATTGAAGCATGAAATACTTATATGATTATTTTTAACGAAATAAATATTATTAGGGTCGCTCACGTTACGAGCATGAATCACGGCTTACCGGCCACAAACGGAGACTATGAGTTATATTGACGCACTTTATGATCGTGAACACGATCGCATTCATGTTGTAGAACGCCGAGACGGCGTGAGGCGATACCAAGAGTATCCGGCCAACTACATCTTTTACTATGACGATGCTAGAGGCAAGTTCCAAAGCATTTACGGCACACCTGTTAGTCGCTTCAGCACACGTAACAACAAAGAGTTCCGCAAGGAAGTCAAAATGCACTCCAGCAAGCAATTGTATGAGAGTGATATCAATCCCATCTTTCGTTGCTTAGAAGAAAACTACAAAGACCAAGACGCTCCAGAACTCAATGTTGCATTTTTCGACATTGAGGTGGACTTTGATAAAGAGCGAGGTTTCTCGCCTGTGAGTGATCCGTTTAATCCTATCACTGCAATCTCAGTCTACCTAAACTGGTTGGATCAATTGGTCACACTGGCGGTGCCTCCCAAAGGTTTGACCTGGGAAACTGCACAAGAGCTTGTGAAGGACTTTGAAAACACACTACTGTTCGAACGAGAAGAGGACATGATCAAAACATTCCTTGACTTGATTGAGGATGCAGATGTGTTATCAGGATGGAACTCAGAGGGCTATGATATTCCATATACTGTGAATCGTTGCACTCGTGTGTTGAGCAAAGATGACACACGCAAGTTTTGCTTGTGGGGTCAACTGCCCAAGATGCGTATGTTTGAACGCTTTGGCAGTGAGAATCAAACATATGACTTGATTGGTCGTGTGCATATGGACTATATGCAACTGTATCGAAAGTACACATATGAAGAACGTCACTCATACAGTTTGGATGCCATTGGCGAATACGAACTTAATGAGCGTAAGACACAGTTTGAAGGCACCTTGGATCAGTTGTACAATCAACACTTTAAAAAGTTTATTGAATACAACCGTCAAGATACATTGTTGTTGCACAAGCTGGATCGCAAACTACAGTTCTTGGCTCTAGCAAGTGAACTGGCACATGCTAATACTGTGTTGCTCCAGACCACAATGGGTGCTGTGGCAGTGACTGAACAAGCCATTATCAATGAAGCCCATGAACGTGGCATGGTGGTACCCAATCGCAAGCAACGACTGACAGATGATGATACACAGGCCGCAGGTGCGTATGTAGCTTATCCTAAAAAGGGCTTGCATGATTGGATTGGATCAGTTGACATTAACAGTCTGTATCCTTCGGCCATTCGTGCCATGAACATGGGTCCAGAAACTGTGGTGGGGCAACTGCGTCCTATCATGACTGACCACTACATCAAAGAAAAGATGGCCAAGGGCGCAAGTTTTGCGGCTGCTTGGGAGGGCTTGTTTGGCAGCTTGGAATACACTGCCGTGATGGAACAGCAACGTGGCACAGAGATCACCATCGACTGGCAAGACGGCACAGAAAGCACACACTCGGCAGCAGAGATTTGGACTATCATGTTTGATTCAAACCAGCCCTGGATCATGAGTGCTAACGGTACTATTCTCACATACGAGAAGAAGGGTATCATTCCAGGCTTGTTGGAACGCTGGTACAGTGAGCGTAAAGAACTACAGGCCAAAAAGAAAACAGCCAAGGACAAAAAAGAAGAAGCGTTCTGGGACAAGCGACAACTGGTCAAAAAGATTAACTTGAACTCGTTGTATGGTGCTATTTTGAATTCAGGTTGCAGGTTTTTTGATCATAGAATTGGACAGAGTACCACGCTAACTGGACGTGCTATTGCCCGGCACATGGATGCACACATTAACGAGTGTATCACAGGCAAGTATGATCACACAGGCGAAGCTATCATCTATGGCGACACAGATTCCTGTTACTTTACTGCATGGCCGGTGCTGAAGAAGGAAGTAGAAGAAGGTCGCATGCAGTGGTCAAAGGAAACTGCCATTGCCTTGTATGACTCAGTTGCTGAACAAGTTAATGATAGTTTTCCAGGCTTTATGGAACAGGCATTTCACTGCCCAAGAGAGATGGGTGCGTTGATCGCGGCAGGCCGTGAACTGGTTGCGGATCGCGGATTGTTTATCACAAAGAAACGCTATGCTGTAAACATCATTGACCTTGAGGGCAAGCGACTGGATGTAGAGGGTAAGAAAGGCAAAACCAAGGCCATGGGCTTGGACTTGAAACGCAGTGACACACCCAAGGTTATTCAAGACTTCTTGTTGGAAATTCTAAATAGTACATTGCATGGCGCTGACAGAGATTCTATTGTGGCACGTATTCGTGAGTTCAAGTATGAGTTTATGGAAAGACCAGGTTGGGAGAAAGGTTCGCCCAAGCGTGTGAACAACTTGACCAAGTATGCGGCAGAAGAAGCCCGACTGGGCAAAGCCAACATGCCCGGACACGTCAGAGCCGCAATGAACTGGAATCAAATGCGTAGAATGAATTCGGACAACTATAGTATGCAGATTGTGGATGGTATGAAAACTATTGTGTGTAAACTCAAGTCAAATGCTCTTGGGTGGACCAGCATTGGTTATCCTACAGATGAGCAGAGATTGCCCACTTGGTTTACCGAACTACCATTTGATGACGGACTGATGGAAGCAACTGTTGTGGATCAAAAGGTTGACAACTTGCTGGGTGTGTTGGAATGGGACTTGGCGGCAGCAACCAACACGGAAAATACATTTACCAGTTTATTTGCATTCGAATGAAACTCAGCGACATTGTTTATTATCGTAATCATCTAGACAGCGTTAACACAGATGCTGTCAAGTATAATGCCATGCGTGAACTAGATGCCATGCGGCATGTGGTTGATCATGGTGGAGTTAAGATTGGCAATTACGCTGATCTAATCCATGACAAATATAGTTCAGCTGTGAGTGCTGTTGCTGAAATGACTGCAGTCATGCATAATCTACGTGACGAGCTTGATTTGCTAATTGAGCACCATACCGCAGAATACATGTCTGAGAGTACCAGAATGTACGAACAAGATATGTGTTGGGAAACCAACGATTATATCCTTGGACGTAAACTGCATATTGATGATGATAGTAACATAGTGTTGCGTAGCAGGCTAAGAAATTACACTGACTGGCGGGTACCAGGCTTGATTATTCGTCCAGCACGTGAAACGTTTATTGAAGATCTTGTGCCCTTGGATCCATTGTACATTGTTGACCATCACATGGATCTTATCACACCCAGCATGTCGGGATTCAATGAAGTTTACAAATCTAGGTTACGCCCGTATGTAATCAGCGAAGAAGATAAACACATGCTTGGATGCTTACCAGATGGACAGTTTGGATTTGTGTTTGCCTACAACTTTTTCAATTACAAACCATATGAATTACTACAACGCTATCTGCAAGAGCTGTATCTAAAGATGCGACCAGGCGGCGCAGTAATTTTAACATTTAATGACTGTGATCGAGGACATGGAGTGGCATTGGTGGAATCTAATTTCATGTGCTACACCCCCAAGCACAAGGTCATTAACTATGCCGAATCTCTTGGGTTTGATCTCAGTCATGATCATACCGGACTCGGTGATATCAGCTGGTTAGAATTCCGCAAGCCTGGAGAGATAACCAGCCTGCGAAGCGCACAACCTTTGGCAAAAATTATTTCGAAATAGCTTGCTAAATCTAAATAAACCCTGTATACTTAAACACTTAGGAGAAAATTATGAAAGACTGTCTATTAGACTTGGTACAACACACACACGATCTTGGTTGCATTGACCTTGTGAAGATTGTGGGCGACGAGAACACTACACAAATTGAGGGCTTGGCGGAAGACCTGAGCGTGGTAGTCAAGGGCGAGTACAAAAATCCAGTACCTGATTTTGTTGGCACGTTTGGTATGCCTAACTTGAACAAACTCAAAACACTTTTGAGCTTGCAAGAGTACAAGGAAGATGCCAAACTTACTATCACACGTAAAACACCCACAGAGCCAGATGGCATTGACTTTGTGAACAAAACAGGCGACTTTAAAAACAACTATCGATTCATGACATCTGGTGTTGTGAGCGAGAAGTTAAAGACTGCAAAGATGAAACCGGTGACTTGGCACATTGAGTTTGAACCCACAGTTGCCAGTATCATGCGCTTGAAAATGCAAATGAGCGCCAACACAGAAGAGCCAAACTTCCAGGTCAAAACTGATGGCACAGACCTGAAGTTTTACTTTGGTGATCACTCTACACACGCTGGCAACTTTGTGTTTCAACCTGATATCACAGGACAGTTGAAACGTGCCTGGGCCTACCCTGCTAAACAATTTGCCAGCATCATGGACTTGACTGGCGACAAAACTGTTCGCATCAGTGATGATGGTGTTGCACAAATCACCGTGGACTCAGGTGTCGCTGTTTACAATTATCTCTTACCAGCACAAAGCAAGTGATGTCTGGAAAGCATATTCCAATTCAGCCTGATTTGATAACAGATCAATTTAGCATGGATTCACTTCCTCGGGGCTATCAGCGAACAAAACCAATTACAAATAAGTGTAAAGTTCCTTGGCTTGCGGCAGAAATTGGTGCTAACGGTCAAGTTACTATTTGTAAATGCTCTGCGTGGCTACCTATATCAGTTACAAGTATACTTGATATTGATAAGCTCGAAGATATATGGCAAACTCCCACATCTAAATTGATACAACAAGATGTGTTTGATCAAAAATTTACTTGGTGTGCTGTAGAAAATTGCGGAATCTTGCGTACCAAAATTTTTGATCTTCCTGAGCCTTACTGGTTAGGCATCAATATTGATTCAAGTTGTAATTTGGCATGTCCTAGTTGCAGAAGCGGCATGATTAATACTACTTCGGGTGCCGAGTTTGATGTTAAATCTAAAATTACCATGCACACCATGCAGTTGTTAGAAAATTTTGATCATCCCATAAGAATAGTTTTAACGTCGTGGGGAGATCCATTGGCCAGTTTAATCATGAGACCACTGATAATGAATTGGAAAATTAAGCCGACTCAATTTATTACTTTGTTTACAAATGGTCTGCTTATGAAAAAATTATTACCCAACAGCACCATAATACACAACATATCCAATTTATGGATCAGTGTAGATGCCGGCACCAAGGAGGTCTATGAAAATGTACGACGTCCAGGAAAGTTTGACGTACTGATAGAGAATCTAGATTGGGCTGCCAAAACTAGCTTGGCTAGTGGTAATGTTGTTTTAAAATTTACACTTAGTGATGGCAATGCACATGATATAGTAAATTTTGCTCAATTGTGTGCAAAATATAATTTTCGTGGAGACATTACTAATTTAGAAAATCGACAGACCTATTCAGATGATTTTGATAATCACGAAGTTTTTTATAACAAAAAACATCCACTGCACAATATTGCCATGTCACAACTTGAGGAAGTATCCCATATGTCTTGGGTAGATGTAAGACTTCCGGTGCCATTTAAAAAATATAATATCTAACATGATAAACCAAGACAACTTAACTGCCAAGCAGAATGACTATGCTGTATTTCTTCCGGCTATCTCTGGCTTCTACGCCACTTTTGTGGGCAAGCAACGTGATCCTGTAAATGGACCATATGTAGATCCTGCTAGGTTTCCGCAAGGGCTCACAGACATGGAACAAATGAACTGGCTCAACAGTTCTAAAGGCTTGTTCCCATACAAATGGTCACTGTATTCTGGTGGTCATGCCAACTTGGACTTGAACAAGCCGGACTGGTCCGAGGACATGGTTCGTAATCGAGATCCCAACACAATCATGCTAGGCGACTCTGGTGGATTCCAGATTGCCAAGGGCTTGTGGGAAGGTGACTGGAAAGCCAACTCAGGCTGTGCCAAAGCACAAAAGAAGCGTGAGTCTGTGTTAACTTGGTTGGATACCATCAGCAACTATGGCATGGGACTTGATATCCCCACCTGGGTTATTCATGACAAGAAAGCGTCAGATGCTTGCCAGATCAAAACACTAGACGAAGCAGTTGCAGCCACCAAGTTCAACAATGAATACTTTATCAAACACCGCAAAGGTAAAGATCAAGGTGGTGCACGTTTCTTGAATGTGCTACAGGGCGATAACCATACGTCAGCAGAAGAATGGTATCAGCAAATGAAACACTTCTGTGATCCTGCTGTGTATCCAGATCGTCACTTTGATGGTTGGGGCATGGGCGGACAGAACATGTGCGATGTACACCTGGTGCTCAAGCGACTGGTGGCATTACGCTACGACAATCTACTACAAGAAGGGCGCCATGATTGGATGCACTTCTTGGGAACCTCCAAACTGGAGTGGGCCGTTTTATTAACTGTAATCCAGAGAGCCGTAAGAAAATATGTCAACCCACAATTCACTATCTCGTTTGACTGCGCCAGTCCGTTCCTTGCCACAGCCAACGGGCAAGTGTATTTTGAAAATGTCTACGAACACGACTCCAAATGGTCGTATCGCATGGCTCCTTCAGCCGATGACAAAAAATACTCCACAGACATCCGTAAGTGGAGTGATGGAGTAGTAGCCGACGGAGTTTATCCACGTTGGGAAGACAGTCCGTTGAGCAACTTGTTCAAGATGAAAGATATCTGTATCTACAAACCAGGTGACCTTAACAAAATTGGCAAAGAAGGCAAAACATCTTGGGATTCATTCTCGTATGCTTTGCTTATGGGACATAATGTTTGGATGCACTTGACTGCTGTGCAAGAAGCCAACAGACGTTTTGATGCAGGATCTCGTCCTGCCATGATGCAACGTCAAGGTGGTGACTATGCCAAGTTTGAGGACATTGTGGAAGCAATCTTTGCGGCACCAGATCGAGACACTGCTGAAGCTATAATTGAACAGTATGATACCTATTGGATGGAGATTGTGGGCACACGTGGCTTCAAAGGCAAAAAGGCCAAGAATGCTCGCACACAGTTCAAAGCATTGTTCACGTTTGAAGAACCAGAAGTTGACATAGAACTCAATGACAGTGTACAATTAGATATGTCAGCATTGGATAAACTTGAACAGGAACAGCTATGAACAGAGAAGGTCACGAAAACATCGACTTGTTTATTGGTGAGGAAGTAGAACACACTCCTGCACATGGACAAAAGACATTGTTTGTGGTAGGGCTACAAGATACCAATAAAATTTTAGATATACTTACAAATCATCGAGCATATCTTGACCCAGACAAACACCTAACTCATGTGTACTTTGGTGCCAACATGAGCTTTCCACATCTCTTGGTAAATGACTACAGATGGCAGGACTGGGAAAACATGATTACACCAATACTCGATGCCGGATATATGTGTACACTAGACATTGATATTGCGTGTGTGGAAGGTCTGGCAGAAGGTGCATTATGCGAGTACAATAACTTTATTCCCGTGGTCTCGGCTAAAATTCCTTATATCCGTCTACTCAACTATAATGCAACCCTAAAGATTGATGACAAAGACTTTGATGCTACCAATCCTGGTGTATGGTGTCATAGCATACATACATTGCAAAATAGATCAAAATTTACCGCATGGTCTAAATACACAAAGGATGAAGTAATCAAATGACAAATAAAAGTTTTTGCCCGGCTCCGTGGAACAGTTTTTTTATCAATCCTGCAGGGGCAGTAGAAAATTGCTGTGTGAGCCAAAACAAATTAGGCAATATTAACGATGTGCCTGATATCAAGAAAATTATTTTTGCTGACAAGAACTTAAAAATTCAGCAAGACATGCTAGATGGAAAAACAATTGAGGGTTGCAAGTGGTGTCATGACACTACACACAGCTTACAAAAAAGATTTTTTGACATATTCAAAGATTCAGACACGAACCCATTGTACACCGCTCCTGGACAATTTGAACTGGGTTACATGGACCTTAGATGGCATAACACATGCAATCTAGCATGCATGTATTGTTCACCTACATTGAGTTCTACCTGGGCCGATGAGCTCAAGCAATATCATAAAATTGAACGGGACAACAAGTCAGACTTGATGACCTATGTGTTAGATAACATCCATACTCTCAAAGAATTATATTTGGCAGGCGGCGAACCGTTGATGTTAAAGGAAAACGAAATTGTATTAAGGGCCTTGTTAGACAAGAATCCTGATTGCCATGTGCTTATCAATACAAATCTAACACAGATTAAAAACAATAAAATATTTGAACTGGCAACCAGCATGGAACATTGCTCTTGGTTAGTAAGCATTGATGCTATTGAAGATAAATTTGAGTATATTCGATACCCAGCTGTGTGGTCTGAGTTTGCTGAAAACTTACAGACTCTTAAAGATCTAGTAGGTCCCAATCGTGTGGCATTTAACATGGTATGTATGAATGTAAATGCAGCCACTGTGTGGGACGCTGTGGACTATTTGCTGGATCAAGGGTTCTCTAACAAAACCATCACTATCGCATTGTATAATAATGGTACCTATCCTGGCCCATGGGATGTGAAATACCTAACTAACGATCTTAGAAAAGCCACACTAGCACGTATGGATCAAACCAAATACAAACACATGCTGGGATGGCAAAATATTTGGGATTACATTACCAATCTTGGTGACACCGAATACTTCAGAGAACTTGATGAGAGTACTTTGAAGAACCTAAATGTCCTAGATACCAGAAGAAAACTTGACAGCCGCCGGGTGTTTCCGTTAATATACACTAAACAAGGATGATGTATGAATCAAGAGCAACGAGATAAAATTGACAGAATTAAACAACATGCAGATAGAAAAATCTGGGTTACCTTCCGCAAAGAAGGCATCCACAAGTATCCTGCTGCCGCAACTGATCCTGCATTAGCCACAGGCGATGAGTATGACGTGAGTTTTCTTGGCGTACCTCATAGACACATCTTTCACTTCCGTGTATGGATTGATGTGTTTCACAACGATCGCGATATTGAATTTATTCAGTTCAAACGCTGGTTGGAGAAACTGTATGCTGGCGGAACACTGGAACTCAACTTTAAAAGTTGTGAAATGATCTCAGACGATCTGTACTTGCAGATTGCTCAAAGGTATCCTGACCGTGCGGTCTGGATTGAAGTGGCCGAGGATGGCGAGAACGGTGCTTTGATCAAATATGAAATTTCTCGCCCAAGTTTATCAATTGTAAATTAAAAGGAAAAGTATGGCCAAGCCTACAATCAAATCCAACCCACGTGTGACTGAGATCTACGAGGATCTCGAAAAGTACCTGGAGTTCTGCCAGGACTTTGGCTACCGCTACAATGAGGCGGACTTGTATAACTTCAAGAGTTATGCATTCCAGCAGTTCAACAAGTGGGCTCAGGGCAAGAACGCCAAGAACATGTGGTGGGAAGATGCTCGACGTTTTGCGGGATATCGCCCGGCATGATCCATGTGTTCTTTGTGCCTGGAATGTTTGGATCTACAATTGAGTACATTGTAAGATCATATAGCAATGAACTAACCCCAGTTGATGGTAAAATTCTTGCTGATGGGTCTATGCACTCATTTAGTAAATATGCACATTTTACAGACATTGAACGTATCAGTGATTTTTTTGAATCTAATAGAGTTGTTGAAGTAACTACGCCAATATACCCTTTTAAACAACAACACTTACCTGAGATACTAGAATACTTTAACAAGTACAACATTGTCGACAATCCTTGCATTCTTATTCATGCAACAGATGTTAAGGCAGCCGAGTTGAATATGTTATTTCAATATCATAAAATTTCGTCTGGCTTGGGACTTGGACTAGACATTTTTTGTAACGGCAACGAACATAACATCACAGCTTGGAATCCCAATTATACCCATTGGTCGCAAATGCACACATGGCAGCTACGTGAATGGATCAGTTTATTCTATGTTCCGTGGTGCCAGGAGTGGATTGACTCCCTTAAGTGTGTTGATGGTAGATTTTTAACAGTAAAAAATACAGATTTTTTATTTGATACTGTAGCTACGTCTAATAAGATTTTTGATCACTGCAAACTAACCCAAAAATCTAGGCTTGATGATTTTTTGTTAGGCTGGCAAAAGGCACAACAATACATTGTTGATGAGTTTATGTTGTTAGATCGTATTGTGGAATGTTCTATTATCAATCAACCACTAGAGTGGCAACCGATTAATATCATAGCAGAAGCTATTGTTCAGCAAAGACTCCGAGCAAAAGGTTATGAGATTCGGTGTGATGGGCTTGACAAATTTCCAACTGATGCTATAATGTTTAATACACTACTAGAGAAGGTAAAAAAATGAGAAAACTATACTACATGGGCTTGGAAAGTTACGAAGCCCGCTACACACTACAACTAACAGAGTGGAACCGACGTGTGTTTGACCGCAGAGGTCTTGACGTTGTGTATGTTCCTGGAACCACTATTGACAACAGCCAAGCTATTTCGGTAGGTCAAGTGCTGGATGCACATGGACGCAGTTATTTCAGCATGAGCCAGATGATGAACTTGGTTCAACTGATGAAGAACGGAGAGGTTACAAGTGCGGATGTTATCTACTTTGAAGACATGTTTCAACCTGGCATCGAGAGTTTACCTTACATCCTTAATCAGGTTCCTACTGATCAACGTCCTCGTGTGTATGTGCGCTGTCTTGCTCAGTCCATTGATCCTGATGACTTCGTACATGTATGGGGTATGGCAAAATGGATGGGACTATACGAACAAATGGTTAATGAGTTCGTGGACGGAGTTCTCGCCACAAACGAAGAGATGGTTGCTCATATGCGTATTGCTGGATGGCGTGCTCCTATATACAATATTAGTGGTCTAGCATTTGGCAAGTCAGAAGTACTAGAACGTATTAGTGGTGCAGAGAATATCCGGCCTTTTAATCAGCGTCCGCGTCGTGTGGGATTTGCCGCAAGATTTGACCAAGAGAAACAGCCTGGTTTCTTTATGGACTTGATTGAGATGTATGGCGAACTTACTACTGAACCTTGTGAATTTGCAATATACAGTGGTGGACCTTTACGAAGCAACAACTCAGAGTATGTTGAACGTGCTCGGCAGATGGAGGCAGAAGGCAAACTCAAAATCTACGACAACATAGGCAAGAATGAATACTATGATCATCTTAACAATACTCGTGTGCTGTTTAATTGTGCTTTGCAGGACTGGGTCTCAAACACAGTTTCAGAAGCGGACACTCTTGGTTGTAATGTGTTATATCCTGCTTATCGCAGTTTTCCAGAAACCTTTGCCAACGATCCCAACCGCTTATATGTACCCTGGAGCATAGATGACGCTTATCACAAGATGCAAAACTTGTTACGTGATCCGCATCACAACATGGGTTTGATTAGCGACTGGAATAATGGTACCATTGACCGTGTGATTGATATCATGCAAGGACAAGGAGAGCAATGGAACCGTGCAGGTAATCGTTATCGTGATCATACTGCTCACGAAAAGTATCAAGTTATAAAGATTGAAGAATGAGTAAAATTATTGTTACAGGTGCTGCCGGTTACATAGGCGGTCAAATTAGTATAGCCTTGCGTGATGCAGGTTACCAAGTTATTGGCATTGACCTCGTGCCTGCGCCGGCACACTTGGTAACACAGTTTACTAGATTTCATCAAACTGACTTTGCCAGCGATACTGCATTGCAAACTATTCTAGAACATCGGCCAGATGCTATCATACATTGTGCTGGAACCAGTTTGGTTGGCCCAAGCATTGACAATCCGCAAGAATACTACAACAACAATGTGGTCAAAACATTGAAGTTGTTAGATCTAGTGGTCAATAAATTATCCAGTACCAGATTCATATTCAGTTCAAGTGCGGCTGTGTATGGTGTTCCGTTTATGACCCCGTGCCATGAAGTAGACCCATGCGATCCTATTAGTCCATATGGCGAAAGCAAGCTAATGATTGAGCAAGCAATGGCCAGTTATCGCCGAGCATATGATCTAAATTATGTTGCATTCCGGTATTTCAATGCCTGTGGTGCCGATAGTAGTCGTAGACACGGTCAAGCGCCGGGTGCCACACACATTATTGCCAGAGTACTCGAAAGTATCAAGAATGATCAAGAGTTTACACTCAATGGTATAGACTATCCAACTAGAGATGGCACGTGCATTCGAGATTACGTCCACGTGGAAGATATTGCTTGTGCGCATGTGCTGGCACTTGATAACAAAATTCCATCAGGTGTTTACAATCTTGGCAGCAACACTGGTGTTAGCAACCGAGAGATTATCACAGCCGCAGAAGCTGTTACCAGTAAAACTGTCAACGTCGTAACTGGTCCTGCTCGTGCGGGTGATCCTCCAGTGCTGACCGCCGAACCAGGTAAATTTACCGAAGTAGCTGGAGAGTGGAAAAGGTACACTCTTACTGATACAATCCAACACGCATGGAACTGGTACAATGTTTGACAAGATCCTGCAGTTTGAACAAGCTCTAGCAGAGTTTACCGGTGCGCCATATGCAATCATGACCGATTGTTGTACGCATGCCATTGAGATGTGTTTGCGATACGAGCAAGTTAAACATTGTAAGATGCAACCTTACACATACTTGAGCATACCAATGACTATGCACAAGTTGGGCATTGAATATGAATATCTTGATCATGCCTGGCAACGTTGGGTCGGAGAATATCCCATACTCGAAACACGTATTTGGGACAGTGCTCGCAGACTCGAACAAGATATGTATCGTCCAGACACACTGACCTGCTTGAGTTTTGGACATGGCAAGCCCTTACACATTGGTCGTGGTGGTGCTATCTTGTTAGACGATGTTGAAGCATACGATACCATGTTGGCTCAGCGTTACGACGGCAGAGATTTAACCATCGAGCCCTGGGAATCACAACAAGTATTCCGAGTTGGGTATCACTATAAACCCACTATAGAAGAAGCTCAACAAGGACTTGCATTACTAGAAGGCGTCAAGACAAATCGGCCAAAGCCAATCCCAGTAGATTATCCAGATCTACGTAAAATTAAAATTATACCTTGACATCTCGATCTAAATACATTACAATAGCACAAAGACATCCACGTCATTAACTCGGAGAAACAAATTGACAAAAAACTTTATACCTGACACAATTATCCATTCGGACTCAAAAAACAAATTTATCCCCCACGCTCATCAAAGCGCAATTGAAAAAGCCAGCGAGAACATGAGCGACAAGGGCTATGAAGAAGAAAAGTATCTTGGAAACTATCTTCGCGCAAAAATGCAACGTGACGGCAAAAGATTCTGGGCAGGCGATAACATTAGTGAATATGTTAACGACCATAACAAAGAGCAACTGATCGACGAAGCCACAGAAGCATTTGAACTAGTGCTTGATCGATTGTTAATTGATCGTGAGAACGATCCAAACTCGCATGGCACAGCACGGCGACTGGCCAAGATGTACTTTAACGAAATTATGGAAGGCAGATATGAACCAGGACCTGACGCCACAGCGTTCCCAAATGATTCGGCGGATCGCTATGAGGGTATGCTTGTTGTACGTAGTGAGTTGCGGTCTATGTGTAGTCATCATCACCAACCTGTGGCTGGCGTTGCTTATATTGGCATTATTGCCGCTAATACTCTTATTGGTCTTAGTAAGTATACTCGAATCGCTCAATGGTGTGCCCGTCGAGGAACTCTCCAGGAGGAACTTTGTAACGACATTGCCCGTGAGATTAGTAAGGCTACTGACTCCGAAAACGTAGCAGTGTACATTCAGGCCACTCACGGTTGCTGTGAGAATCGAGGTATTATGGCACATAGTTCGTTGACACAGACTACTGTGTTAAAAGGTGCATTTAAGACTGATCCGTCAGTGAAGAAAGAGTTCTTTGACAACATTAAATTACAACAGGAGTTTGCCCCAAGGTAATCTAATTTAAATGAAGAATATTTTGTACATTGGCCCGAGCTGGGCGTTTAGAAGTTATGACACGGTTGAGGGGTCCGAATCTAACTACACTAACTTGTTGCAGGAACTTAATCTTGATGCAGTAAATTTATCACAACGTGGCTGGAGCAACATGCAGTGTCTAGATTGCATAAACAGTTATAAATCTTCGTTTGATGCCATACTGTGGGTCTACTGCGAACCTATTCTAGATGTACTGCACGAAAACAAAAAGGAGTTGATAGAATCTCCTAATTTTTGGGATCTAAGAAATAACATCAATTCTGATACGCTTGACATGATTAATCGGCTAAATTGTCCGGTTGGACTTATTGGCGGCCATAGTGATATAGTTGATTGTGACCACTATAACAATATTACTGTGATCCATCCAAGTTGGCAGAAATTTTTAACCAGTCAGGTTGGTATTGATCTTGAGCACGGATGGGGAGCTGAGGTTGCGCATCGGTATGCCATGTACGAATTTAAAAATTCTCGTCCCAACAAAGATATGATCAATAAAACCGCTGATACTCTTAGAGTGTGGACACAATTGGAACTGTTAGGTGTCTGGCGAGGAGTGCATCCTAACAAAAAAGGCAATCAATTATTTGCAAAAGAAATAGCAAATAACATACAATCGTTTGTTAGCAATCTTTAAGAGTTGCTTCTATTCCTATTCACAACATTACTTAATTAATTAAACTATGAGATACGAAACATTAGAAGAGGCAGCGGCCGCAGGTGCCGCACCATGGTCAGATGAGGCCACAGAACACTCAGACTATCATGTGGCAGTATTCCGTGATGCTTACCCAGTTACAATAGGACACTTGCTATTTGTGCCACGTTGGAACAAGAATGTGATCATTGAAGAAGCAATGAAATATGCTTTCCGTTTTGGATATGAAAAAGTAGTAACTGGCGAATGGGAAGCCTACAATGTAGGCGTCAACTGCGGCGAGGCCGCAGGCCAGACTGTGATGTATCCGCATGTGCATTTGATTCCACGCAAGGTAGGTGACTGCTCCAATCCCATTGGCGGTGTTCGAGGCGTTATACACGGACAAGCTAATTATAAAGCCAGTGGTTACACCAAACCAGCATAAGTAATGATCTCAGCGGCCTTTAGAGCATTCATCCCGCTATATAAATTCTGCAAGCCTATGCTAAAATTTAACATAGGAGAATAATAATGGCAATATCATCAACTCAGGATCTAATTAATCACATGGAGCAAAATCTTCCGTATCGCGGGCCTGTACAATACAAATTTACCAGTACCAAAGAGTACATTGACGCATTTCCGTGTGCCTACCGACAGTGGAGAGCCGATAGTCATTGTAACTTGAATCATGGTTACTCGTTTAGTATGAAGTTTTACTTTGGTACCAACGACCTTGATGTTCGCAACTGGGCCGCTGACTATGGCGGTCTTAAAGAACTTAAAAAGATTTTAGAAGATCAGTTTGATCACACAACCTTGGTCAGTGCCGACGATCCAGAACTCGAGTTCTATAAAGAGATGGAACGTCGCAAACTGGCCAAACTCACAATCTTGCCCAGAGTAGGATGTGAATCACTTGCTGACATGCTGTACAAGTATGTGAACGGTGTTTACATTCCAGACTTTTGGGGCGAGGGTGAAGCACAACGCCTGTGGTGCTACCGAGTGGAAGTACGTGAAACACAAGCAAACATGGCTTTTAGAGAAGGCCATAGAGAATGGAATGAGGACTTATTTGCATGAGCACACCAGAATTTGATATTGCAATCTTGTTGCCCACTCGTGGGCGATCCGACTCGCTAGAACGCAGTGTAAAAAGCGTGATTGAACTGGCATCGGATGCCAGTCGAGTTCAACTTATGTTTGGATTTGACAATGACGATGAGATTGGCACCAAGCACTTTGAAGAAGAGTTGCAACCTTGGCTAGATGCACAAGAGATTAACTATACTGCTATGAGTTTTGCTCCGTTGGGATACATTCGACTCAATGAATATGTTAATGAGCTTGCACGTAATAGCGACGCACGTTGGTTGGTATTTTGGAATGATGATGCTGTGATGGAAACCCAAGATTGGGACAAAGAAATCATGAAGCACGAGGGTGAGTTTAAACTACTTGCATTCCACACGCATCATGATCATCCATACAGTATCTTTCCCATTGTTCCTCGCAAGTGGTTAGACTTGTTGGGCTATCTGAGCCCGCATCAAATTAGTGATGCATGGCTAAGCCAACAGGCATACATGTTGGATATTTGGGAACGTATCGAAGTAGATGTGTTGCACGATCGTCATGATCTTACCGGCAACAACAACGATGAAACATTCCAGAATCGTCCCATGTTAGAAGGCAATCCCAAAGATTCAAGAGACTTTCATAGTGTACAACAAATGGCATTACGCCATAATGACTGTGCCAAGATTGCCACCTACTTGCAAAACGAACGTGGGCATGACATGAGCTTCTTTGCCAACATATTCAACGGCACTCAAGACCCGTGGGAGAAACTGGCCAAGAACGATGTAAACAAACAAATGGTGCAGTTTAAGAATCCGCACACACACTTTCAGGAAACAAAAGATGTCGCAAAGCCTTGAAGAACGTATCAAACGTTATTGGAACACACAACCGTGTAATATCAAACACGGTACCAGCGATGTTGGCACGCCTGCTTTCTTCCGAGAAGTAAGCGAGCGACGCTATCGTGTGGAGCCACACATTGCTGAGTTTGCAGGATTCCACCTGTGGGCTGGTAAACGTGTGTTGGAAATTGGTTGCGGTATTGGATCTGATGCCGAGGAGTTTGCCAAGCACGGTGCAGAGTATGTGGGCATTGACCTAAGCGATCAAAGTATCGCATTGAGCAAACAACGTTTTGAAACACTAGGCCTCGAAGGTGAGTTTTACAATGTAGATGCAACTGATGCTTACGCATTGGCTACGTTAGGTGAGTTTGATCTTGTGTACAGTTATGGTGTGATACATCACTTTCCGGGCATTAACAAAATTATTGACAATGTACATGAGGTAGTCAAGCATGGTGGTGAATTCCGCTACATGGTATATGCCAAGAACTCCTGGAAGTATGCCATGATCCAGAAAGGTCTTGATCAATTTGAAGCACAAGCAGGTTGTCCATATGCACAAGCATTCTCCAAGGATGAAATTCATCAGATGATGAACAGTGACAATGGTTGGTATGTTGAACGTCTGCGTCAAGATCATTGTTTCATGTACAACGTAGATGCATACAAAGCAGGACGTTACGAACTAGAACCTTGGTTTGAAGCCATGACAGATTCACATCGCCAGGCAGTACGTGAATATCTAGGTTGGCATTTGTTAGTTAAGGCTCGCAAAGTTTGAGTAGACTATTTGCATTTGGTTGTAGTTTCACCCACTATAGATGGAGCACCTGGGCTGACATCTTGGCAGTACACTACGACGAATATCAAAATTGGGGACAAAGTGGCGGGGGCAATCAGTTTATCTTCAATTCCGTCATGGAAGCAGATCAACGTCATAAGTTTGGTCCAGGTGACACAGTCATAGTGTGTTGGACCAACATCATGCGAGAAGATCGTTATACCACAGGATGGCAAACTCATGGAAACATTACCACTTGTAAATTCTATGACGATGCTTATGTTCGAAAATATGTAACTGAGCGTGGTAGTTTGATTCGAGACTTGGCATGTATTAAATCTACCCAGTCTTTTTTGCAAAACATCCCCGGAGTAAAATTTGAATTCTTAAGCATGTGCCCATTGGTGTACCCTGATCAATACGATCCTAATCATTCTATGAGTGAGCCCGATATTCAAGAGTTATATAGCTCTGTTCTAAATACTATCAAACCCAGTTACTATGAAACTGTACTTGCCGAAGATAGAAACAATGGTTGGAAGTTGCACAACTGGGGCACCGGATTAAAAGATCCGCACCCTACACCAGTGGAGCACTTGGCCTATCTGGATTGGGTTTTGCCAGGTTGGGTGACAAACACAGATATTCGTGTTAAAGTAGTAGAAGAGACAGAAGATCCCAACATCATACACAAATTTTTAAAACGACCAGAGATTACGAGATTATAATATGAAACTCAAAGTATCAGAACTATTTTATTCCGCACAAGGCGAAGGACGATTTATTGGCGTTCCGTCAGTGTTCTTAAGAACATTTGGTTGCAACTTTACTTGTGCTGGATTTGGTTGCAAGCCTGGAGAGAAGTCAACCGAAGCAGACGAAGTTGCTAAGTCTGTACACTTGTACAAAACATTTGAGGAACTACCACTAGTGAACACTGGGTGTGACAGCTATGCCAGTTGGCACCCAGACTTTAAAGAACTCAGTCCCACATACGAGATTGATGCATTGGTAGACAAGATGCTAGACTTGATCCCGGATCGCAAGTGGACCAATCGCACAGGCAATGACACACATCTTGTGATCACAGGTGGCGAGCCGTTGTTGGGTTGGCAACGCACATATCAAGACTTGTTTGATCATGATCACATGCGTGGTATCAAGAATGTCACCTTTGAAACCAATGGCACTCAAAAACTACAGTCTAAATTTAAAACATATCTCAACGAGTGGCTGGCTGGACACAATGAACTTACATTTAGCGTGAGCCCTAAACTGAGTGCCAGCGGTGAAGTATGGGACGAGGCCATCAAGCCTGAGGTTGTGGCAGAATATCAAGAGGTAGGCACAGTGTATCTTAAGTTTGTGATTGACAGTGAAGTACACTTTGAAGAAGTGGATCGTGCTGTGACTGCGTATCGTGCGGCAGGATTTACAGGCGTGGTGTATGTGATGCCACAAGGTGGTGTTGTTGCACCATACGCAGAGAATCGTGTGAACGTTGCAGACTGGGCATTAGCACGTGGTTATTATTATACTCCAAGGTTGCACGTTGATCTTTGGGGCAATGGCTGGGGCAAATGATGGGAATATTTGATAGATTTTTAAAACCCAAGAAGGTAGAGAAGCCTATAGAGGTAGCACCCAAGGTGTCTGTGCCCAAGGCCAAGGTTCCTGAAAAAACTGCCAAGCAAATTGCTACCGAAGCAGGTGAGCCTTATGTGGCTGTGTTAGGAATGGACGTAGATCTTGACAATTTGCATCAAGGTGCATTCGAACTTGACTGGAACGAAATCTTTGTTGCTAGACTAATCAAGGCAGGCTATCAAGGCAAGGTTGATGCTGACATTGTGGATCAATGGTTCCAGAATGTATGCAGACATGTTGTGATGGAAACATGGGAACAAGAACAAGCAATCAAGAACTCGGGTATCTGGGTACAGAGTAAAGATATTGGCAATGGCAGGAGTGAAGTATCATGATTTTCAATCACATTAAAGAATTAAAACTACAAGGTAAAAAGATTGGCATTACCTTCAGCACATTTGATATGCTACACGCAGGTCATGTGGCTATGTTAAGTGAAGCAAGGAATCATTGTGATTATCTAATATGCGGATTACAAACTGATCCAACTATTGATAGGCCTGATACTAAAAATCATCCTATTCAAAGCATAGTAGAACGACAAATTCAACTTGCGGCTTGTCGTTATGTTGATGAAGTTGTAGTTTATCAAACTGAACAAGACTTGATTGACCTGTTGTTAATACTTCCATTGGATGTGCGCATTTTAGGCACAGAGTATGAGGACAAGAACTTTACCGGACGTAATGAGGGTGCTGGTCGCGGTATACAGGTGATATTTAATAGACGTGATCATTCGTTTAGTTCTAGCAGTTTGCGCAAGCGAGTTGCAGAAGCAGAAAAAATCAAAGCACTCAAACAAGAATGATTTTGTATGTCAACGGCGATAGTCACGCTGCTGCGGCCGAAGCAGTAAATCCACACGCCTGGGCACAGGATGACGGATTGTTTTATGGTCTAGGACGACAACCGCATCCTGACAACGAACGTGCAAGTTTTGGATGTGAATTAGCCAACTGGTTAAATGCTGTGCTGTACTTGGATGCCCAAGCAGGGTGTTCAAACACACGCATCATACGTACCACACGTGAGTGGATCAAATCTAACCCTGATGCAGTAAAAGATTGTTTTATGGTCATCCAATGGACTACCTGGGAACGAGAAGAGTGGTGGTATAAAGGTCACGACTTTCAAGTTAATGCATCGGGAATTGATGATATTCCAGAAGCTTTACAACAACGCTACAAACAATTTGTTGTTGATGTTGATTGGAAAAAATGTAGACAACGTGCCCACAATGAAATTTGGGAATTTCACCGAGAGCTAGAGGCACAGGAAATACGGCACGTGATGTTTAACGGCAACAACCATTTTGATGGAATTGCAGACCAAAAGCCCTGGGGCTCTAGCTACATGCACCCGTATGCCGCCGAAATGACCTACAATTCGGTTTTGAGAAGTAACGGATTCAAAACGGTCAATCCGGATAGTTGGCATTTTGGGCCAGATGCCCATTGCTATTGGGCGGAATATGTGTTACAATACATTAAACGCAACCAACTATTGAGTCCAAATGAAATACCTACTTATTGACACAGCCAACATGTTTTTCCGAGCACGTCACGGTGCCCACAGAGCCAGTGATACTTGGACTAAACTGGGGTTTGCATTACACGTCACAATGATGGCTGCCAACAAGGTAGCCAAGCGTTTTCAAGCAGATCACGTTATCTTCGCACTGGAAGGTCGTAGCTGGCGCAAGGACTACTATGAGCCCTATAAGAAAAACCGTGCTGTGGCACGTGGTAAGATGACCGAAGACGAAGCAGAAGAAGACAAGCTGTTTTGGGAAACTTATGACAATCTGACTAAATACTTGTCAGACAGAACCAATTGCAGTGTTATTCGTTGCGCAACAGCCGAAGCAGATGACATTATTGCACGTTGGATTTCATTACACCCCCAAGACGATCATGTGGTAGTTAGTTCAGACACAGACTTTGTGCAACTGGTTGCTCCCAATGTCACACAATACAATGGTATCACAGACGAACTGATCACACTGGAGGGTATATTTGATGCCAAGGGTAAGCCTGTTACAGATAAAAAAACTAAACAACCAAAAACCATCCCGGATCCGGCCTGGCTACTATTTGAGAAGTGCATGCGTGGCGACACCTCCGACAATGTCTTCTCTGCTTATCCGGGAGTACGTGAAAAAGGGACAAAGAATAAAGTTGGTCTCCGTGAGGCCTTTGCCGACAGAGACAAGCGAGGATATTCTTGGAACAACATGATGCTTCAACGCTGGACCGACCATAACGGCGAAGAGCACAGAGTGTTAGACGACTATGAACGTAACTGTACATTGATCGATCTCAACGCACAACCGGATGCGGTCAAGGCAACTGTAGATGCCGCAATCCGTGAACAACTTAGTCACAAAGATGTGGGCATGGTAGGCGCACACTTCATGAAGTTTTGTGGCAGGTACGAGCTGACCAAGCTGAGTGACCAAGCTGATACAATCAGTCGTTGGCTCAATGAAACATACAAAGGAGTATTAAATGATACACGCCAAACCAGTAGTTGATAACGAATATTGGATCTTGAAAAAAGATGACCAAAAGATTGGTAACATCCAGGCAGTTAACGATGGATATCAAATCACAATTGAGAACAAGGTTGGATTATACAAGACCATTCCCATGTTGCGTAAACGTGAGAATGTGGAATTTGAGCCAGCTGAAAAAGTAACCAAGCCTGCGGCAGACCTAGTACATGGCTATAGTACTGGATGCAGAACATACAACCCCATCTGGGATGTGAAACACAAGCTACCCTTGTTTACTAAAAATAACAAAAGCAAATCGTGGTTTGCAGCCGGATGGTACATGGTCAAGCAACATCGCAACTGGAAACCTATTCATAACCCTAAACTCATTGTACTTGAACGCTATAAGTATCAAGGTCCGTTCCACTCTAAAGATGAAGCAAGTGTTCAACATACCAACATGTCTACCCAAGCAACTATATGAGCTTGCACATTAATCGATTTGTTGACAGTATCAAAGCACATGAGTCTAGGGGGCAAAAAGATTTTACTATGCCGCTCAAAGATGCCAAAGATCTACACGCAGATATTACCAAATTGTTGTTGGTGCTAGAACAACTACGACAACCAAATGGTAAAACTGATGAAAAAATTCAGGTGGAAATCACCGGTGGCACATTTTAAACTACTCAGTTTTCTAGGTAAATAGTACTAGGAGTTTAATGATGAGTAGACCAAAACCCAGTGTGCTAATCGAGCACACAAACAAACAATCTTACAAGACTGAGCAAGTGCTAGCGTCGGAAGGAGTATGGGCAGTTTTCTACGATAACACTCCCATTAACCTCAAAACATCAAACATGCTCACACAGTATCCTGGCCCAAAGTACAAGAAGGTCAGTTTCTCCAATCCTGGACATGCCATTAACTTGGCTCGCAAACTCAACACGCAGTTTAAAACTGACAAGTTCAGTGTGGTGCTGTTGACTCAGGGGGCTCGTGTGTTCCCCAATGCTCAATAAGATCGCATTAACTCAGCAGTTGATTGAACAACTTCGCAGTGATATAGCACTCACACTTGACGAAGCCATGCAAGAGTGGTGGAAGAATCCCGACAAAGATGCAGGCCTACGGTTAACCGCCGAAGGCTTTTTTGTTTTTGATTCGTTAAAAATTGAGCATTATGAGTTTGATGTGCCACCTAGTATGCCTGCAATACCAGGAAGGTTATTAACTCTGGACAGAAAACTCACCTGTCCATATTATATTTTTCTTGGCAAGAAACCAAAGTTATTATTATTTGGTAGTAAAGAAGCTACAATGTATTCATTATATGGGGATATTGACAAGTTCATTAAAGGCATTGCACGTGGATGACTGACATAAACTTTTCCGGATTATGGCGGGTTAATCTAGTAGAGCATACTGATAATCAAACAAGTAGTAACATAATTGATGAAGTATATTTTAAATTTCGTGGAGAGGCATTACTATTCATGAAAATCTATAATGAACCCATCCCCGAATCTGGTAATTATACCGTATATGCAGGCCCATATAAAGTACCCTAATCGATAATCCCCGATAATATTATCGATAATCCCACTATAATTAACTATAATCCACTATAATTCAGCATGTTGTTTTTGTACAACATGTGGATTTTAGTTGACCAGAAATGCCCGATTTGCTATAATACTTGTATGGAACTTAAAAAGCAATCACGTAAAAAGCGCACCGATCGTACACATATCATTTATATGTTGCAAAGCGGTGCCGACTTCTACATTGGTGTTACTGCCAAGACTGAAAGCACTGTTAACAAGAGTGCTCAAGTGCGTTTTAACAAACACGTATATCGCTCACGTTCAGAAGACAAATCCTGGGCACTATATGAGTGCATGCGTGAGCGTGGTGTTGACACATTTAACTTGGTGGTTGTGGATGTTGTGCGTGGCAAAACCGACGCTCACAAATTAGAGCGTGAATTGATCCGTGAGCACAAACCCAATTTGAACACAGATGTGCGTGGTGTTGTTTAATTACAACACTGCATTTTGGTTGACCAATAATTGCCGATTTGCTATAATATGAACATAGTAAGAAATAAGGAGCCCGAAATGAAAGTTACTTTTACCCCTGTAAACGGTCGAACAATGTTGATCCCTGCAGTGGCACTGAAAACCTATCAGGCCAAGCACAATGCGGTTGCGTTTCTTCAAGCCAACGGTAGCATCTATGCATCAAGTTCAACACCTGGTGTTGATAAAGCCCGTAATACAATTCTCCGTGCCAATCGCAAGATTGAGCGTGAAGGTTGGTACTCCCAAGCAATTTAAATTTGGTTGACCAATAATTGCCGATTTGCTATAATATGAACATAGTAAGAAATAAGGAGCCACAAATGACAGAATTTACATCTTGGGAAGACATGACAGAATTGGAACAAGCCCAGGCCACTTACTGGGATATGCACAAGGATGCATATGGCTTCCGTCCACGTGGTGTTGACACCTCTAGCTGGACTCTTGAGCAGTTTCAGGAAGAGTTTGTGATCTTGGGTCAAGCTATTGACCGTGAAGAGACTGCCCGTAAGGCGGCAGAGTCCAAGGCGGTTGAGTTGTTTGAACGCCGTGTTGCTGAATTGATCAGTACCGGTGCTAAAGACTCGGAAATGGCCATGCGTTGGATTCACGAAGCCGAAGAGACTAACGGCGACAACGATTACCTGGCCTGGATTCTGGGCTTGCCCTATCAATACTTCCGCAAAGCGGCTTAAGGAGAAAACTATGTTAGCAGAACACACACAATCTGGTTATTACGATCAACGTCACGGCGGCCCTTACGATCGTGGAGTTGCTGACAGCTATTACGGTCGTGACTATATGCCGCATTACTTTGTGAGAGACACTCACCGCAGTCCTAGAATTGATATGGCGCAAATGACACCGGCAGAGATTGTGGCATACACCGCAGGCTATCGCAACAACGAAGCCACCGGCGACAAAAAGGAGTGGTAAAATGACCATGCCAGCAGGACGATATTACATTGGTGACTTGTGCTATGTCATGCACCCAGAATGGGATGAGGCATGTGCTATGTTCTTTCCACCTCGGCACGAAGGTCGTGGTGTTGAAGGTGAGTTTACATTAAAAGACGGTCGTCGTTTTGCCAGCTTTGGCACAGCCTGGGGTGACGGCACATACAACAGCAACATTGGTACCGAACACATGGTGGACTCGGGATCTATTGGTTGTATCCAAGTTGAAGACATACGCGACCCCACTTACGATGACATTGAAAGTCTGGGAGCCATTGTAGAATTTGCACAACCATTTGAAGTTAGAAAGGTAAGCCTAGGCCTACTCAGGTTTGGGCATGTGGATATTGAAACGGACGCTGACTATGACAAAGAATATTACTAAGTTGGTTGACAACGGCAAAGTGGCTGTGCTATACTCGCCAGGGTTCGGTGCAGGCTGGTCGACTTGGAACAAGGAAGTGCCAGAACTTGTGTTTGATCCGGCCATTGTGACGTTTGTGGAAACTGAGCAGTGGGCTGAGATGGAAACTTATGTCACACTCAAGTATCCAGGTCTCTACACAGGTGGCATGAAAGACTTGGCTGTGGCCTGGTTGCCCGAGGGCACTGAGTTTCGGATTGGAGAATACGACGGTGCAGAAAACATTGAAATAAAAGATAACACTGATTGGATAACAGCATGAAACGAGCAGACTTTAGCCGACTGGCCTGGACCTCTTACAGATACGAGGCCCTTGCACCCGAGATCACAGACTTCACAGAAGCTCGGGCTGTGATTGCCTACATCAAGTCCCTGTTATGAAGGTGATTGTAAACTCCGCCGAGACTGTGGTGCTTCCCTGGGAAGAAGGCCTGCTGGAATGGTTGCAGGAACGCTATCCTTATAGTCGGTATCAGGTGGTAGAGATCCGTCAAATGGGTTGACTATAAATAGTTTTCCTTGTACAATAAAACAATGCGCCTATAGCTCAGTTGGTCAGAGCAGAGGACTCATAATCCTTTGGTCCAAGGTTCAAGTCCTTGTGGGCGCACCAATTAATTCTAAATGTTAAACTTTACCAAAACTTTAAAACTATATGTGTTCAAAGAGCAAAAGCGGGTTGACCTCTCTATAAGAGTTAGCGACACCTATGCTCAAGGGTATCACATGACCACAGATCAGATGGCCGACATGCTGGCCAACTGGAACAAAGAAACAGGATTCAATGCCGAAGTTAACGGACACAACTGGTTGGTAATTAACAAACATCATGCACCGCGACCCAACTGCGAACCTGCTAGCTATGTTAGATTTTCAGTATCAAGACTGGGTAATAGTCAACACTTTAGATTGAGTCCATCAGATATGTATGAGTTAGAAAAAGATTTTTTCTATCAGATGAACAACCGGATGCATTGGGATTAAATTGTCTGGCCATAGTATAATGGATAATACAGCGGCCTTCTAAGCCGTCAATCTAGGTTCGATTCCTAGTGGCCGGACCATGCCCTGTTAAATAACAGACACTAGGAGAACAGTATGGCTTCATATATCACAGCAGTAAAAGCGGCATTGGAAAAAAAGCATGCCGCACAACATCCTGATGCAAAACCTGCTAAAGGTTCCAAGTCAGTTAAGAAAGCAACAGCGCCACAGCCTGTGGGCAAACCTGTTAAAAAGGTCACTGGCAGGGGCGGTTAATGCACAAGCGAGTGTGGTGAAATAGGTAGACACAAGAGACTTAAAATCTCTCGCTTTAAAAGGCGTACCGGTTCAATTCCGGTCACTCGTACCATTTTTATATCATGACCAAAGTAAACAGCAGTCCCGAGCGCCATACCTTCCAACTTGAGAGTGCAAAAGAGCGAGCCAAACAAGATGGCAAAGAAGTTCCAGAAATTTATATTAACATGTGGAAAACAGCTAAAGAACAAGCTGAAGCTAATATAGTAGATCCTGAATGGCAAAAAGACAACATGGAATACGACCTGCGTAGCACCAAGTGGATCTGTGACAAAGTTAAAAGCAATGCCTCTTATGCTCAAAACTTGTATGCGGCCATGTGCAACATGCAGTTTGTAAAGAACAAAGTATGGCCATTGATCCGGGATCAGCGGTGGAGTGCCAGTTGGCGCCATGCAGGAGGCATTGTGGCAGACATGCGCGAACAAGGTGACTATATTGATTGGTATTGTTCAGGAATACAAGGTGAACCCGATGAACAATGGGTGAACCTAGGACATGTGCCAGAGGGCACAGTTACTGACGAAATACGAGCAGACCTATTTCGACTAGGCTGGATTCCAAAAGAATGGGACAATGACAGTCACAATTGATCTAGCAGAGCATGCTGTTGTATGTGGTTGTACAACAACTCGGCCCATTCAACATGTGCTAGAGGTCCAACGTGATCATATTTGGTGTGTGGATGTCCACGAGCAGTGGTCCATTGAAACATGCTAAAATCAGGATCTGTCTGATTTATAAAAGTATTATTCCACGGATATGTGGTGATATTGTCCATTTTTACAATATTCCAACTACGGATGTCATTCCACTTTTTTAACCAATTTGGACAGCCATGAAAAAACAAGTGCGGAATTTTTAACAGTTCAAGTTCACAATGTAAATTAAAAACTTGATTGTACCAATAGTGTGTCATGGCAGCAATATACATACCGTTGTATTTGACATTTTTTCTAAATTTAGCAAGCCTCTCAGGGTTCAGTTTATGTGCATCTGTTGCGGTTAATTTGTATGTTTCAACAGATTTTCCCACACCGTTAAGGAACCATGTTTCGCGGTCAACTTCAGTCCAACCAATGATTATCATGTCTGGGTATTGATTTTTTTCTTTGCACTGTGCCAGGTAACGATGTACCCTTCTCATGATTTCATCATTGGCACATCCAGATTCGGCTAAGTTTACAAATTCATGTCCTAGTTTTTCTGACAAGATTTTTGGAAAACTTTCCTGCGCAGGGTTTTCTAATTCTTCCCCGTATGTGTGACTATCACCATCAAAATAAATCATATGTTGTCCTTGCTGTATGTAATTATGCTGTGATTAGAGGTTGACAATAATTCGAAGATATGTTTAAATACAAGTTAAGACTGTATGAAGTAGACAGAAAAGGATTCAAGACCCGGGGGCAGTTCCCGGCAGGTCCACCATAAGCACATTGGCGTAGTACGAGTACTCTAAAACTTGACTGCGAAAATCTTAGTTCTAGTGTGTTTTTGATGGGCCTGACATAGATATCGATTGGGTCAAGAGTACGGAAATGGACAGTCCGGCAATGTAGAAGCCGTTAGGACAGGGGTCTCCCGGTCGGAGAAGCAAAACACGTAAATGCAAACGACGAACAGTTCGCTTTGGCTGCCTGAACTCAGCCTAGGGTAGGAAATACCTCGTAACAGAAACCACCAAAAAAAGGGCATTTTTGTGCCCTTTTTCTTTGACTTATTAGTATAAACGCTATATACTAGTTGATATTCATTTTACAAGGAAAAATAATGACAACAACAATTACAATCAAAGACAAAGCAGTAAACGCTACCTATCAAAACATCACTGGATTAACAGGTGGTGCAGGAGTTGAGGCCGCATTTGATGTTACAAAAACCAACGGCGTATATTCCGTTGTATTAGACAGCCTTGCCGCAAGTGCAGGTCGCGGCTATGTAGCAGGTGATACAATCACTCTTGCTGGAACAGCATTAGGCGGCACGGTAGCCAACAACTTGATCGTTACAGTGGCCACTGTTGGCACACTAGGTAAAGTTGCCACATTCGGCGTAGTGGGTACAGGTCGTGCAGGTGATGGCACCGTTGACGTTGTTGTAGATGTCACTGGTACCGCAGGTGTTGACACTTACACCATGGGCGGTGCAAGCACAGAGTTCACCACAACTAAAACTGCCGCTAAGGTTACCTTGGCAAGTACTCTAGTTTCTAACATGGAATTCAATCTTGCTGACCATGAGCGTGTGGTGTTCACTGACAAGGCCGTTGCTTATGATGCCGCAGGCCGTGCCGGCGATGTATACGCATTGTTGGCAGCCGCACTTGGCACAGCTGACGTAACCAACGCATACAAAGGCATTGGTATACACCTTGCTGATTCAGGATGGACCAACAAAGAACTAGCAACAGCATTATTGGCCACAGACACTTACAAAACAGATGCTGGTGGTGTCAGTAATGAAACATTTATCAAGCATGTTTACAAAAACGTATTTGGTACAGATGCTACATTGACCCAGGTTACCGATTACACAGCTTGGATGACTAGTAGCAATTTGAGCCAAGCAGATGTTTTAGTAGCCGCAAGTGAGTTGGCAGCTTTTGAAACCACAATTGGATTAGTAGGGTTAGCAACAACAGGAATTGAGTACACTCCGTTTGTTGCATAAAATGTAAACAAAAGTATTACATTTATAAAAACCCGCACTAAGCGGGTTTTTTATTGGAGGTTGACGCAATATTCGCAATTTGCTACAATAGAAACAAGTTAAGAAACAAGGTGTTCTTAACAGAATCCTTCTAAAGTGAAGGGACTTGCAAAAACAAGTTGACTAGATATTGACATTGTGCTATACTAGAGACTAGTTAGAAATTAACTAGATGTTCTTTAAAAAGTTAAGTTTTTCTTGTAGTAGCCCGCAAGGGTTGCTATATTAAAATGTATTAAAGGTTACCTACACCGTTAGGGATCTAAGGCGAGGACAGTGGGGCCGCCCACGCTCAATCTAGGTCTATGAAACCGGGCAGAAATGTCCAGAAAAGCGGCGGAGCATGTAGGCAGTAATGACCGTGCAGGCCTATACAAGACGGTTGTATAGGTAGACATAGATGCACAATGGTTCCTTTAGTATTTTTTAATATAGTAGATTTTGGTCTGTTCGTATAGAGGTTATTACTGTGGATTGTCTATCCACTTACGGGAGTTCGATTCTCCCACAGACCGCCAAGTTTTGAGAGCCACATCGCCTGGATACTTCCTTTGGTAACGAAGCACTAGGTCCTGCAACCGTGGCTCTCCCTTATTTGCTCGATTCGTCTATCGGTTAGGACATCTGGTTTTCATCCAGGCAAGAGCGGTTCGACTCCGCTATCGAGTACCATACATGGAGATGCCGCCGCAATGGTGTGGCAGGGGACTGTAACTCCTCCGACTTCGGTCACGATAGGTTCGATCCCTATCATCTCCACCAGAACGTTCCGGGTGTCTCCGGATACTGTGACCCGCAGGATGAGAAGTAGTGTGACAACTACGGGTGGTAGTCTTTAAACCCAAAGGCCGCTAGCAATGCGAGAACGGTCCCTGTCGGGAAGCGGGTGGAAGGTACTTATAGGGGGTATGATAGCGTCATATCTTCCTGTACTATAATTACCGCCGGGGGATGCAGAGCATATTGAAGCACATTAAAGATAGGGTCGTAGCGGTTCATTGAACCTTAGTACATGCCAAGGTAGTTAGTGTGTTTCAATATGTTTTTATAGTCAAGCATCGATAAAGGTATCGTGACGGGACGCTGTCACTATTCGGGCCTAACTGTGCGAGGAACAGGTCCTGACATAACTGCCATTCGCTTGTCAGTGCTAGCTACATTGTTGACAAATCGGCATCTCTCGGTGCTTGACTATAAAAATATGCACAGGTGGCAGAGTGGTCAAATGCAACGGATTGCAAATCCGTAAAATCGTGAGTTCAAATCTCACCCTGTGTTCCAAAGGTTAAATATCAGTATGAATAAAGATACATTTTGCATAATGCCCTGGGTTGGCATGAGCATTGGAAATGCTGGGCAACTTACACCATGTTGTGCCTACGATGAAAGTGCTGTCTCGGCACCAGACAAACAATCTCATCATATTAAAAATTTTAAAACATGGAAGATTTCTAAATTAGACTCTGTCAGACAAGAATTACTAGCCGGGGTTAAACATTCGGGATGCCATCGCTGTTGGGAAGTTGAAGAGACTGCTACTAAAAACACGTTTAGCGAAAGGCAGTTATATAACAAACATTTTGGAGGCAATCTTGATCAATTTGATACAGCCGTAGTTGATCAACTTGAACACCTGTCTATTGCGTTTGGAAACACTTGCAATCTTCGTTGCAACATGTGCGGACCATACAGTAGTTCCAGTTGGAATACTGAAATTAAACAAAATTTTTCAATTTTACATAATTTTAAATACCCAACTGTTGATAGTAAGTTTCTTTGGTACGAATCACAAGATTTTAAAAACCTAACTCCTTCCTTGATTTCAAATCTAAGATACGTAAGATTAATTGGCGGAGAGCCGTTGTTTACCCCAGAAGCAATTACTTTTTTAGAGCAATTGTCTCCGGCGGTGTATCTTAACATTGTGACCAACGCAACTCTTCTCAAAGATAATGTTTACGAACTGTTATCAAAATTTAAACAAATAGATGTTATGGTCAGTGTCGAAGGAATTGGAGACCATAATGACTATGTGAGATATGGCAGTAAGTGGGGAAACATCAATACAAATATTCAAAAGTTAAACACTCTACCCAATATGAGTTTTTTTAATATTGGGTACATTTTACAACATTACAGTTATTACACAATGATTCCAGTACTGCAATATTGTGTTGACCATGCGTATATTCTACGAGTGCAAACAGTAACATGGCACGATTACCTTGAAATAAACACTCTCACGCCTGCACAGGTCAATGAGTTATTACAACAGATTGAAACATTCGTTGCTGATAATGCTATATTGACCAAGATTGTGAAAGGACAAGATCCCCCAATCTATATCACACATCTGAATTCTGCAATAGATTATATAAAAGCAGTTCTTACAGATCAGTATGCGTTCAATGAAAACACCCGATCTAAGTTTTTTGAGTTTACTCAATCAATAGACTCCGTTCGAAAAATAACATTTGACCAGGCTTTTCTAAATAAGTAATACCTATGGCTGAAAAAATAACATGCTCCATGGTTAATCATGGATTGGGAATAACATGGCAAGGTGTTTTAACACCTTGCTGTCAATGGTACCCCGAAGGTGACCAGTCTCTTGAATACCGATGGGATCAATATCAAGGGTACAATGACAATGTACGCACTGCAATTCTTAAAGATTTTGATCAAGGAATTCGCCATGTTGGATGCGTAAAATGTTTCCGAGAAGAAGATCTTGGATATACTTCGTTGAGACAAAGAGCCAACGAATTGCATCCAGAAACTCACACTACTCCGAGTGTAGATAATCCCATCTACAACTTTGAAATACGCCTGGGTAATCACTGCAATTTAAGATGCATCATGTGCGGCACTTATGCCAGCAGTGCATGGCATCAGGAACGTGGCCAAAACCCTGAGGCATTTGATCGCATCAATATGATACACCAGCACCCACAACCAGACAAGTGGTGGGAAAATCCTGCATACATTGAATTTTTAACTGAAAAACTCAAGGATGCTGTGAGTATTGACATCAGCGGCGGCGAACCCTTTCCACTGCCAAGCACTTGGAAAATATTAGATATTTTGATTGCCAGTAATAACACCGATGTGAGATTGCAATTTAATACCAATCTCACTCGTGTACCGCCGGTTCTCGTGGACAAGTTAAAATTATTTACAAATGTATGGATCAGCGTGAGCCTCGAAGGTGTGGGGGCTATGAATGATTATCTAAGATACCCTAGCCGCTGGGAGGAAATTTCTGCAAATATGATTCTCCTTCAAGAGGCATTACCAGGGGCAGTGAGAAACATCAATCACACCTTGCAACACGCAAGTGTGTACAGTTTACCGGCGTTGGTAGATTATGCTAAAAGTCGTGAAGTAGATTTAAGAATAACCACGGTGTCTGGTACACCTTGTTTGACCATGGAATCAGCACCTCCTCAAGACTTAAAACGTCTTGTAGACTGGATAGAAACTGTAGATTGGTTGCGGAGGCCGGAGTCGGTTCGTCTTGGACAGATATATCCATATAATCTATGGGGAGAAGAGTTATACAATATAATTACAGGGCTAGGAAAAACCACTGTGTTTGACCAAAAGCTCTATGATGATTACCGACAATATGTTAAACTGCTTGACAGCATGCGTGGCACTGACTACGACGCTGTGTTCAAACCTAGTGCTGTTTGATAACAATGTGTCAAAAATTCTTTGACTGAGAGCCCAACTGCTGGGGAACTATAAATCCAATGGCCGCTGAGCGGACGAAAGTTGCGGCAGACTGCTAGTCACAGTCATACATGCTGTTGGAAGGATGCTGGTGTAGAAATACAGCAGGAACCTTTAAACACACAGCAGTATTGTTATCAAATAAGTATTACCGCGGGGTACGTCAGTGGTAGACTATCGGGCTCATAACCCGAAAGACGGAGGTTCGAGTCCTTCCCCCGCAACCAATTTTACCATTTGTGGTTGACACACAATCATAAATAAACTATAATAGAGACTAATATGAAAAAACATAACTATTCACTGCAAACAAAATCCATGTTTACCCAGGTATCAGCCTGGTCACATGCGAACGGTCGCGTGAATAGCATTCCAGGAGACTCAGGGTCTGTGTAAAGTACAATTGTATTCTACCCAAAGGACCCTGGAACTAAACACTCCAGGGTTTTTCATTTAGTGCTCAAGGAAACGAGGTCCTGTTAAAGCACTTTAAAAAATAAACAAACGGGCGGCCTGTAGGATAGAGTCTCTTGTGTGAGATGAAAAATTACAGCGTATTAAAGCATTCTTTAAGAACAGGCAGCCTAAGTATTTTAGAGTGCTTTGATACACACATTCTAAAGAGTGTGTTGAGTATCCATAGTGTAATGGCAGCATCGCGGTCTCCAAAACCGTCAGTCTAGGTTCAAGTCCTAGTGGGTACGCCAGTCATGGGCTGTTGGTATAGATGGGAACACAGTAGCTTTGCAAGCTTCAATCCCCGGTTCGATCCCGGGACGGTCCACCAAATAATGTTACGGAAACAACTGAATGAACGATCTAATTTTAATTGCACTTAAAGATGAAGCACCTGACATGAGTTATAGTATGAAGGTGTTTTACACTGGCGTAGGCAAGGTCAATGCCGCAATGACAGCGGCAGAATGTATTGCAAAGTACAATCCCAAACGTGTTATAAACTTTGGTACTGCAGGTGGAGTTACTGTTAAGTCAGGATTTCACCAAGTGTCAAAGTTTGTACAACGTGATATGATGTGCTGTGAGTTAGGTAGTCTACCAGGTCAAACACCATTTGAAGATGAAATCATCATTGACACAGGTAATGGATTAACGTGTAGCACAGGTGATAACTTTGTTACTGATAGTAATCTATTGATACCTGCTGATGTAGTAGATATGGAAGCATATGCCATTGCTAAGGTATGTAAGAAACATAACATAGAGTTTTTGTGTTATAAGTTTGTAAGTGATGGTGCAAATAGTGATTCATTAAATGACTGGCGTACAACTGTCAGTCAAGGTCAAGTACACTATCTTAACAAACTAAAAGAGTTAAACATCCCATTGGTGTAATGAATTAAGTTGACACAGAGATGTGTCTGCTATATAATAGCATGTCGAGAGCGGGCAGGACGGTAATGCAGCAGATTGCTAATCTGTAGACTGTGTATAACGGTCACTGGGTTCGACTCCCAGGCTCTCGGCCATATCAATCAATTCCCCAATAGCTCAGTCGGTAGAGTAGCAGACTGTTAATCTGTTGGTCCGTGGTTCGAGCCCACGTTGGGGAGCCAAACAAGCCCTTATAGCTCAGCTGGTAGAGCAACTGATTTGTAATCAGTAGGTCCCGTGTTCGAATCATGGTGGGGGCACCATTTCAGCTTCATAGCTCAGTTGGTTAGAGCACCGTGTTGATAACGCGGGGGTCCTGTGTTCGAGTCACAGTGAAGCTACCAAGTTTTTAAAAGGAGAGTCCAAATGGACAGTGATAAGAGTGGGAAGATTTGTGGGACGTTAGCTCAGTTGGTAGAGCAGTAGACTTTTAATCTATTGGTCATTGGTTCGAATCCAATACGTCCTACCATATAAAAACACATTGACACAGTGTGTTTCTATATGGTGCTTGTCGTCAAGTGGTTAAGACCTCGGATTGTGATTCCGATATACGTGGGTTCGAATCCCATCATGCACCCCATGGTTTTAAGTCTCAAACTCAGATAAGTAATTTTATCATGTATAATACAATTCATAAAGTTAAAACTGAAATTAGTGGCAAGATCCTAGAGCAGCCTAGTCTAGCTATAATAATAGATCCTTGGTCACCCGAAGATTGTAAATCTACAATTGACCAATTATATAAACGAATAATATCATTTTTAGACAACAATCAAAATATTAAAACAGTTGTCTTAGCCGCATACGATTGTAACTCAGAAAAAATATCAGCATCTAATATATGGTATAAAAATTACAATGATTTTATTAAGAACAATTCAACCAGAATAATCAGAGATTTAGTTCAGGTACACCGGCTATTCTTACAAGTCAAGCAAAGTGAACCCTTAGGTTTTATCATTAATGGTAGTGTAATTTTTGTCCATCGTACAATCGATCCGTTGATTTTAAATTACAGTAACCATGACAAATTTCAAATTGCCATAGAGTGGGGCTGGGAATTAACATATTATCTGTCACAAAATACTCACATAAAAAATGTTTACGTATTAGGGTCGGCATGGAGTGTCTGTGTTAAAGAACGTCCGTTAGGATACGAAGCACTTGGTGAATTTAAAAATATTAATGTACTGACTAACACTGACTGTGTCGACGACCGGCAAATTGACCACCGTCACAATCCAGTTAACTTAGACAACGATTCCCAATGGCAAAAGGTAAAAAATAAAATATATAAAAATAAAATATATTTGTTAAAAAATTCTACAATAACACAATAGCCTTGTTAGAAAATTCCAGGATGAGTAGCATAATGGTAGTGCGCCTCCTTCATACGGAGTCCGGTGGTAGTTCGACTCTACTCTCATCCACCAGATAGTTTTGTTGGAGATTCGCCAAGTTGGTCAAGGCATCGGATTTTGATTCCGACATGCATAGGTTCGAATCCTATATCTCCTGCCACATATCGGTCTTTAACTCAATTGGATAGAGTGCCAGTCTTCGAAACTGGAAGTTGGGAGTTCGAATCTCTCAGGACCGGCCAGTTTTTACTAATGTATAATATTAGTCTATAAATATTTCTATGAAAAAAGCACTTATACTTGGATGCAGTCACGCCGCTGGTTCAGAAATGAATACAGAGCCAGATGTGGATTTACTAAATTATGGCAAAGAACATTACGGATACTTTATGAGTTATCCAGTTCAACTGGCCCAATTACTAGGATACCATCCAATGAATCATGCCATCCCCGGCGGATCAAACGATGCAATATTTAGGATATTTGAAACTTATTGTAATCCTTACAAAGAACGAGTAAAGCCCGATGTTGTGATTGCTTGCTGGACTGGTGGCGAACGTACCGAAATCTGGGACTACGAAGAAGGTGAATGGATTGGCCTTGCTGGTGGTAAAATCAATTTTTCAAAAGTTATTCCAGACAAAATAATGCTAGAAGGCCAAGCTACAGGAGAACCTGTTGACAACCATAACGATATAGTTGCATATCAAAAACAATGGATTACTCATCATGCTGATCGCTGGTGGGGTCGTATGAACAAGTTAAAAAATATACTGGCATTGAATACCATGGCAGCACAAAAAAATATTCCTGTTATCAACCTGGACAGTTTTGGTGCAGTACAAGAATATGATTTTCCTGATTCGGTGTATCGACCACTGGGACAAACTGAGTTTTGTAACTGGGCTGTGGATCGTGGATTTAACAATACCAAGTCAGGACATTATTTTTTGTCAGCTCACAAGAGCTTTGCAAATTTTATTGCCAAAAAGGTTGATCCAAAATATCATGCTGATAACATTGGCAAGGAATCAGAATAATGCGGGGTTCGTATAGTGGTAATACCTTAGCCTTCCAAGCTAAAGCGAGGGGTTCGATTCCCCTACCCCGCTCCATTGGTGCAGTCTAATGAGTGAATTCTACTGCTCATCTCCGTGGCATGGAGGATTCTTTTGCTACGACGAACAAAGTGTTTGCTGTGGACATGCTCCGGTTAAGATGTCTAGTCCTAAACAATTTCTAGCAAGCGAGCATGTGAAAATTGTCAAGCAAGGATTATTATCAGGCAATCTAACAGAAAGTTGTCAACGATGTAAAACTACCGAAGAACAAGGTGGAAAAAGCCTTAGGCAAATTTTTCTTCGTTCTCATGAACTGAACGGAATTGAGTTTTCTCGAGATATCGATACACCAAGTCGTCCACAGGCAATCGAAGTCAGACTGAGTAATTTGTGCAATTTTCGATGCAGGATTTGCAAGCCCAATTGGAGTAGTTTGATTGATCGAGAAGTACATGACAATCCTGCACTTAAAAAATGGCACATTGATTCAGATCTTGGACACAGGTCTAATGACGAAGAATTCATTGATGACATTGTAGAACTAATTCCTGATCTCAAATGGATCAACTTCACCGGTGGCGAACCAATGATTATCCCGGGCATGTTGAAAATTACCAACGCTATTGTCGAACAAGGGCATGGCAAGGATATTACATTACAAGTCACTACAAATGTCAGCACTATAAATCCAAGAATAGTCGAGTGCTTTTCGCAATTTAAATATGTACAACTCACCCTCAGCATAGATGGGGTGGATGCAGTGGCCGAGTACACTCGAGATGGCACCAACTGGCCGCGCATGTTAGAAAATTTAGAATTTTACGGTCGTATGAGACTTGATAACAATCGGATCGGCATTAACACAAATATAGCCCTCAGTGCGTATAACATACTGGACGTCAACAAGGTGATTGCATTTGTATGTGATTACAGAAAAAAGTATCAGACCAGTTTAGACATGATTGTGGTCGAAGGCATGCTACATCCGTCGGTTCTCAGCGGCGTTGCTCGTAAACAAGCAATAGACTCTATTGATAAATCATTACCCATACTTAAATCAGTTGGTCTAGATCAACATGATGTAGCAACTGTGCATTCGCAATTGGTTAGTGTTAAACATATTTTAGAAACTAACGCACCAGAAGAACAAAGTTGGCAGACATTTAAAGAGTACACTATTGATTTAGATCAGGCTCGCTCACAAAATTTTAGTTCAGTATTTGGATTTGATTTATAACATTATTGCCTGGATAGCTCAGGGGTAGAGCGTCTCCTTTACACGGAGAGGGTCCGCGGTTCGAAACCGTGTCCAGGTACCACACACAAGCTCGGTATGGTGAAATGGTATCACTGAACGTTTGGGACGTTCGAGCGTAGGTTCGATTCCTGCTACCGAGACCACAATTAGGAAGATGATGCAGTGGGGTTGGTCCCGCGACTGGCCTTGAAAACCAGGTTCTCTTAACAGGGATGGGGTTCGACTCCTCCGTCTTCCGCCAATACCAGGATAGCTCAGTTGGTAGAGCGACAGACTGAAAATCTGTGCGTGGGCGGTTCAATTCCGTCTCCTGGTACCAAATTGATTGACACTATAGACGTTGTATGTTATTATAGTAGTTAAGCCCAGGTGGCGAAATTGGTAGACGCACCAGATTTAGGTTCTGGCGTAGAAATATGTGTCGGTTCGAGTCCGACCCTGGGCACCAATTTTGCAAACAAAAAAACGTGTAGGGGCAATCCCCCGGCTGGCTCTGTGCAGTGATGTACATCTAGCGGATCAGGTGTGTGGGTGAGAGGCCCATAACTGTTGCCGGTTCAAACTTATACGACGGCTCATTGAGCCCAATCGTGTTCGACAGCCACACGCCCTAGCGAAACCGGTTTGTTTGCATTTTTTTAACACAACTGTAATCTTAGCTTCAATAAATACCCATAGAAAGTAACGTATGAAAAAACTGGATCTAAACAAGGTCAAGCAGTTTATTGAAGCCCAGGGACCTGATACCAAAATCTATCTTGGCTGCGACAGTGAACGAATCAGAATCGACAATGTATGGCATGCTGACTATGTGTTGGCCATTGTGATACACATCAACGGTAACAATGGATGTAAACTGTTTGGTGAGGTGCATCGCGAACGTGTGTATGATCAAAAAGAATCCAAGCCTGCCATGCGACTCATGACCGAAGTATACAAAGTCAGTGAACTGTATCTTAAACTAGCCGAGGTGCTGGAAGGTCGCAATGTTGAAGTTCATTTGGATATCAGCCCCGACGAGATGCATGGATCTAGCTGTGTTATTTCACAAGCTATCGGCTATATCAAAGGCACTTGCAATGTCATGCCTTTTGTCAAACCTAATGCGTTTGCGGCTAGTTATGCTGCCGACAGATTTAAAAGCCTAAAAGCAGCATAATATAGATGCTAAAAGCATATTATCATAAATAACAATATTAGGAGAACTTATAATGCGTTATACAACCGTAATTTGGCAACCACCGATAACACCAGAGCAGTCAACTTTATGTCATGAAAAACTTGATGAACTGGCAGCTAGAGGAATTGAAACAACTTTAACTGAAACTGACGAAGGAACCCGCCAGGTATGTATACGTTCATGGCCAGAATTAGCAAATGCCGAAGAGTGGATTGATTTCACTCTAAATATTGGTTGCTCAAGTGCAAGTGTTGATCCTGTCTAATGACTGAGCATGTCAACTACTATAAAATAAAAACAACAAAAAAACTTATTGAGCTAGCCAATGATCACAGGAATAAATTGCTGTCTGAATTAGTGGACTATGCAACAGACCCTATGATTGTCAAAAGAAGGCTACGCATGTTATCTCAACTTTCACAGCTTGAATCACAACTTTTATCAAAAATACGATCATTTGAAACAACCGACGTAACTGATTTTAATTGCAGTCTTCAACTGCTTAGAGAAATCATGTGCGTCACTGACCGTGATTCTTAATGTCATTACCTCTACTGTCAGCAATAAATTCTGAGTACATTGGAAAAATTTTAGAATGGCGAAATATCGCGTATTCTCCAGTGGGCCTCTTACATAAAATCAATGGATTCAATGATTACAATTATCTATTAGATATCAACGCAATATTTTCTAATTCTCCGTTTGGTGACATTGTTGATCGCACACAGACTGTAACAAGTCCGTTTAAATTTGAAGTACAAAGACCTTGGAAAATTCCAGTCACATGTTTATCCTTTGAACAAGTTATGAAGAATCGTGTTGACCACTATTTACAACTTGATCAATTGTTAAATTTGTGCTGGAGCGGTGGGCACGATAGCACTAGTCTTGTTATTGCATTCTTAAGGCATACTCCTAATTTTAATCGGTTGAGAATTTTATATTCTCCACATAGTGTCTACGAAAATCAAGAGTTCTTTGAACTGCTACAAAAACAATATCCGCAGGTTGAATTGCTAAACATCAGCGGAGATGTATATTTGCAAACTCATTTTGACGGACACTTTGTTACCGGTCATGGCGGGGATGAATTTACTGCAAGCCTTGACGAGAGCTTTGTTACCAAGATTGGGATAGATGCACTGTACCAGCCCTGGAAGGATTATTTTTACAAAGTTAATCAAGATCAAAAATTTATTGATTTTTCAGAAAAATATTTTGCTCTGTCAGGTCGTACAATTAATACGCTTCTAGAAGCTAGATGGTGTTATTACAGTTTGGCAAAAAGCCAGATATATGCAATCGGCGATAATTCTTTCCTTATGAATCAATCATCCTATACACAACAGTGTGTGAGTGGATTTTTTGAGTGTGATGAATTTGAAAACTACATATACTATAACAATGATCTAATACTTGATGCCGGTCGCGGATACTTAGGGTACAAGCAGTTTCTTAAAGAATATATCTATCAATTTGATCAGAATGAAAACTACTATACCAACGTAGGAAAACAGAACAGCGGGCAGTTTGCAACATATACCGCCAAGAAGGTTCGGCTACTTGATAACAGGTGGATATTTAAATTAAGCGACAGCACTGTGATACGCACAAAAAATTTGCCATTCTTAAGTCGATTAGAATTTGATAAAGCACATGGAAACAGCCTTGACTACTTATTCAACTCGCCAGGTTAAATTCAATGCGCCTTGGCATGACTTGAAGCATACCTGGGTCGGATCTAGTTATTTGCCCGAGTTTTACGAACCAGTAAAAAACAGCAAGGTCAGAGACAGCCTGCAAAAGATTGCACGAGAAACAGAAGAAGATTATTCCAATCTTGTCGATACGTTGAGTAAGTTAGGGGTACATGTTCAGCGTCCTGTCATTGATACTACACTAACCATTATGGATTTTATTGATCCAAACTCAGGAAGGTTAACGTACCAATCTTCGGGCAGTTATACATTGATTCCAAAACCGCCAATGCAGCCTAGAGATTGTCAACTTATTGTTGGCAGCAATCTCATGTTAACCAATACTGATTCTAAATGGTTCAAGCCATTGGTTGATCAGCTGGCTCCCGACAGTCTTATAATTTCCCCAACAGAGTTCGATGCGCCAATGGCCACAGTGGTTGGTGATTGCATTATACTTGACTGCAGGGAAGATCCGTGGCTATACCAGTATTTTAAACAACAGTTTCCAAATCATACGATTGTGCCAGTGTTCATTGGTGGGCATAATGATGCGGTGTTTAGTTTGGTCAAACCAGGGGTTGTTGTGAGCACATATCATCACAACAACTACACTGACACATTGCCAGGATGGCAAGTGAAATACATTGAGAATCAAAGCTGGAATGCAATACCTGCATGGAGGCAGCTCAAACACAGCAACAAAGGTCGTTGGTGGATTCCGGATAGCCAAGACAACAGTGAATTTAACAATTTTGTCGAGACCTGGCTTGGGCACTGGTTAGGCTTTGTTGCCGAAACTGTGTTTGATGTTAACATGTTACAAATTAACGAGCACACAGTATTAGTCAATAACTACAATAAGGATATGTTTGAGTTTTTTAAACAACAGCATATTGAACCAATTGTTACCCCTTTTCGTCATAGATTTTTCTGGGACGGTGGTATCCATTGTATTACCAATGACATCTACAGAGAAGGCGAAGTAGAAAATTATGTTTAGTATGCCAGGAAAAATCAATCATGTTAACAAGGCCAAGTTAAACATCCATCTAAATACCGGTCACATGATTGACTTTAAAGAATGGGTAAAATCCAGTCAAGCATGTGTTGTCAAGATTACATTAAACGATATTGTGTTGTATCACGATACAGTTGACCAACTGGTTCAAATTGAGCACGAATTCTTAGACCAAAACACAGGAAATTATAAATTAAAAATTGAAGTTGAAAAAATTGTTGAGGGATTTGATGTAGATGGCCTTTGGGCATCTCCCATGCTACACATCGCTGGAGCATGGATAGAAAATCTAAATCTTCGATTGGCCCTCGAAGAGTACGGAAAGTGTTGTTATCCTGAACATCCAGATATTGTTGTGCCATCAGAGTATATGGGATCAGTAGGAGAGACCAGTTTAGAATTTACTACACCTATCTACAAATGGCTAATGCAACGCGATCAACATGAAGACACCACATATTATTCTCCAGTATTGTTAAATACTGTATGAAACTGTTTGAAGCAACCATACGCACACCCGACGGTCGTGAATTCAAAGACCGTGTGGGTGCAGACACAGCACAAGCGGCTCGATTTCTTCTGCAACAACGTTACGGACCCAGAGCAGTGCCGTACCTTCCCAAAATGATTCCCAGTTAACAATTGATTTTTCCTATTGGTACCATTAAAATATTTTCTGCGAGATTTAACGTTTTCGCTTGACTACAAGACTATATACTAGTACAATAAACACTCAGTACAAACACTGATGTACTAATTTTTAATAGGAGAAAATATGAAAACAGTAGGCGATAAATTAACCCCGTTCTCAGTAACAGGCGTAAACCCAGGTAAGGACGATTTCTTTACCATCACAGAAAAATCATTTGAAGGCAAGTGGAAAGTAATTGTTTACTATCCCAAGGACTTTACATTTGTGTGCCCCACAGAAATTGTGGCCTATGACAAGTTGTTCCAAGACTTTGCTGACCGTGACGCAGTATTGCTAACAGGTTCAACAGACAATGAGTTTTGCAAACTGGCATGGCAACGTAGTCACGAAGATTTGAGCAAGATCAAACACATTCAATTTGCTGACACTGCTCGTCATCAGTCAGGTGAAGAACGTGGCAGTGTAAGTCTAATCGAACAACTTGGTGTATTCTATGCTCCAGCAGGTGCCGCACTTCGTGCCACATTTATCATTGATCCAAACAATGAAATTCAACACGTTACTGTGAACAACTTGAACGTTGGTCGTAGCCCAGAAGAAACATTGCGTATTCTTGACGCATTGCAAACTGGCGAGCTTTGCGCTTGTAACCGTACAGTAGGCGGAGAGACACTATAATGGCATTCATCGACGCTATCAAAGAAGCGTTGCCAGACTACGCTAAGGACACTAAGTTAAATCTTGACGCAGTTCTTTTGCGTAGTACATTGGATGCTGATGTGGCCATGGGCTGTGCTGTGGCCGCACTCGCCGCAACTGGTAACGGTAAAGTACTTGCTGTTATGTTAGCAGATGGTCCTGTTCACGCAGACAGCGCAATGACAGCCGCAAGCATTATGGCACAGAACAATGTATGGTATCCATTCGTTGAGATGGCCGAAGATCCGTCTCTAAAAGGATTGCCAGCACAGTTACGAATGAACGCCATCGCATCACATGGAGGAACTACTAAGTCAAACTTCGAAGCATTCTCGTTAGCAGCCAGCATTGTGGGCAAGTGCCATTTTTGTGTGAAAGCACATTACGAAACACTCAAGCAAGAAGGTTACACAGTAGAGCAATTACGTGACATTGGTCGCATTGCGGCGGTAATTAATAGTGTAGCCAAGGTTCTAAACAGTTAATGAAAACCATATTTGTCAACGGAACATTTGACATCTTACACCCAGGTCATGTACAATTGCTAAATTATGCACGAAGCCTGGGTGATTCTTTGCTTGTGGCCATTGATGGCGACCAGCGTGTGAAGGAACTCAAGGGCTCTGGCAGACCTATCAACTCTGAAGATGATCGCAAGCTCATACTAGAAAGCCTACGCAGTGTAGATAGCGTTTGGATTTTTAACAGTGATCAAGAACTTGAGGACATCTGTAGATTGTACAACCCTGTCATGGTCAAAGGATCAGATTATCAAGGTCGACATATTATAGGTCATCAGTATTGTAAAGAAATAGTGTTTTATGACAGAATTGAACCATACTCAACCACCCGAGCCATTCAGGATATTGGTAGTAGGTGATGTGTGCGTGGACAACTACCAGTATGGCGTAGTTGATCGCATCAGTCCCGAAGCACCTGTGCCTGTGTTTATACCCACCCGTGAAGAAAGTCGCAACGGCATGGCTGCCAATGTAGCAGCCAACCTTGTGGCACTTGGATGTGAGGTACTTGTTGCAAGTGGCCAGCCTGGATCAAAAACAAGACTGATTGACGAACGTAGTAAGCAACAGATTGTTCGCATCGACAATGACTACATCAACGAGCCTTACCCATTGGATGGTATAGATCTCTCCATATGCAATGCCATTGTGATCAGCGACTACAACAAAGGCAATGTCACTTACGAGTTAATTGAAAATTTACGCAAAACATATTCTGGCCCGATATTTGTGGATACAAAGAAAACTGATCTAGCAAGACTAGCCGGGTGTGTTGTTAAGATCAACAATAAAGAATACAACGATGCCAAGACCATATGCGATGATCTTGTTGTCACACACGGCAGGAACGGTGCTGTGTACAAGGACCGAACATATCCTGCTGTGGAAATAGCAGTGACAGATGTGTGTGGTGCCGGGGACACATTTCTTGCGGCCCTGTGCTACGAATATTTAAAATCTCAGAGTATGGATCTTGCAATAGAATTTGCAATCCGAGCCAGCGCCGTTACTGTGCAACACATAGGTGTGTATGCTCCTACACTAGAGGAAATCAAATGAGACTAGAAGGCTTTGTAGAAAAAGGGTGGGGCTCAGAATTGATCTGGGCTACCAATGACAAGTACTGTGGCAAACTTATGAAGTTTAACGAGGGTGCTCGATTCAGCATGCACTTCCATGCTGAAAAAGACGAAACATGGTATGTGTTGGATGGGTTGTTTCAAGTTGTATTCATTGAAACCACGGATGCTAGTCAGCATGACGCAATACTTAAACCGGGCACCACATGGCGTAATCGGCCATTGCAGCCACATCAATTGGTTTGTATAGAAGCTGGCACTATCATCGAAGTTAGCACACCAGATTCAGTAGAAGATAACTATCGTGTGGGCAAAGGAGACAGTCAAAAATGAGAATTTTACTTACAGGCCACAGGGGCTTTATCGGTTCCAACATGCTCAAAGCCCTAGCAGGGCATGATGTTAGAACATATGACTGGGGCGAAGATGAAGACAATCTAGATACTAGAGATCGAGATGTGTGTATTCACATTGGTGGCATATCTAGCACCACCGAACGTGATGTAGACAAAGTCATGCGACAAAACTATGACTTCAGTTGTCGACTGTTGGATCGTTGCATGAACACTGGCACACACTTTCAGTATTCCAGCAGTGCTAGCGTGTATGGATTAAACCAAGAGTTCCGCGAAGACTCGCCTGTGGATCCGCGAACACCTTATGCTTGGTCAAAATACATGTTTGAACGCTATGCTCTCAAGCGTCAAGAGTTTGCTGACCATAACGGTGATCGCATACAAGGATTTCGGTATTTTAATGTGTATGGTTCCGGCGAAGATCACAAAGGTGGGCAGGCTAGTCCATATCATCAGTTTGAAAAACAAGCCAGGGAAACAGGACGCATACGTGTGTTTGAAGGCAGTAGAGAATACCGCAGAGATTTTGTGCCCGTGAGCCAAGTTATCAACACACATTTAGCTTTCTTAAATATCAAACAGTCAGGTGTGTTTAATGTAGGCACAGGTAAAACACACAGCTTCTATGAAGTTGCAGAACGGTTTGGAGTACCAATTGAAGAGATTCCCATGCCTGAACACCTAAAGCAAAGTTACCAAACTTATACCTGTGCTGATATGACACGTACAGATCGAGCATTAGCAAGTTGACAACAATGTTGTATTGTTATATAATAGTCAAGAGAGGAACAATGTGAGTAACGAATTAGCCAAATTTATGAATTCACGACGTCGGCACAAAACTGATGTCAAGATTGCTAGGCAAGTAAAAATTGCCAAAACACATGGTTTAGGGTTTCATGATCAGGTGATGAAACAACCTCATCGTACTGCCAAACATCATGTGATGGATTGTGGAAACCCTGGCTGTTACTTGTGTGGTAACCCACGCAAGACTCACAAGGATCGACTCACAGCGCAAGAAAAGCGTTTGTTTCAAGACTTAGAACAAGTCACAGATAAACATTCAAATGGTTTGACAACGAAAGATGAAGATGAAAATTAAACATGACGTAAGTGGTAGAACCGCTGGCCTTACAAGCGAATATGCAGTAGAGGCATTAGGTAACAGATATGATTTGGTACTGGTTGCCGCGCAACGAGCAAGAGAACTGCGTCGTGGGCATGCCCCAAAGATTGTTACCAAGTATGGTGCAATGGTTACCGCTATATTAGAAATTGAAGAGGGTCATGTCGGAAATGACTATCTTCATCGAATTGCAAACACAAACAAAAAAAATAAAGGATTGCAACTATGAAACTATTAGAAAATATACTGAGCCCCGAAGACATTCAGGTATTTAAAAAATACTGGATTGACAATCATCAACATGCCTATGTCAATGGCAAACCTGAGGGAGTACATCCAGGTATAGGTGTGCATGATCACATTGATCGTAGATTGCTGATCAAAGAGAATACGCCAGCCTACTCTATTTTAGAAAAAATTGTCAAGACGCATTTTCCTAACGAGAACTATTTTTGGGGAAACTATCAACGGCAAGTCACTTCCCATTCTCTTCATGTGGACGAGTTTGGCAAGGATCGATTTGACCTGACTTATACTATAATTTTTGCATTAGATGACCAACCAAAGTTTAAAGCAATTATTTTCAAAGAGCTTTTTAATTCGTGCCAAGATATCGAGCCATACATGGAACAAAAGTTAAAAGGTCCAAAAATTTCAAACATATCTGAAATTGAAGACCTGGACCATTGTGCCGACTGGCGCGATCTCACTAGAAATTATTGCGATTGGCTTGAGCTAGAGGGTATCTTTACCTACAAAGCAGGTGATGCGGTGTTGTTTGATACAAATCAAATTCATGTTACCAGTTACTGGAACAAGTATCCAGAGTTTCAAAGCAGAGACCTTGTTCAAATCCATGTTGGAAAACGTTCATCAAATAGCTATAGCGACCAAACTCAGATGCAAAAAGGCGAACTGATTCCTGATTTAACCGATGTGGAACTAAAATAGCACATTGACTAATATTGATTGTTGTGCTATAATACTTGATTAAGGAAAGGAGCACAAGATGCCATCAGTATTTTTAACAAGCGACACACACTTTGGACACGCCGGTGTCTGTCGCTTCACACACCCAGACGACCCTGAGGTAAAATTGCGTCCATGGACTGATCCAGATGAGATGGACGAGGAAATGGTTCGGCGATGGAACGACCGTGTGCGTCCTAGCGACAAGGTCTACCACTTGGGCGATGTTGTTATCAACCGCCGGGCCTTGAAGACATTGCATCGATTGAACGGAGACAAGGTGTTGATCCGTGGCAACCATGACATCTTTCCTGATGTGGAGTATCGTGAATACTTTCGTGAGTTGCGAGCATACCATGTGATGAACGGAATGATTTTGAGTCATATCCCGATCCATCCTGAATCATTAGGTCGTTTTGGAGTTAACATTCACGGTCACTTGCATGCTAGTCGTGTGAAGATGGAACCTGTGGGCAAGTATGGCATTCCTGTAATTGATCCTCGATATCATTGTGTTTGCGTGGAACAAACAGATTTTGCCCCCATCTTGTTTGAAGATGTAATCAAACGCATCCAAGCAGAAGGTGGCACAGTAGGTTTCAAAAACGGCAACGGCCCTGATATGTAATAGCTCACAAGACTGTTACATGTCAGTCATATGTTTTATAATATAAATATGATTACAGAAAGTTAGTTCAAGCAATGACACCATTTATTTTTATTGAAACATCTGGAAAAATAACTCCTAATGATATATGTGTTAAACTAGACAATCAAATAGTTGAGTTTAACGTCAACGACACTGGAATTTTTATATATACCAACAGTGAATTTGGTTTACACAAACTGAGTATAACTAGTCTCAATTCTATTAGATTAGAAATCTTACAAGTTTTTGTGAACGAATCTAGTCTAAGAAAAATGTTGTATTTGGGATGGATTGAAAATTCTGATCATCAAAAACTTCAGCCAGGTGCAGTGATATGGGAAGCAAACCAGACCTGGCACCTGCCATTTGGATATCCTGTTAGCTATTGGCTTGAGCTTGTAGAATCTAAATTTCCAAACGGTGTGTTTGGGACAAACTTATATGAAAAATATTGGATTTACTATCCAGACAGATTGACTGTTGACTCAAGTAAATTTCCTAAAATTATCACAGATTTTTTCTTACACAACTTTAATTTCACAGTAATTTCAAAAGAGACAGCAACAGCCGAACAAATACCATATATGTGGTATAAAAAAAGTATATCTCATGAACTGATAGAACTTGCAGCTCAAGAAGTAGTAAAAAACATTGATGGTAGCACAACAGAATCCTACACTCAACGTATAGCCAATCAGAAAGAGTTTGGAGACAAATTCAATTCAAATTGGAATGTCACATGGTTGTACAAGTACGGCAATCGGTTGCCAATAGCAGACAACTACCCGCATATTAAATCAATAATAGATCTATTGGACCTTGACTGCTGGTCAGTTTTTATAGGAAAATTATCTCCTGGGGATTTTATCTATCCTCATACTGATGATACAAATAAATCAAAACCCGAGTATGTAAATTATAAAGGGTGTACGCAACTATATGTTCCACTAGTGTGGCCTGAGGGTAGTTTTATTAAATTTGCTGGTGCTGGCATATTGCCAACAGGCAATGAGTTAATGGTTGTTAACAACGACACGTTTACACATGGTGCAGTTAATACTAGCAATCAACCTCGATATGCTCTAGGACTACGTGTACATAACAAAATTTTAAATGATTGTTTTGTAAAATAAATATTATTACAGCGCCGGCAAGGGCCGACGTCGGATCAATTTGACGCTTGACATAGAGATGTCTTTACTGTGGACTATACTACAGAACGCCTTCCGTACGTAGAATTCATCTACTAGTACTTTTAAACTTATCGAGGAAATTATGAAATTTATTGTTTCATTGCTTTTTGCAATGTTTATTAACGTGGCCACGGCCAAAGAGTATGTGCTAATCAATCCTAATGCACCAGGATCGTCTAGTGAAATTACTGCAAGAGTAATTGCCGAAGCTTATAAAAAACAAACTGGAAATACACTGGTAGTTGAGAGTGTAGGCGGCGGAAATCATGTGCCTGCAGTTGTACGTTTTAAAAATATAGCCAAACCTGGCTTAATTTTGACTTCTACTACCATGCTGGCCTTCAATCCCAAGACCATAAAAGACTTACCTTACAAGGACGATGACTTTATTCCAATTAGCCCTGTGGGATTGACTCCGCAGGCCTGGGTAATACGAGCCGATGCACCGTATAAAAACATGAACGATCTGATCAAAACGTTGCCAAACAGTACTAAAAATTTTGTAGGTTATGCTGTCTCTGTAGAAGTAGTCAACTTGCAACTGTTATCTCAACACTACAATTGGGAAGCTAAAGCCGTTGAACCAGTTAGATATAAAGGCCCGACGGATATTATTACAGCGTTATTGGCCAACGACATTAATGTAGCAATTATGTCTTACACTCCTGTAGTCGAAGAGTACGTCAAAGCTGGCAAATTTCGTATATTAGGAAATACAACTGATCAGTCACTGACAATTGCCGGACAGTCTGTTCCGTCAGTTCGGAAACAGTTAGGCGTGGGCCAAGTCAGTGGCGGAATACTGATTGCTGCGAGTCCAAAAATAGATCAGGAAGAACTTAAACAACTTCGTCAAGACATTCTTAACGTGTTGAAAGACCCTGCAGTGGTAGAAAGCCTGACCAAAAGAAACCAAATTAACATTGGAAACGATGTCCAGTCTTACACACAATTCATTGATCAACTCAGAACAAGTTTGCAAAAAATTGATCTATGAATTCAAGTCAATACCTTTACTATCAAGTCGGTGACTATAAAACTACCAACAAACTTTTGGCAGTAGAGGCAGCTGGCGGTGACCTGAGTCGTGTGCATTTTTATTTTGCAGACGATGCTCACCGCCAGCATGACTGGACTACTGAGCCAGAAGAATCAGTTTATGATCTTATTGATCAACGTGTTAGAATACTGCGAGAAGAGTATCAATATCTAGCTCTTTGGTATAGTGCTGGGTACGATAGTCACACTATCCTGGATAGTATTTTACGTACTAACACTCGATTAGACGAAATACTAATATTCCATAAGCCTTATATCAAAACTCATGACAACATTGAAGCTCAGGTTGCGCTACAACAGGCTCATCTGATTAAAAATCATCTACAGCCTTGGTTAAACATTAGGTATATTGAATACGATCAAGACACCACATTTAAATTTTATCAAGAGCATGGATCTGACTGGATCTATCATGGGCCTGGAGAAAATCATAATTTTACTAAAACTTATAGATATAATACAGCGGTACACCATAAAGATTTTATAGGACTAGATCATATCATTGGTAGGTGCGATATCAATGGAGTGGACAAGCCAAGAGTTAGTTTGCACAACGGTAAGTGGTATGCGCAAATGCCCGACGTTGCTCTCACAGCTCATTTAAATAGTCCTAGACACTTGTTTTATTTGTGTCCCGAAGCCACAAGATTGTATATCAAGCAAGTATGGATGATTATCAAATGGCTGGAAAGTCATCCAGAATGTAGCCATGACTTTGTGCATGAAGTGCAGGGTAAAAAATCCAATCGTAGTCTACGTGAGCGTGGTGATTTATATGCCGAATGGAACAAAAGTTTTGGTCGTAGTAGAGTAGCTGATGTAGTGTCTGCATCTGGATACAATAAACATTGGTATACTACCATTGCCGATAACGGCGTCAGCAGTATTGTCAACCCCGACAGTGCAGTACTTAAAGATCTAGCCGAAAAAACCAATCCAACGGTTTATAACCATTGGCTGCATGGGTTGCAATACCTACACAACAAATATCCTGACATTTGGACACTACATGACGGATTCAAGGCCTGTATGAGTTCAGCCATTTACATCAAAGATTTTACCCCACAACTGCCCAAGGATATTTCCCTGGTTGACCATTAAATTGCTTTTTGCTATAATACGTGTATTGTAGTTAAAAAGGAGTTAGTTATGAGTGCTATGAGCAATCTTGCCGTGGAAATCGACGGTATGTTAGTTGAGGGCTACTTGCCCGTTACTATTGCACGACTTCTCGATGTGCCCATCAATTGGGTGTATGAAGTTGCGGACCCTTCTGAAGATCCTGTCAATCAGAATCAAGAAGACTGTAGCCCTTTTGCAACAGTTAACAGTTGACACGAAAATCGTGTTTTGTTACAATAGAAGCTTAGTTAGTTAAATTTCAACCCTAGAAAGGCACAGCCCATGTCAGATACCCGCACCGTCACAGCCGTACAGGCTCGTAAATCCCTGCTTAAAGCATTTAAAGTTCAGCGTCCCTTGTTCTTGTGGGGTCCTCCCGGCATCGGTAAATCTGAGCTTGTGGAGAATATCACCCGAGATCTTGGTGGCTACATGATTGACCTGCGCTTGGGTCAGATGGAGCCCACAGACATTCGTGGCATCCCGTTCTATAACAAGGACTCGGGCAAGATGGATTGGGCTCCCCCAGTAGAACTACCCGATGACGAACTGGCCAGCCAGTATCCTGTTGTGGTCTTGTTCTTAGACGAGTTGAACAGTGCCGCACCCAGTGTTCAGAGTGCCGCCTATCAGCTTATTTTGAATCGTCGTATTGGCAAATACAAATTGCCAGACAATGTTGTTATGGTAGCCGCAGGCAACAGAGAAAGCGACAAAGGCGTTACCTATCGTATGCCCACTCCGCTTGCTAATCGTTTCATCCACCAAGAGATGAAAGTGGACTTTGCGTCTTGGCAAGAGTGGGCTGTTCTAAACAAGATTCACAAAGATGTTGTGGGTTATTTGAGTTTTGCCAAGCAAGACTTATACGACTTCGATGCTAAGAGTGCCAGTCGTGCCTTTGCTACACCGCGCTCATGGAGTTTTGTAAGCGAGCTTTTGGATGACGAGTGCGACAACGACACCCTGACCAACTTAATTGCTGGTACAGTAGGCGAAGGTCTTGCTGTTAAGTTTATGGCTCACCGCAAGGTTGCCAGCAAGATGCCTAATCCTTTAGACATCCTTAAGGGCAAGGTCAAGGACTTGAATGTCAAAGAGGTCAGTGCCATGTACAGTTTGGTGATCTCCATGTGCTATGAGCTCAAGGCCGCTGTGGAGAACAAGACAGCAGACAAAGAGTTCCACGACATGGCAGACAACTTCCTGGGCTATATGATGAAGAACTTTGAGACAGAGTTGACAGTTATGGGTGCTCGTATTGCTCTTACCACATACGACTTGCCCTTCTTGCCCACTAAGCTCAAGAACTTTGATGAGTTCCACCAGCGTTTTGGTAAGTACATTTTGCAGGCATCCGCTTAATTAATCGGGAGGGTGGTGTTCAAAAAACACAGGGCTGTGTCGCACTGCCCTCCTCTTTAACTTGACCAATAAATTGCTCTTTGCTACAATACGTTATACAAATTAGAAAGGCATATATGACATCTACTACTGCAACAAAAGAAGACAAAAAGAAGTTTGCTAATCTTCTGGGCAAGACAGATCCCAAACTTGACAGAGAAGTACGCGAGATGCTTATCACTGCTCGTGTGGGCCTTTTGCTTAAGGCAAGTTTCTTTGGTAACTTGGCAACTCGTTTGAAACTGGTCAACGCAGACGAGTGGTGCTCAACTGCCGCAACAGATGGCAGAAACTTTTACTACAATAGCCGCTTCATTAAAATGTTGCGTCCCAAAGAAATCGAATTCTTGTTTGGACACGAGGTGCTACATTGTGTGTATGACCACTTTGGACGCAGAGGTGAGCGAGACCACCAGTTGTTTAACATTGCCAATGACTATTGTGTCAACGCAGATTTAATTAAACATCGTGTGGGCGAGAAAATTACTACAGTGCCTTGTTTACATGATCCCAAGTATGACGGCATGAGCTCGGAAGAGATCTATGACCTGTTGTACGAGAAGGCAGAGAAAATTGACATTGGCAAGTTGTTGGACCAGATGATTGACGAGCACTTGGATGGAGAAGGCGACGAGGATGAAGATGGTGGCGACGGTGGCAACGAGAAAGAAGGCAAAGGTCGTCCCAAACTGTCGGCAGAAGAGCGTCAAGCTATTAAAGACGAGATTAAAGAAGCCATGTTGGCGGCAGCCGCTACAGTAGATGGCGCAGGTAACTTGCCCGCAGGTGTCAAGCGTCTTATCCAAGAGCTCACAGAGCCCCAGATGAACTGGCGAGAACTGCTCCGTATGCAATTAGAGAGCACAATTAAGAGTGACTACACTTGGATGAGAGCAAGCCGCAAGGGCTGGCACATGGATGCTGTCATGCCTGGCATGAAGGTGGATCCCATGATTGATATTGCTGTGGCACTGGACGCTTCAGGTTCTATTAGTGAGACCATGCTCAAAGACTTCCTGGGCGAGATACAGGGTATCATGGACTCGTTTCCTGCATACAAGATCCATGTGTTTACTTTTGACACAGAAGCATATAACCCTGCACAATACGACAGTGACAACTTGGATGACATTTGCGACTACGAGGTCAAAGGTGGTGGTGGTACAGACTTTGACGCCATCTACAGTTACTTAAAAGAGAACGAGATTGAGCCCAAGCGTCTTGTAGTGTTTACAGACGGATACCCATTTGGATCTTGGGGTGACGAGAACTATGCAGATACAGTTTGGATCTTGCATGGCACCACAACTATTGAGCCACCATGGGGTCAATATGCTTACTATGACGAGGAGAAGGCAAGTGGGCGTTGATAAGGTTGCTGAGTGGAACAACCAAGTCTATCAGCGCACTGAGGTAAAGAAAGCAGACCAACGTCACAACGAGGCAGTGGTTGAGCAACAACAGACCAAGGCACGTCGAGAACAGGACGAGTTGAAGCGTATTGAAATGAACCGGTACATGAATCGTCCGGGACAAAACGTAGATAGGATGGCCTAATGCAAGACTTTCTCAACGCATTAAATTGGTTTGCCTTGGGTGCAGTGGTAGGATACGTTTGGCATCCACTATGGGAAATAGGTAAGAAAATTTTTATAGAGGCCCTTAAGGCCAGACAGGAATGGAAGCAATGACAGACCGTTTTGATTTTGAGCAACAGATTATGAGTTGCTGGGGCATGGTTGATGACGTCAAGTTGTTGGCCAAGCGGAATGCAGGGAGTGCCGATTTTGAGGCATTGTCTGCTGTTTATCATCATAAGTTTGAAGAACTGTTTGAACAGTTTGAAACTCTTGTACACGAAAGGAAACTAACATGAGTGCTTTTAGAACATGGTATATCACACACCAAATTGCTATTACTTGGTTTGTTATTGGTATCTGCGTTATGGCAGGGTTGAGTTCACTAGCGGTTGGAAACTATGTTAACGCCGCAATTAATTTTGCTATTGCTGGTGTTAATTTCTTCCTGTCAGGTCACAAGATGAAAATGTAATGGGCAATCAATCAGATTACTTTAATCGTATTGGCTATCAGCCGATATGGTACATTGGTGATCGTGTGTTTGGACATTGGAACAAGATCCCCTTTGTTGGAACTGTAGGCAACGATACTGTGATCAATTACACCGAAGGTCCACGTATCACTGTGCATTTAGATTTACCCATCAAGCACAACGGCCAGGTACATCATGTTGTTGTGGTCACGCATAAGGATATCAAGGAATACAAGTGAAAACTCCTGAAGAGATCATTCACTCCATGTGCGTAATGTATAGAGAAGATTATGAAGTGCCAAAATTAGCCACAGACCCGCCTTGGGTTCGTGGCATGACCGCACTAGAACGCCGGGGATTATGGCGTGTGATGGAACAAATTTACGATATTAATATTAAACCAGTTTTGGAAAAGAAATATGGAACCCAAGCTACAGGAATTAGTAAACCAAATAGGAACCGACGTAAGCGGTAAGTGGATTGCAGTTGATAAAATTGATCAACTGGCTGATTTGATTGTGAGAGAGTGCATGTATAATCTGTATCTAAACGGATACGATGATGCAATGAATCAGATCAAAGAACATTTTGGGATCAAATAAAAATTACCATCAAGTATTTTCTCGTTAAATATTTGTATGGAAAATACTCAACTAACAATCACTGATATGGTTTCTCTCAAGAGCATCATTGACGCGGCTTGTACTCGCGGTGCATTCAAAGCATCCGAAATGAAGCAGGTTGGTGAGTTGTATGAAAAACTCGGACTCTTTATCGAATCCGTTCAGGCTCAGGCAGTAGAACAATCTGCAAACACTCAAGGAGAAGCAAATGCTTAAACACATCGGAAGACACGGAGACCGCAAGGTTGCAATTTTATTTAGAGAAGTACCTGGCGAGGATCATATGTGCCTTGTGATTTATCCAGAGACTTTGCCAACACACATTCATGATTCAATCATGAAGACATTGGAAAGCCCAGTGGGGCAACAGGCCACTAACTTGGCAGATGCTTTGCATCGTGGAGTACTGCCAGATGGTCGCCCACAGCTGGAGGCCTTGCACCGCGAGGGTATGATTAAGAAGATTCCTAGCAATCAAGTTATTGTGACACCCAACGCCCAAAGCAATGTCAAGCTAGACGAACTCAACCGTATCATCAAAGAGATGGAAACAGGTGAGGCTGCTATCAATCGCCTGCGTGAAATTGACAAGAGTACCGGACTGGTTGATCCTGCTGTGAAGCGCAAAGCTGAAGCAGAATTCAAACGTCTGCAAGAGCGTAATGCACAACCCGAACCACTGCTTGCAAGTGTGGATGGTGCCCTTGACGACAAGTCACTGGCCATGAACATGTTGTCGCAGGCCAAGCGAATGGAATCAGAAGCCAAAGGCATGATTGCCGAAGCTGCCAGAATGAAGAAGGATGCCCAGCGCATGTACCCGGCTGTGAAATTAAACAACATGGCGCCAGTGGTACAAGAACAGGCACAGCCTACTACCGCTGCCACACGTCGTGGTCGTCCTCCCAAGGCCAAGGTAGTATCAGCTGATGCAGTTCAGTGATGAGTTCCTGGCCAAGTGGGAACACATCATTGAAGAAGTAAACAAGACTGAAATCCCACTTGAGTGCATTAAAAAAGTTGTAATTAGATTGCATGGCAAGAAACAACGGACCATCAATCTGGCTACACTTAAAAAACAAGGTCTTGACATGGACGAATTAGAAATTGTCTTGACCCGTACACTAACTGAATTTGGCGACGAAGTCAAAGACATTGACTTTGTTGTTGATGTCAGCGAAGTAGCCAAACTTTTACAACCCGAAACTGATAAACTCCTTAACGGACTATAAATAACATGGATGTTCAATTACTATCCTATTCACAGCCAACAGAGAGATTTGCAGATATGGGCATCGGCGATGCGCAGGAACTCATTGCGTATTGCGCCCGTGTCAGCAATCCCTCCAATCAGCTCAACACAGATACATCAGACAAACTTATCCGATACTTGGTCAAACACCAGCACTGGAGCCCACTCGAAATGGTGTCAGCCTGCATGGAAATTACAACCACAAGAGACATTGCAAGACAAATCCTTAGACACAGAAGCTTTAGTTTCCAAGAGTTCTCTCAACGCTATGCTGACCCAACAAAGGATCTCAACTTTGTTACAAGAGAAGCTAGACTGCAAGACACAAAGAATAGACAAAACAGTGTAGAGACAGATGATGTATTGCTACAAAACGAATGGTTCCGTGCGCAACAACGAGTGATCTATGCGGCCCAACGTGAATACGAATGGGCAATCAAAAATGGCATTGCTAAAGAACAAGCCCGAGCCGTGTTGCCCGAAGGCCTGATTGAAAGTAGACTGTACATGAATGGTACCTTGCGCTCATGGATTCACTTTATTGAATTGCGTAGTGCTAACGGCACACAAAAAGAACACCAAGAGATTGCAAGGGCATGTGCCAAAGCTATCACAGCAATCTTCCCACTGGCAGCCGACTTGGTTGCTAAAGACTAATCCTCATGCTATACTAGCGCATGGCAATAACAAGCACTCGCCCAGACGAATACCAGCAATGGAAACCCGAACGGACTGAAATTGTTGGAGACCGGGCTGTAACATTCCGTGATGTGTGTGTACACCAGATACGCATGGGAGATGTTGAAGATCCTGATTTATTTGTTGCTGATCCCATATGGAAATGGCAGGAAAGCGATGCTGGTAAATTTATTATGGAACATGCCGTAGAGAAACCTTACTGGACTCGTCAAGCAGATATTTCTAGTTATGGACACTTGTATCGTATCATGGCAAGACTAAGCGAACAGGATCAAATCTTTTGGACATTGAAATGGGGCAACAAATGAAAATATTAGTAACAGGCGGACTAGGTCTAATTGGACACAATGTTGTGCAACGATTAGAGGCTCTAGAGCACGAAGTAATCATCACAGACACTCGTACCAACTACGGAATTATCCCACAAGCGGAACTTGACTATTTGATGACTGAACGATTAAAAAAGATATCAGGCAACAACATCTATCACATCGATATTACAGATGCTGACAACTTTGATTGGCTAGTAAATAAACACAAGCCTGAAGTGATTATTCACATGGCCAGTTTTCCACGACAGAAAGTTGTCAATGCCAATCCTGCCTGGGGCAGTCGTGTGATGATGGAAGGCTTGATCAATGTTTGCGAGAGTGCCAAAAAGCACGGTGTAGAACGTGTGGTGTACATTTCAAGTTCAATGGTGTATGGCGACTTTGATGATCAAGTGGAAGAAGACTACGACTGCCGACCTATTGGCCAATATGGCATTATGAAATTAACTGGAGAAGACATTGTCAAAGACTACCATCGCCGCGGCGCTTTCGATTACGCTGTTATTAGGCCTAGTGCTGTATACGGCCCCTTGGACGTGGAAGACCGAGTCGTGGCAAAATTTATGCTCGGCGCCATGCGAGGAGGCGTTCTCAAAGTTAATGGGGCAGGGGAGACGCTAGACTTTACCTATGTGGACGATGCTGCCGATGGTATTGTGGCGGCTGCTATTCGCATCATGAGTCGCAATGGCACCTACAATATCACCAAATCACACTCAGTGAGCTTGTTAGAAGCCGCTGAAATGATTGTTAAGATTGTGGGCAAAGGCTCTATTGAGTGCAAGGACAAAGATGCAGACTTTCCGTCACGTGGTGCACTAAACATTGATCGTGCTAGAACAATTCTAGGTTACGACCCCAAAGTAGATGTACAAGAAGGATTTCAAAATTACTTCAACTGGTTAAGTGAATCTTCATACTGGCAATACACTCTTTCAGAATAAGCGTAATGACTGACAAAGAATAGATGAATGACCAATGCGGCAGAACTTACTAATTCACGCTGATCCAGGCGCTCGTAGCGGATTTGTTGCTGCCTGGTTAACAAATCGATTATCAAAATTAGCGTTTGATAGTGGTGCAAGTCTACGGCCGCCGTATATTAAAATACATAAGTTAGAAAATGTCAACGATATCAAAAACTTTGTAGGCACAAAGATAAGAGTGCGACCTAAAATAGATTCTATTGATTTACATTCGTTGTTGTTTTTACGCAAAAATGTCTATCTACAGATTCCAGATTTTACACAAGACGAATTTTCTTTAGAAACATTTACCAAGCTAACACATTTTTCACAAGAAATTTTTGAATGGGATCAAGAGCTAGATTACAATTTGTATGATATTGTAATGGACTTTGCTGACACATTTGATAATGACTTCATGGTTGCATTGTACAAAAAAGTTGTAGGTACTGACCCAACTAGTGACATGATTGATATGTTAACCAAGACCAATGAGTTAAATTGTATTCCTATTGATCAAAATCATGCTTGTTCAATTCTAAAACTTTGTCTTGCACAAGAACAAAAATTAGGATTAAAAGAAGAACATAGATTTTGGTCCATTGTTGATGTATACAATACTACAGCAATTGATCAACTTTACGTTACTGTGTTAAAATCAATTGTGCCATCTAATTACGGTGTTTTATTATGAACACTGGACTTACAATTCCCTTTACGGGCTTAAAAAAGCAGTATAACAATCTCCGCACAGAGATATTAGACGCTACTGACGAGGTTCTTCGTAGTGGTCAACTCATGAACGGCAACAACACCGTTGAGTTTGAATCTTGGCTTGCTCGAAAGAATCATGTGCGTTATGCCGTGACCTGTCACTCAGGCACACATGCACTTGAAATTCTAGCCAGCTACTGGGCTATGATGGACCACTTGGGGCCGCATCCTCCTACGGTGTTGATTCCGTCAATGACCTACGTGGCCACTGCCAATGCATTTATACGTGCAGGCTGGGATATACACATTATTGACACAGACATACATGGCCTAATAGATGTCAACAAAATACCCGAGAACTTGAGTTATCAAGCCATAGTAATGGTCGGACTGTATGGTGCGGCCGTTACCCATCACGGCAATGTTCGTGCATGGAATCATTGGGTGCAACGTGAAACACTCATAATTGAAGATGCCGCACAACACTGGTTGGCCGCAGATGGCTACCGCACTGGCCGTGGTGGTGCTGCCATCAGTTTTGATCCTATGAAAAACTTGGCTTGTTATGGCAACGGTGGTGCTGTAGTAACAGACGATTTAGATCTAGCAGAATATGCTAGAGCTTGGCGTGACAATGGCAAACCCACCCATCACAATCCAGGCACCAACAGCCGCATGAGTGAACTAGACTGTGCTCACATGCTGGTCAAAGCAAAACATATTGATATATGGCAGGCACGTAGACAAAAGATTTCTGATCACTGGTGTGATCGGTTCAAAGACGCAAACATACGCTGTTTGATCAACGACTCTAACGCACACAATCATGCTGTGCATAAGTTTGTGATAGATGTTGATGGTCGCGATACACTACGAGATAATCTTGCACTGCGCAAAATTGACACACGAGTACACTATGCAAATCCTCTACACGAAATGAGTTTGTATCGTGCATATCCTGGTCCAGACATGTTGGCCGCAAGTTCTAGTCTTGCTCGTCGTGTACTCAGCCTGCCTATCTACCCTGAACTAACAGACCTAGAAGTTGAATACATCAGCGATCAGGTGCTAGACTGCGTCGCATAAACGCATAACTAGCCAACCATTCCCACTCATAGCTTTTCTTCAAGGCTGCAAAATTCCCACCCACTTCGTTGTAGTACTCTACAGCATCTTCTGCGCCAAATTGGCTCCACTCTGCGTTCTTGACTTCACCAGCATTGCTGAGCCACATGTTGAGTCTGTACTCATTTTCCACATCGGGCAGGCTGTGCTTGAGCTTTAGCACTTCACGGAATGCAGTGCGCCAGGCCATCCAAGGAGATTCAGTGTAGTTGGCTGTGCCTGATATGATAGGCACAACTTCGTGTGGTTGGTCCATGGTAAAGTCTAGGCCGCCTCCGGTATTCTCCAGTGTCATTTGCTTGTTGTAAGCAATCATGGCCTGGTGACCATATACCAACCCATTCACAGGATTGTGTGCATGGAAGATATAGTGCTTGGGTTGTTGCATGCGATCAGGTTGCCATGTCCAATCAAATCTGTGATCAACTTCTAGCTTGGCAAACACAGCAAAGAACCAAGGTGTTGTGCTTAATCTGGCGGCTGCTTGATATGCTGCCACACGACCGTTTACTCCTTTTGAGTGATGAATGTGATTGCAATCCAAGCCTTCCATTTGTACTGCCCACTTTAGATGCTCAAAGTTAAATTCAGCGTAGGGTTCACCATTTGAAATAAACACAATGTCCAAGGGATAGTCTTTAACCGTCCGGTGTGTTTTGTCTATGTAGGCATAGTCATATAGTTGTGTACGGACGTCGGCTACGGCCACCCTTGGCACAATCACACTTGTTGCTCCAGCACTTAGTGGCACAATAGTTTTGGTTTCTTTGCGCCATAGCGGAACGGTAACTGTGTTAGTCGGCGCTGAATCTGTTGTGGTAAATGTAGCAAGCGGTCCTGCCCATGTTGTAGTTTTAACTGCATCTACATGGCTGTCACCTGCGTGATGGATTACAGGCATGGGTCTACGTGGCACACTCCGACGTGGCACATAGTTTACACTGTACCATTCTAACAGGGCTTTTTTCTCAGCACGTTCAGCAAAGGTAGGCACATGCATGTAGAATGTGTCCCCGAACTTTTCTTTGTCTGATGCAAACACATGCAACATTGTTGATTGCCATGTTTCTGGATGCCATGAAAAGTCAAAGTCAGTGTAATCACATATACTGCTACACACCCATACATGTTCATATTCACCTACTAGGCTCTTGGCCAAGCGTATTAGCGTATCACGATAGTTGTCAAAGTAACGCACTCGCTTAACTACATCAGGTATCTGTCCTGCGGCACCATCCAAGTGATCAATTTCAAATATAGGAGCGGCTTCTTTTTTTACTTCAGCTCGCATCATGTCCACATACTTGAACTCTGTTGCACCAGGCATACGATACTGTGGGCCGCCGGTCTTTTGGTGCTGTGTAGCAAACTGATAGATATAAGGAGGTTCGCCAGGGTCAGGCACCCAACTAAAGTCCATATCAGTCAAATCAATATGTTTTGGGATACTCCAATTAACCATGTCTATTGGTAGTGTAGCCAATGGGCCTTCTATGTACTTGCGTTCAGTGGCACCGGCCATATGGTACTCTAATGTAGGCATCTTTTCTGCTGACCACCATTGATTACCAAACACATAAATGTAAGGAGGCGATCCTGGTTCTGGACGCCATGTATAGTCCCACTCACAGTCCACAAGTGTGTGCCAATGATTACTGTGATGCGGTAATAGCTGTGCAGGAATATCCATGTACTTGCGTTCTGTTGCGCCACTCATGCGATATTCTATCGTGGGCATGACTTCTGCAGAATAATACTGATTGCCAAACACATAGTTATAAGGTGGGCTACCAGGTTCAGGTTCCCAGGACCAGTTAAACGATGCTGGATAGTGTTGAACAAAGCGTGTGTGATCACCACGACGTTGTGCTCGCGGATGATCCATGTACTTGATATCAGTTGCGTCTGGTATACAGTATCTTAGTGCAGGACGCTGTTCGGGGGTAAGCCATTGATTACCAAACACGTATATGTAAGGAGGATCTGTAGGATTGGGTCTCCATGAGTAATCAAATGATTCAATGTCATCCAACAACTCCCAGGCGCTGACATCTTGTGCTACTGTGGCAATGATGTCATCTACATATTTGATTTCGTTGCCTCCTGCATTGTACACCACTGTGGGTTCTAGTACAGCTGAGTTCCACTGATTACCAAACACATACATCATGGGAGGATCAAACGGATTTGGTTCCCAGGAATAATCAAACTTGCTCACAGCTAGATTATGTCTGAACAATTTTGGAGTCGGAAGTCTACGTGTTCGACGATCCATGTACTTGACTTCTGAGGCGCCTGGGGCAACATACTTGACACTGGCTTTGAATTCTGGTGGGTTCCATTGGTTGCCAAACACATATATGTAAGGAGGATCTAAAGGATTTGGTATCCAACTCCAGTCCCATTCATCATGTGCAATTTCTTCCAGTATTTCCCAGTTATCCATGCATTCTGTAAGTGTTACCCGAATATAATCTATGTACTTGCATTCAGTTGCGCCTGGAACATGATATTCCACAGTAGGCATTATTTCTCCAGGCCAGTGCTGGTTACCAAACACATAGGTATAAGGTGGATCTCCAGGATCAGGTACCCATGAATAATCAATACTTAATGGATCAACATTATCGGGCACCGACCAATTGTTTTTGTTGCTTAGTAAGGTCGCAGGCTGATCCATGAACTTACGCTCTATTGCACCCGGCACATGATATTCAACTGTGGCCATCTTTTCTGCAGGCCACCACTGATTACCAAACACATATATGTAAGGAGGATCTCCTGGATCTGGTTCCCACGACCAATCAAACTCACAAGGATACAAACAAGTAAATTTACTCTTGTCTGGCAGTCGTACTGTGCGTATATTGTCCATGTATTTTTTTACAGTAGCACCCGGTACATGATATTCTACACTGGCCCGCACTTCTGCTGGCCAATGTTGATTGCCAAACACATAAATCATTGGTGGATCAAATGGATTTGGATGCCAGGCAAACACTGCATCAGTGTCAGCTACATTGTCGTATACTTTCCACATGTCTCTGTCAGACTGTGTACGAGTAACAAATGCATCCATGTACTTGCGGTCAGTTGCTCCTGGGATTCTGTATTCTGGACCGCCTATTCTATTCCAATCCCATTCTACAGGAAACTCGTATATGTAAGGAGGATCGGTAGGATTAGGTGCCCACCTAAAATCTATACTAGCAGGATTAATCCAGTTGGGTATGTGCCAATAATCAATGTCAGGCAATCTGTGTACTTGACGCTCTGCATGATAATTTGTTTCTGCATATCCGTTTTTAGGAACAAGATAAACACCTGCATCGATGTGATATTGATCTAGCCATGCATGACGTTGATGTGTTTGCCAGGGCACTGGCTCGTAAAACCAATCCCAGTCACTATAGTCACATAAGTATGACACCCACCAAAAGAACCTTGTGCGACTCAAACTTTGTGCATGCTCAATACTATCTGCCGCACGTTCATGTGCAAATAAACCTGGCTTCTTACCCGAATAAAAAATATCAAACATGATTAGAATAGACGAAATTTACAACAACACTTTTTGGCCCTGGATAGATCAACACATCCCCGGTACTAGAACATTTTTCTGTGATCCTCCAGGACGTAGCGATCCCGAAGCATTGTTTAATTTTGGTAGGGATGATATTCCTGAAACTGATTTTATTTTTTTGCATGATCAAGAGCCTGTGCATTTAGATTTGCACAAATTGTTATTTGACGATGTCAAAGTTAGAACTGAAGATATTCAGTATTGGGGCAAGCCGCCTGAGGCACGTAGCAGAAGTGTTAATGGACATGTTATTGTTAGCGAACACGGAGAGTACGTTAAAAAACTTACAGATATATATGGCTGGAAACCGCATTACTATTTTTATCATGGATGGGCTTGCAAAGACTGGTTCCGTGGCTACGATAAAACGTTCCTGATTCCCCGGGCTGCCGATAGAGCACCCACCCGCACATTCATGAGTCCAAACAGAATTGTTGCCGGCAAACGAGATCACAGGGTGTTGTTTCTGTACAATGTATTCCGGCATGGATTGGATCATAATTATATTTCGGCTCCTAGAATATGTCCTTATGAGCACGTGGACATTTCACAAATAGCACTCAAGTATAATAACATATATCCTGACATAGAGCAAGTGTTCTTGGCAGCAGAGTTGCCTAGATTGTTTGCAGGCGAAGAAACTCAAATCATGACCAGTTGTTGGCTAGGCAATTATGCAGAAGCGCAGGATAGTTTGGTGTATGTTCCCACAGAGACTGTGTACTTTGGTCGACGGTTGCACATTACCGAAAAAACATTCAAGGCAATTGCATTAGAGATGCCGTTTGTGTTGGTAGCACCTGCACATAGTTTGGAGTACATGCGTAGTTACGGATTCCGAACATTTGATGGCATATTTGACGAAAGTTATGATGAGGAAACAGATGATGTCAAGCGGATCGAAAAGATTACCGGGCTACTAAAAGATCTAGATAACCTTAGTGTAGCAGAACGTCAACAAATACATCGTGCTTGCTTGCCCATTGTAGAACACAACTTTGAACACTTTTATGGCACTGGGTTGGAAAACATCCTGTGGCCTGAACTGATTAACATGTTGAATGAACTTCGTAACTGATTCAATTATTAAGGGCCGTCCATATCCTGCACTGGCACAACACCAAGCTAGACCGTACACACAGGCCTGGAGAGAGTTTGGGCAACATTGGCCGCACACCACTCCTGCAGAATTGTTTGGACACATGGACGATCATGGGTACCAGTATAATTTAACCACTGAAGGCAATGGCTACTACGTGATTGGCTTGGGCTTTTTTGATTTTGCCATTGATTATTTTGCTCTTGTTGCTGATTCATTACTGCAAAGAATTCAGCAAGGACTAATCACAGTGATATTTTACTATCACGAAGGCGACAATCCGCATAACATCAAACAACGTCTAGATTCATTGTGCCAACAACATGGATTATCTACTAGCTGTTATAGATTTGTTTCAGGCAATACCGCAGCCAAATCAATCCCAGGCTTTGTGTACTTTCCTGATCATGAACTGTTGTTCTGGCGCAGGAATCAAGATGTAGCACCTGTTGAGTTTCATGCCAGACACCGACCATACACATTTGTTGCACTCAGCAGAACACACAAATGGTGGCGAGCAGCCATAATGGCAGACTTGTTACAGAGCAACATGCTGTCACAGAGTTTGTGGAGTTACAACACTGAACTACCGCTTGGCGATGATCCTACACACAATCCCATAGAACAATTGCCCAATGTTGCAATTGATGTATTCATGCAAAATGGTCCTTATCGCTGCGATACCTTAACAGTTGATGAGCACAACAATCATGCATTAGTAGTCCCTGAACACTACACAGATGCATACTTTAATGTTGTAATCGAAACACACTTTGATGCCGACGGCTCAGGCGGTGCGTTCTTGACAGAAAAAACATTCAAACCCATAAAGAATGCACAACCATTTGTGCTAGTTGCTCCTGCAGGTAGTTTGCAATGTTTGCGTGAGCTAGGGTACAGAACATTTGATAGCGTATTGGACAACACATACGATTTAGAAACTGACAACACTCAGCGTTGGCTCAAAATAAAACACACACTTGAACTCATACAACAAGACCCGCACAGCATATTTTTACGATGCCGCGATGACATACTGCACAACCAGCAGTTATTTCAATCCACTAAACTAGACAGATTAAATACTTTACTAAAGAACCTTTATGAACAAAATCAACTCCTATACCAGCTGGCAACCTCTTGAAGAGGTCATTGTGGGTCGTGCCTACTCACCTGATTACTTTGACTTTATTGACAATCCACAAGTGCGTAACCAACTGCAACAGATTCTACACGAAACCGAAGAGGATCTTGACGGCTTGCAAAAGACCATTGAGAAGTACGGTGCTCGAGTTCGTCGCCCTAACTTGCCTGGTAAAGACTCGTTTATCTGGCATCAAACTGAAGGAGGAGGTGCTCCGCTGCCGCCACTGACCCCACGCGACTGGCAAATCACCCTAGGCGACAAACTTCTACGTGTGCTGAACATGGAAGAGCTGGATGATATCTGTGCTGACTTTGGCGATCAAGTTGTTAACCCGCACAAATCACGATGGGACGAAGATTGTATCTTAAATGGTGCAAGTGCCAGCTGTATTGTGCGTGTGGGGCGAGATGTGTTCTTTGATAACTCAGATTTCTTGCGTCCTGATCAAACTCGTTGGATTGTGGACAATGTACTAGGAGAAGGTTATCGTATTCACGAAGCCATCACAGACGGACACGGTGATGCTGTGTTTGCTATTCTCAAGCCTGGTGTGCTACTAAGTTCCAAACACGATGTCAACTTAGATCTAGGCAAAGACTTTCCAGGATGGGACGTATGCAAGATCTGGGATAGTTCAATTTGGGCCGCTATGGAAGTGGGCAAGTTCAAGTACGAGCAATCACCAGGTGCTTGGTATGTACAAGGACAAACACCTACACCTGAGTTCACAGACTTTGTGGACAAGTATCTAAACAAGTGGACTGGCTTTGTTGCCGAAACTGTGTTTGATGTCAACTGCCTGGTACTGGATGAAGAGAACGTTATCTTTAGTGCCTACAACAAAGAAGTGTTTGACTATTGTAAGAAGCATCGTATCAATCCCATCATCAGTGAACTGCGTCACAGCTATTTCTGGGACGGCGGCATCTCATGTTGTACACAAGACCTAACACGTCGTGGCGGCCTGGAAACGTACTTGTAAAGTATGTTGTACGCAGTAGAGGACATTAGGAAAGTACACCTGGAAATATCCAGCGAGTGCAATGCTGCCTGCCCCAAGTGTCCTCGTAACTTGTGTGGGTATCCGCACAATGATGGCTACGAAGAACATTCAATGACCTTGGCAGAAGCGCAAAAGATATTCACTCCTGCGTTTTTAAATCATCTTGATAAAATAACAATAAATGGTAACTTTGGCGATATTGTGATGAACTTTGACGCCATACCAATACTTGAATATTTCAAACAACATCTTGGCAATCAGGCTCTCATAACTATAAACACCAACGGTGGCGCCAGAGACCGTGTGTTCTGGACACAGCTGGCCAAACTAGACGTTGTGGTGCATTTTTGCCTAGACGGATTAGAAGATACTCACAGCATATACAGACGCAACACCATGTATTCAACTGTGATTCGAAATGCACAGACTTTCATTGCTGCCGGCGGGCATGCTATTTGGAAAATGATTGATTTTGATCACAACAGGCATCAGCAAACTCAAGCTGAACAACTCAGTATAGACATAGGGTTTGAACGGTTTGAATTGATTGATCACAAGCGCAATGTGGGACCTGTGTTTGATGCAGATAAGAAGCTGGTGTTTGTGATGGGCACAACAGATCTCACAAACTTTGACACCATTTATGAACGCTATGCCAGACCTGATGCAATAGCAGATGTTGCAGGATGTCCTGAGCCAATTAAAACTCCTATTTCTTGTGAAGCCATTGAAACCAAAACAGTTTACATCAACAGCATTGGAGAAGTGTATCCTTGTTGCTATCTTGGGTTCAACCCTAAGACTTACGGGCACGGTAGTGCCAACTATCTCAATGTGGTCAACACACAACTGCGTCCGCTGATATCACGTAACAGTGCATTGGAGTACACCATGGCTGAATGTTTAGAATGGTTTGATCAAGTGGAACGGACCTGGGACAAGCCCACGTATGCTGAAGGCAGACTGGTAGCATGTAACAACATGTGCGGAGGATGCAAATGAGTTATCAATTTACTATTCCCATACAGAATCAACACAGTTACAAATCAATACTGCGAAACAAAGATTTAAAATTAAAAATCAACAATTATTGCAATGCTCCGTCGACACAACTTGTGGTAGACTGGACTGGCGAATGCTTTGTGTGTTCATGTGAAGCTTGGCTGCCAATATCAGTGGGCAACATATCCGATTTTACTAACTTAAATCAAGTATGGTCCAGTCCATCTGCTAAACTACTACAACAAGACATAGATTCTGGAGAGTTTACTCACTGTGCTGTGGACCGGTGTGGTGTGTTGGATAAATCTGTGCATCAACAAGGATATTATCTTTCAATCAACATAGATGAAAGTTGTAATCTAAGATGTCCCAGTTGCAGACCATCTGCTGTAATGCTCAGCAGTGGCAGCGATTTTGATCGTAAACTAGCACAGGTCAATCACCTGGTGGACATGCTGGAAAAGTTTGAGCATCCGATACACATAGTAATGTCTGGAAATGGTGACCCATTGGCCAGCCACATCATGCGCCCATTGATACATAGATTTGTACCCAAGAAAAATCAAACCATAAGACTGTTTACAAACGGGCTGTTGTTAGAAAAGCAATTAACCGATTCTCCTATTATCAACAACATCACACAGTATTTTATCAGCATAGATGCAGGCTCAGCCGAGGTATACGAGAAAGTTAGACTCGGCGGAACATTTACACAACTGATCAAGAACTTTGATTATTTGCGAGCATTGTGCGATCAAACCAAATCCGAAGTACTGTTAAAGTTTGTACTGCAAAAAGACAACTACAGTGACATGCAAAATTTTGTAGACTTGTGCTATCGATACCAGTTCCGTGGGGTGATCAATAGACTAGAAGACTGGGGCACCTGGAGTAGCTATACCGAGCATGATGTAATTGGCAACGCTGGGCATGAACTTCATGACGTTACTGTGAATAATCTAGTGGCAATTTATAAACAACATGTAGACATACCCGACAGCACAATCAATTTCAACCCTAGCTTGATTGCTCTTTGTAAAGAAAGAATTTGATGAACAATTTAGATAACATATATCAAGAACTAGGCAAGCACATCTGTTTGTATCCATTCTTTGGGGCATTTTATCAAACCAACAATGTTATTCCCATTGCTCAACAAGGCATGCCCAACAGTGTGCGTCCTTGCAGTATTGTCATGTCTGACGACATGAACAAATGGAACATCACAAACAACAGCATACACAACACACGCAATGCACCGGTATGGAAACAAATGCGACAAGATTTTGTTCAGGACAAGTTTCACGACATCTATGACTGCAGATCTTGTAGCTATAACGAAAAGTCTGGTGTATCAAGTCCTAGACAACAGAATAATAAATTTCTTGCACAGTTTTTGCAGTCAGACATTGTGTCTGAAGTTAAACAAATTATCAACGACGATTACAATGTTCACGATATTATTACTCTAGACTATTATCCCAGCAACTACTGCAACTATTCTTGTGTGATGTGTGCTGGTGGTGCATCTAGCAAGCGTCAAACATTTGAAGTACAGGTAATGAAGAAACAAGAAAAAATTGTACTCAACGCCGCTGATCCCGACTTTTATTCAGTACTGGACAAAGTGCAATTGATCAACTTCACTGGTGGCGAGACTGCACTGCAAAGCCAGGTGCATGAAATAATGGATTATCTAATAGAAAAAGATCTAGCCAAAAATATTCTTATCACACTGTTGACCAATGCCAGTAGTAGCGCATCTGCACTGGACGAAAAGTTCCGTAAATTCAAACAGGTTATCTACAATGTCAGTGTTGATGGTGTGGGTGATGTGATTGAATATCAACGTAGAGGTGCTAAATGGGCCAGTCTAAGTGCAAATGCACTGGAACTAATGGATCATGAATATATCAGCACAGTTGTTAACTATGTGTTAACTGGTATAAATGTATTCAGTGCAATGGATTTTATCAACTGGTGTTACGAGTCCGGGTTTGGGCCGCACAATCCTGAAGATGTAGCTGGTAGCTTTATCAACATCAGTCCTGTGTTCCGAGTTGATCACCTGGGGCAAGGTGCTGTGCCGCCTGAACTACGTGAAATTGCATTGAGCAGATTGCGGTCAGGTCGTGAACGTTTTGCAAACAACACAGCCATATACGAAACTTACTACACACAGCTGGTGGATCGTGTGATCAGTGTGATAGAATCAACACCATACGACCCTGCTTATCTACCACAGTTCATTGAGCATATTCGACTCGAAGACACTGTGAGCAAAAAGAAGTTAGTAGATGTTGTACCCGAGTGGGCGCCTTATTTCCAGTCCTGATCAAGCCAGGGAAATAGTTCCTGCCATTGTGTTCCTCTACGGCGATCAAGTTCAGTAACATAATCTTTAAGTCCATTGATTAGTTCAATGTTGCGTGGTGCGGCAGCAATTTGTCGCCCAATGCCTTCCATGTGATGCTTGGCACTGCGTTCCATGTCGGTGTTTTCCCGCATGGCTGCAAGTATTTTTTCAAAGTCTTGTTCAAACACGCCTGCACCAAAGATAGCAGGATCCATCCAGTTTGGTGCCATCACTGTCATAAAGCTGTAGGCAATTTGCTTGTTGGGTGAACAGCGATCATTCCAATCATTCATTCTGTGAATCAATTCTGGCATGGTCTTCACAGTCAAGGGATTGATTGCTGAATTGATACACTGTTGAATAAATGGTTTGTCCAGGCAATATTCAAAGTTTTCCTGCCACTCTGCCAAGTCTAGTCCCCACCGCACATACTCCTGTTGCGGTCCCCAGGCATCCAGGCTTGAACTAATTTGTACACGTTTGAGTTTGCCTTGATCTACCATGCGACCCAAGCGGTCAATAGTGGATTGAAACTTCTTGGGGGTGACTTTTAAATTGGTAATAAAATTAAATGTTAGTTCAGGATTGGGATGGTTATCCCAAAAGTCTATACTGGCTTCCAGTTCTACCTGATGGAATGGCTCGCCTCCGGCAATTTGATATTGTCTAATGTGTAGATATCTATCTTTGTCGTGGAGATATTTCCAGAAATCAGCCAGCATTTTATCATAGTCTAGGTCTGGTTGTTTGGTGTCCCAGCCAAATGCCACTGTCTTGGGAGTGTTCTCGTACATGCCAAACCGTTTGTTTTCTTCTTCCCACTTTGAACTGAAATGACTACCGCAGTACAAGCAACTCATGTTACAGGTATTGTTAAAATACACTTCTAGTATGGTGGGCACAACTTCTGTTTGCGTGGGGTCTTGCAACAGTTCTCTAGGAGTACGATCATGATCATGTCCAGCATGCAGTTGATACTGACGATCGCTCATGCCCCCGGCTGCTTCAATCTTTTCGCAGTACTGACATCCGCCTTGTGGCCAACCGCCCTGCAACATCAATTCACGTGCGGCAACTTTGTTAGGTAAGTTATGAAAACTTGCAAAATCTCCCGGGGGTATTGGTGCTTGATCTGTTCTATGACAGCTGGAACTTGTGCCTTGACGAAGAAACACAGTTGACCATGCCCATTTTAACAAACACCCAGTGTCGGTGTTGATCGGGAAAACTCTTTTATTGTCCATATTATGAACATACCTTTACATTGTATAACTCTTCAAATCGGTCGGCATCTGCACGATCATTTACCATGGGTTCTCCACGTATGTTTAAACTTGTGTTAAGCAACATAGGACAGCCTGTTTTTGCGTACCATGCTTCTAGTAGCAGTCGAATTCCCGAGCCATCTCGGGGAACTGTTTGTACACGACTAGTTCCGTCGCGATGAACAATGGCAGGAAATATGTGAGGATGCCTACAGCGAGCAATCACTTGCATATATCTACTGTCAGAGAAACCCCGGGGCATGTCAAAATACATATCCACATGCTCTTCAAGAATCACAGGTGCAAACGGTCTGAATTGCTGTCTGCGCTTGATTTCATTCACACGATCTTTTATGTCTGCGCCACGTGGGTCTGCCAATAGTGATCTATTGCCCAGAGCCCTGGGTCCAAATTCAGCACGACCGCTGGCCACCCCCACAATTTTATCCCGTAACAGGTTGTCCATAACATCAGTGACAGGATAATCACCAGAGATATCATGGCCCAGATAGGCATTGGTCCAATGTATTTGTTTCCTGTAAGCTAGTGCTGCCGCGCCCAGGCTAGAACCAGCGTCGCTGGGGCAAGGCATAATCCAAATGTTATCAAAGTATTTTCCTAAATTACGATTAGCACTACAGTTAAGAGCCACACCGCCCATGTAGACTAAATTAGTACTGAAGTTGAAGTCACGTGCTCTGCGCATGACTGAGTTAATTAATTGTTCTGCAATGGCTTGTGCCCCGGCAGCAATGTCAAATTCTTCAAGATCCTGTAGATATCGACTGTCAATGCCCGTGTGCAGATTGTCACGGAATTGAATTTTGTCTGAGTCTTTTACTAGTTTTTGCATGCTAACCGCTTGCGTAGCATTGCCATAAGCGGCCATACCCATTAAGATGTATTCTTCGTCTAGTGGGCGTAGGCCAACACTGCTAGTAGCCGCACTGTAGAACAGTCCAATTGAATGTGGATAATGTTGTGCCCAAAGTTTTTGATACTTTGCCATGCCTTTAGAATCATATTCTGCCGCCCAAATTGTTATTGTGTCAAACTCGCCCACTGCATCTATTACTACTACAGTGGCACGATCATACGGGCTTGTTTGGAATCCTGCTGCCGCATGGCAAGCATGATGATTGTGTGTGCTTGTGCTGGGTGCTGCCTGCATTACTTCGGGCACCTGTTGCTCCAGCACTTGTTTTAGAGTGAATTTGTTCCACTCAATGCCTTGGCCAGCATACCATTGTCGCAGTTGTTTCAACCACGGACGCTCATAGTAAGCCACATGATCTACTGTGCCGTTGACAGCATCCTGTAACAGTTCAGAGCAGATGTTGGCATCATTCTTTTGCTTTGAATACCGCTCGCTATGTCCAGCAAAAAGAATATCGCCATTATGAATTACAGTAACGGCAGCGTCGTGAAACCCTGCTGAAATTCCTAGTATTTTCATTTGTAGATAAATGGATCTCTTTTGCGCAGTTCTTTTAGTTTTCGGCGATAGCGAATTTCTAATCGAATTCTATTGTATAAGTTTTTAAGCCAGTTCATATTATGGTCCTTGTGTAATACACTGTATTTGACGATCAACAAAGTCTGCATCGCTCCAGTGATAGCTGTATATAGCACTAGCTTGGCTAGTTGTTATTTTATACACATCTAAATAGTCATTTAAAATGGTCCAGATTGTGGCAGCATCCGTTGTGCCAAATGTCTTGAGCAGGTTTACTTGTGCAATCTTGGGGTGACCTATAGTGAGTGCTTTGTTGTCAGGATCAAACCCATTGGCCACCAACCATTCGCGGAACTCTGCTAACTGGTTGATCTGCCAGGGATAGGCGCCTGGATCTCGCGCCCACTCTATATCAAAGTCTCCTGCGGCTTCTGTTTGTGATCGTAGTGTTGTGGTAGTTAATTCATCCATGCGACTATCGCGCCCCTCATCGTGAAACACTTCCCAATGATGCTTGCCCACTGCTTTGTTCACACCCACATACACACCGCCTAGACTGCGATTGATTGTTTCTATACCAAACAGATCATAATCTTCAGATTCTAGTTCAAAACGTGGTGCATTTAACCAACACATGAGTTGACTAGGCCGCACCCATTCTGGGGCATGTTGTGCTTTTCGCATGCTCAGTACTAGGCTTTCGTATTCGTGACACAGCAAGTTTAATTGTCTAATATGCCAGCGAGTGGCAGCATCTGCACGAGTATAAAATGGACTCATTGCTCCCGATACTCCTTGCAGGTCTTCAAAGTAACGATGCAGTTGATTCAGCTTGTGGTGTACTAGCTTGCCACCAGGCAAGCCATCGCCTACAGCACCTGCAGTGATGGTATTCATGGTATCAAAATGATCTGTAATTTGATAGCCCATGTCGGCTGCATTGATGGCTGCGATTGACTGATTAATTTGATCACATATGTATTCTGCTGTTCTAGGTCCTGCATGCCATCCAAACCAGCAGTAGTTCTTTTCTAAATGAAGATTCTTTTCCAGCAAGTGATTTAATGCCCCAAGCCAACGTCGACTCAGACTATTGTCTTCAACATCCACATACACCGACAATAACTTGCCTGTTTGTGTATTTCTTAAAGTTATTTCAATCTGTTCCAATTTGGTCCCACCATTCTTTAACATCAGGTCTTGCATTCAATATTGTAGCCATATCTGTTGGCGCTGTTCGTATGCGTTCTATTTGTAGCACACGATTCTTTCCTTTACGTAATCCTGCTTGATACTCGCTGGGCCATTGTTCTTCAAACGTTGGTCTAGACTGCAATTGCAACAGCATATCACGCATGACTTGTGTTTGGCATTTGGGCATTAATTCGTTGATCCAATCCGTTAACAACGGTCTGGGCAGAGCCAATGGACTCATTATGATATCAGGAGTAAAACTAAAGATTACTTTGGCCAATAACTCCACCCCATATGATGCTGCCAACTGTTCCATTGCCAAAATTTCTGTCATTCCCGGCAGTGTGAGTGTAAAGTCCAGTCGCATTTGTCTCTTGTGTTGTTTTATAGCAATACCTTGTTCAAAGTTTCTACAGAATTCTTCATAATTTAATCCTGTGCGTATGTACTCACCGGTGACACCTGTACCATCCAAACTAGCACAAATCTGCCAGTCACGGATATGAGTAAGAATGTCTCGATAAAGATTCACGCCTTTATAATCTACCCTGCTGAGATTTGTGTTATATCGTGCATATACCCGTGGTCCGTCTCTCAAATCTACTATGCGTTTCATGTAGCGCCAGTGCTGTTCAAACATCAAGGGTTCCCCGCCTACCCAGTATATTTCCTCCACACGGTGTTCTTCCACAGCGTCTGAAAATTCTTGTTCAATTTGACTGTCTTGAAATGCTGATATTTGTGTTCTTATTTCGGGACGCATCCAGTTGTTTCTGGGTTTGCTCCAGTCAGTCATATTGGTTTGTTTTTGTTCTGTTTCCCAGGCACTTGACAACATGTCCCCGCAGGTTCTGCATTTGAAGTTGCAGAGATTGCTGAAACGATAATCCCAACTCACTGGCTTCATTGTGGTATAACCAGTTTCGTCAGTTGTATTGTATACCTCATCAATTTTGTGTTTGAATAGATGCGAAAAATAACTTCTGTACACATCAGTATTCAATAGTTTGTTATTGCATACCTCGCACTCAGGCAGAGTTTCGCCGGCCATCATGCGTGTGCGTACACTACGCATGTGATCGCCATTCCAGTGTTGTTCTAGTGTGATAGGCAGGTATTTGCCTGTGCCGGCTGCGGTATCAATATACTGTTCAAAGCTCTGTGCAGGTTCTCTCGACGCACAGCACATTCTGCGTTCAGTTTGCGGACTCAAGTAAGTATGAGTCCATGGTGCCAAACACAATGTTTCAGGTGTTCGGTCTGACGGTTTGTCCGACAGTTGGCTCAGATCAGGTTTAACATTGAAGATTTCTTGATAATTTTTATCATGTAATTGATCCATGGTGTCTATGTATTTCCAAAATGCAACATCTTTTTCTGCATCATACTTGGTTGTCTTTACAATGTCTGCGTAAACAAAAATTTCTGATGCTCTATGTTGCGGGTTTACCATGCCTTCTAGTGCTGTTAAAAATTGTTGTTTTTCAGATTCTGGCGCACCAGCCACCAGCAAATGAGTCGGTAATGTCAACTGAGTAAAACTAATGTATATATTGTTAGCAGTGCAAAACTCTATCAATTCAGGCAAGGCCAACAAACTGGTTCTGCTGAACGCATGATTAACAAAAACTTCTATTCCTGCCTCTTTAAGACGGGCTATGTTGCGTACCAATACGGACCAGTCTGATCCTTCTCTGATGTAGTCATTTTTCTTGCCCACACCCTCAAGGCTCACATTAATTTTTGTTTTAAACTGTTTTAATAATGTGATCCAGTCTTCACTAAGCATGGTCAAATTGGTATTGATATGTAATTCTACATTGCCGGGATTGATCACTGAACGTAGTACTTGTTTGTACTCCGGAGTAATTAGTGGTTCTCCACCGCTGAAGTGCAACATCTCTACATTGGTGGCCACACGATCTAGTAGACGTTCAATTTTTTCCGGTTCACTCCAGGCACCGTTGCTGTAGTTATTAAAGCGTATGTCAATTTTGTTAAATGTTTTTTGATTCTTTTCGTATTCGTCAGCCCATAAACTACTTTTTTGTGGGGAGCACATGATACACTTGATATTACAATAGTTTCCAATTCCCATCATTAAAAATACAGGCTTGGGTAGAGGCTGTTGGATATTTTGATATTGAGCCCAGTGTTCATTCTGACGCTGGCGGTAACTTGATATTCCTTGTTCTTCTTCTTTCCAACAACGATTGCAGCCTTCGTGTTTTCGCCCGGCCAGCATGTCTTGTCTAATCTCGGTCAGTCCAGACTCCCACCAGGTATCAAACTCATGTACTTGATATTGTTTGCCATAACGGTGGTCATACGCACAACACGGCAACAGTTGATCGGTTGTTTCCATTAGACCATGTATAAATGGCAAAACACACAGGGGTTTATTTAAAGAATCACTCATTGTTTATTATACTGGTAATTTAGTATTTTTGCAAGCTCAGGAGAAGAATCTCTGAGATCAGTTGACCTTAGTTGATCATAATGGGTTATTAATTCCAGAGTAGCTGATAGATCATTGTTGCTGTTTCCGTGACGCATGAAATCGATCACAACAGAGATTTCTTCATAATTTGCAGTCTGGTTCGCACTGATTAAATGATGTATTATTTGATCTTTGATCCCTTGTGGCAAATTAGCAACGCTCAATGCTGGATTATAATGTAAAAAATTTATGTTTACATAATCTAGCTGTTGCGTATGTAACCAATCTAGTATTTCTGCCAGATATAACACAGTATAAACACTCACAGTGCAACATGCTTCTAGAATGATATTGCTGTGTCTTGAACGCAGTTGTCTGAACTTTTCCAAATTGGTTAATACCATCCCCCAATTTCCGTTGGATCTTTGATATTCATATCTGGATCCAATATCATCTAGGCTTAGAGCTATTTTAATAGTCTGAAAATCTTTCCAAATTTCTTCTGCAGACTCGGGATATACTGTGCCATTTGAGTTGTAATATATTTCTGTGTCATGCGAATATCCTTTAGCAACCATGTTGCGTAACATATCAAAGTGCTCTTCGATCAAGAACGGTTCTCCGCCTGATATGTCAAACTTTTTGATTTGGCCCAGAACTTTTTCTAACTCGGTCCAGAACGCAGGGCTTTCTCTTGGCCAGGCCCCATCACGTAACATTTTGTATTCGTAGCTGTGTTTTTTACGGTCAGGTGGCAATGTTGCCACCTTTTCCGACGCTATCTGGCTACTGCTAAATGCACCACATATACGACATTTTAAGTTGCAGATGTTGCCCAGTTTAAGATCAATGTATTTCAATGGTATAGGATCTGTAGTATAAGACTGGTTGTCAAGATTTTTTGCCAGGTCAGATTCCAAGGTTTGTAAACGCTTGCTCTTGTGACCAGCAACTTCAACATTCCAGCAACTGTTACACGTCGCAGGACGGTTGTTGTCCAGGAATTGTTGACGTAGTTCTTTCATGGACTGACTGTTCAGAATCTGGTCAAATGTACTTGAATGCAGATTAAATGCAACACCGTTGTCGTCCACAATTTCATCACGGGCAATACAACACGGTCTCACTGTGCCAACAGGTGTGGTTTCAATTCCAAACCAGGGCACAATGCAAAAATTTTCACTTGGTATTATCATAATGATTCAACATATTCTTTAATAGGGTCAATAATTTCTCTGACGAACATTGTACTTACTAAAGTTTGATCAAAGAAACGATTGTGATTGTGCGCGAGTTTTTGTTGTGTTAATGTATCATAAGGCACACAAGCATAGCGTTTAACTGCATCTGTTACTGCCAATAACCTAGTGTAATAGTCTGCAATGGTGTCATAATTTTCATCAAATAGATTGTTAAATGTTTCAAATCCTTGTGTGTGCAGGTAATTCAATATCCCCGATTGTCCCATCACAACAAATGGATGATAAAATGCCATGGGTTTGAATATTTTTTCTGTAACAAACATTTCTGGATTGCTAATTTGACTTTCTGCCACTATGCTGAAATGTGTGCGGTCATACCAGGTAGGATTGAAATGTCTCTGATAGTCTGGATGGTCTTGTGGTAAATCGTCGGGCAATTGACGGCCATGTGAATTCAAACTCCAGATTAAATTGTCCAGAACACTACTTAGTTCAATCACAAGATCACGGCGGTGACCGCGACCAATGCGCATGGGCATGAGAGCCAGGCGATCATATGTTTTATTTGGCTGATATTGATCAAATCCTTGTTGGGTATACATCAAGGATTCGTTGTACCAAAACCAATTGGTGTTTTGCATCACGTGGTAACCAGGGTCATCCTTGGGGAAATGAGTGTTTATAAAATTTGGTATTTCCCACATATTATCTACCAGTACTTTGTATCCATCTCTGAGATAAGATATGTACCAATAATTAGGATCAACACGATGTAGTTTAAATGAATCTACTACCAACACATGATCTTGACTGTACATGGTATTTGGCTGCCAGATCACAATGTCAAAATACTGTCGCAACAATGACTGAATGTGTCCATGAGAAAACGAATTACGATCATTGTTATGCAACAGCAGTTTAAGTGGCATAGGTGTAGTTAATCAGTGCGGCAAATTCAGGTTCTACAACTGATAAATCTTGTTCACGTTTACGATCTAGATCTCGCACACGCATACGCAGTATGCCACCATCTGTTGAAGCGCCACGATTCATAAAGTCTCTTATGCGATCAAATTCATCTCGGTAAATGGTTTCAACTGAGTCTAAGTATTCTGTAATGGCTGTTTTGGCTGTGTCTGGCAAGGTGGCAATAGAGAAGTACCAGGCGTCGTGCATCATGTTCCAGTACACAAAGTTAAATGCGTTACGGTTGCGTTCTATCCAGGCAGCAACTTCGCCTAGATAACGTACATTAAACACGTTCACAGTGGTGCAGATCTGTAGTTGAATATTTGGATAGTCTTCCCGGAGTAAACGGAAACGATCAATATTGAACACCACATCCGCCCACACAGCATTAGTGCGTTGATATTCAAAGCGATCTCCTATGTCATCAATTGAAAATGCTATTTCTACTGTTTTAAAATGTTTCCAAATAGCTGGAGCCTTTTCGGGGAATTGTGTACCATTTGTGTTGTAGTGTATTTCAACTTGATTTGCAATACCACGGTCAACAATGCCCTGTAGCATGTCAAAGTGTTCTTCAATCATGAATGGTTCGCCACCAGTAAATTCAATGTAACGAATGTCCGTTAGCATATGATCAATTTGATCCCAGAATGATAGGTTTTCTTTAGGCCAGGCACCTTGTTTTAACATCTGATAATGAAAGCTGGCTTTTTTGTCTTCGCCACGCAATTGGTTTAGTTCTTCTGTGGCAAACTGAGAACTGGACCAGGATCCGCAAATGCGGCATTTTAAATTGCAGATATTGCCCAGCTTGAGATCCAGGAACATTAGAGGTTTAGCGTCAGCAGTCCATTCACCTTCAGGCAACACATGTTTGAGTCTGTTAAGTGTGTGCATGCGTTTGCTGGTGCGATTGCTACGTTCTTCATTCCAGCACTTGCGGCATGTTTGCGGTTTTTCTCCTGCTAGAAACTGTTGTCGCAATTCACGCATGTGATTGCTATTTTGTATGTCCCCAAAGTTAGCTGTGCTGAGTTCAAACTTGTTGCCTGTGTTGTCAACTATTTCATCATCAGCTAAACAACAAGGGCGTACTGTACCAATGGGACTGGCTTCTAAGCTGACCCAAGGCAAAACGCAAAATTTATCGTGTGGTATGTTCATTTTAATGCCGTTAATTCTGGAATCACGTCCAAGATGTTTTCTCGTCTAATTTCATCTAATCGATCAGTTGTGCTCCAAAATTTAGGAATCAGGTGTGTGTTGTCGGTGCTCATCATGTAGTTGATTGCTGACTCAAAGCCCACTGTGGCTCTGTGCAAGGGATCTTGCACCCGCAACCACTCCAGGTGTTCTTCAAACTTTTGTTTGACCTGTTGCTTGTAGGCCAATGGGGCAATGTCCAGTCTATATTGCACAGGATCCTGCAATATATTTACATTTAGATCCTGTGGTTTTAACAGTCCTTTTTCCACCCAATCTCTGTGAAAGTCCGGTAGGTGTAGAGCATTCATAATGCTGAGTGTGGGAGAAATATAAAAGTCTACCCCTGGACAAATTGCCAGCATGTCTCTGCGGTTTTGTTCTACCACTGCCCAGTCTGTGCCTTTGCGTATGTATTCACCACGTGCGCCACTTGCATCTAAACTTGCGCCCACTGCCACACTATCAAATTGTTTCCAATATTCAAATACACTATTACCTTTTAAATCAGTATGTGTGAAGTTTGTGTTATATATCAATCGTACATCAAATCTTTTGCGTTTTACTAACTCGTCTAAGATGCGATAGTGTTCTTCCATTAATAACGGCTCACCGCCAGCAAAGTAAATCTGTTCTACGTAGTCCAGGTGAGGAATCAACTGTTCCCACATGTCAGTTTCAGTACGTCCAGCATAATTAAGCACAGGATTTTTTTGCTTCCAATCGCCGCCGGCTAATTTGGCTTGGTCTTGATACCAGCTTGAGCTAAAAATATGTCCACAACTGCGGCAACTTAAATTGCAAAGATTACTGAAACGAATGTCCCAGTAAGTCATTTCAAACTCATCAAATGTGCCATTGGGCTGGGTTCTATGCACACGATCAATATGGTGCCCGTGATGCTTGTTGGCACTTTGTCGCCCTGAAAAGAATCCTGAATCTTCTTGCTCGTGACACTTACGGCAAGTTTCATTGGCAGTGTTGTTTAACATGTCTTGTCTGAGTTGTCGCATGCGTGTGCCATTCCATACATCTAACAGAGTTTCTTTGCGTGTGTTGCCATAAACAGGTGAATGGGTGGCATGGCAGCAAGGATATGCCTCGCCTGTGGGCCAGGCGTGCATGTGAATCCAAGGGTATATACAGAAGTTTTTGCTTTCGCTGAGTAAAAACTTGTCTTGATTACTGACTTCGTTCAAGCTGATTTTAATAGGGTTAGCTGATCCATATTGATACTGTTCTTTTCTACTGTAAGGATGCTGGGGCAACTCTGTTGTAGAAAATTTTCCCAACATGTATTCAAATTTTACAGGCACAGGATCAGAGCTCTGTGAATTGATATAGGCTACTTCTTGTTCAATATTGGGATTTGTACTAAGAACCACAGCAAAGTAATTTGAAATATCAGTTTCATTTAATGCCACTTGTATGTTCTTTAAAATGATTCCTGCCGAGTGGGCGTTCTTTATATAGTAATCATGTGAATGTACAAATACAATGCGTTGATTTTCTGCGTAGGCCGCTTGGTACACAGCTTCGCATTGTTTGCGCAGCCACTGAGTACTGTTCTCGTAGTTGTTAGTCCAAGCTGATAAATCAATTACGCCAACAACATCGTATTGTTTTTTTAGTTCATCTAGTGTCATTTGTTTAAGAGTTTCTTTAATTTGGGAAATGTCAGTTCAAAGTTTTTGTTTCTACGTACATCGTACTGTGTGTAAAATTCACTGAAGTCATTGTGTAACTTGGGCATTTCAAATGTGTCTGAGTGTGGAGTTTTGACCACATCCAAATAGTCTATTAATCTCTGCGTGTGATTTACTTCGTGTTCTTGCAGTAAAGGATTGGTGATATTGGTTGCAAGCCACGTAGCCAGATCATTGCGGAATTGATTGCGTAGGTCGTCAGGTAAAACCAAGGCTGATTGAAAGCTAGGAAATCGCAATATATTTAACGTAAAGTTCACCCGCTCGCGGCCGTATGTGCGTTTTAGTTCCAGCAGTTGATCCAGCAGTGCAGGCAGTGTGGTCAAGCACAGAGCATTGATTGTACACATCACGTGTAGTGCTTTTACTGTGTTACTCTGCAACAACAAATTTACATTTGACAGCCATTGTGCATAGTCCAGGCCATCACGTATGTACTCTGCTGATGCACCTGTGGCTTCCATGCTGGTGTACAGTTCCACATGTGGAAGTGAGCTGATGGCATCAATAAACTCCTGGAGTTTTTCAGTTTCAAAACTGAGATTTGAGTTAATAGCCAGTTTTGTATTGGACTTGCCTTGATTCAATTTGAACCAGTCAATCAGCTTCCAGGTGTAGCCTGACATTAGTGGCTCTCCGCCTGTGATTCTTAGTTCTTGTAAGGTTCGATGGAGGTCTGTTTCCCACCATTCAAAGAAGGCGTTGACATAAGGATTATCCTCACCGAATTTATAAAGTTGAGCACTATTATGCTCATGAGTAAAGTGGTTACGACCATCTGACTCCAGCTTGACATAAGGTCCATTTCGCTTGATGTCATTGACCCAGGTGCTTGAAAATGCAGGATTACAATAACTGCAAGCAAGCTGACAAGTGCGATCAAAAGCAATTTCCAAGGTGCGTAGGTTGACATCTTCATGTACAGGTGTGTTAAATGCTTCATTTAATGATTCTATAGGATATATTCGTGATTTATACACACGGTCACTGATGGCGTCGCGGCCCATGTCTTCAATCTTCCAGCAGTATTCACAGCCTGCTGGACGTTCGCCTGCTAGCATTTTTGCACGGTCATCACGTTTTTGTCGTGTGTTGTGCAAGGCAGCAGGATTAATAATTACTTCTTTTTCAGTAACGTGATGTGCTGGAGGATGGTGGCAGCTTGTGGTCTGCCCTGAGCCCAGCCATATGGTAGCATTGTACCATTTAGCGGCACAAAAGCTAGCTGACTTGGTGTCAAGTTGTTGTTGACGAAATTCTAGATCGTTCATTTAAAAATTGCTCTAATAGTAATGGAAGTCGAGCACGTTGTTCGAGATTGTACTCCACAAGATGTTGCTGATTGTATTTACAGATGGCGCGGCTGGCCTCCCAGAAATGTTCGGGGCCGCCCTTCACAAGATAACGCACTGTTTCTATTATACGCTTGATCCTGGCATGTGGGCAATCAATTTGGTCGTACGATTCATCTATGATACTGTCAAATGTTTGGAAGCCTGCGTTTTGTAGATCTCGTAAGTAGCCACAATTGGCAGCAACCACAAACGGGTGTGCCATTAAAATGGGCTTGTAGATCTTTTCTGTTCTAAATGAATATGGATAATCAAATATGGTTTCAGACACTAAACTGAACCAGGTGTCTGTATAGCAACGATGATTGACTATGGCATCTCCCCAGGTGTTACCAAACAGCTCATGCTTGACAAAACCCGATGTGCTCACAGTATTTAATTGTGTCACAGCACGTTCTATTTCATAATCAGGAGGCAATAGTCTTATGGACTCTTGTTTGTCAGGCTCGAGCTTGGATGTAAATTCCATTTCTACTTGGCTGCCTAGATTGGACCACAATGCATGATCCAGCAGTTTGCGCTCACGAAGACCGTCAATTAAGCATTTACGGTGCGGTCGTAAGCGGCCATTTAAAAACAAAAACTCGTAGGGTCGTTGATCAGAGTACTCCCACAATGCTTGTATCTGTGCTGACCTGTTTTCCTGGTATTCAACAATGTTTGAAAAGTAACAATCTGTACTGAAATGATTCCATCCAGGTTCTAGGTCACCAGATGTCATTAACAATATGCGACCATCACGCACATGATCTGCAATTCGCAACCGACGTAGCTGTAGCAACACTGTTTCGCTGCCTTCTGCTGGATTGCAAAACACAATTCGTCCTGGATGTTCTGTGGCCCAGGTGGTTATTGTTGTCCAGTTGTCTTTTAACAGCAAACGGCCAACAATGTAAATGTTTTCAGGATTTAAATCAGGTAGTTGCCAAAACGATTCATCTGCATAGGGTTTGAGCAGGTCCCACACTTCGGACCATTCGTCGACAACAATCTTATGTGTTCCTAGCATGGTACTCACATTCTGCCCACCAGGAGCGCATTTCAGGAAACGTTTTCAGGAAGTTAGTATCTCTACGACGGTCGTGCTCGTTGAAAAATCTATAAAAGTCAGCTTTGGCCGCTGACAAGTTTTGACTCTGTCCTTCACGCATCCAAGCAATGTCACGCTCTAGTCGTTGTACTTCGTAGTCTTTAAATCCATGCAATGAATTTTCTTCTGTAACCATGTTGGCCAGCATGAAGTCTCTTGCTCGTTCCAGTTGTATAGCATAGCTTTCGGGCAAGAGTTGTAGGCTTTGCCAAGCAGGTTCTCTAAGCACAGGAGTGTCAAACCACACACGCTGATATGTTGTTGAATATTTTTTACGTAGTTCTAATATCCACTCTAGAAATGCCGGTAATCCAGTGACACCAAGATTGTTCATGGTGATGATAAATGTCAGACTGTTACGATGCGGTATCTCATGAAGAAATCTTTCAACATTACGAGCCATACGTGCATAGTCCAATCCGTGGCGTATGTACTCTGCCTGAGCGGCAATACCTGAATCCAAACTAACATACTGCATGAAGTGTTCAATACGTGGTGTGCATAGTTTTTTTGCATAATCCATGTACTTTTCAAACAATGCGTCTTCTACTGAAAAGTTTGATGTTACATTTAAATGTAGTTTGGGATTGTCATTCTCTAACACATAGTCAAATACTCTGTAGGTGTTCCGGTCCATTAAAGGTTCGCCGCCAGTCATACGGAAGTGTTCTAGTTGTGGATACAGCGTGGGCCACCATTCCCAAAATGCATCCACATAAGGATTGGCTTCGCGAGCAGGAATAGGCTTACGATTGCCCACAAAGTGTTCAGGAGCATTGTGCGGCTTTGATGTAGGATAAGCACCCTGCCGTTCTATTTCATCGCCCCAACTTGAACTAAACTGTGGACTACAATAGCTACACTTTAGATTACAGGCATGATTGAAATTGACTTCTACATAACTAGGCACAACATCATCTTCCTGTCCCGAGTAGTTCTTTATGCGTTCAAGGTCCACGGCTGCCCAGGGTTCTCCTGATCTATAATGACGATCACTCAGCTTGTCCAGGCTTTCCATGTTCCAGCAGTACTGACACTCTGCGGGCTTTTCACCTTGCAACATCATCACACGCTGTTGTTTTTTATGTGCAGTGTTGTGTAGGCCACCTGTGCGAGCAAGATCATCTGCGTTGATCTGATGCAAGGGCGGGTGATAACAGCTATTGTTCAGTCCTGTGGGCAAGTGAAAACTAACCTGTTTCCATTTTGCCAAGCATAGTGCAGGACCAAGATCCTGTTTCATTTGCTCTGCCGATGTCATGAATCGGCTCTGATCACCTTTGCTCATTACCAACCTTCTTGACGGCGTATCACATCAATTTCTCTGACCATGACGCCTTGGTTGTGCCAATTGCTACGATAGTGACGTTTGAAGAATGCACTTTGTTCTTGTTCTAGTATGGCCATGGGTAGATCTAACTGTGTGCCTAGATCAACACCAAGTTGGTTGCTGATCAGTCTTGGCTGGCTATCTTTAACTGTGGCCCATAATTCTTCTAGCGCATCAAACCATTGTACTTGTTTATGATCCCAGTTTGTGAGCATGGTCATGTAGGTGCCTTGTCGTGCTCCGGCAATGGCCCATTCACCATACTCAACATCTGTGCCCACGTTGTGCCAGATGGTCAAGTTCTCTAGATTCTTTCGGTGTGCTTGTTCTTTGAAGTCTTCCACTGTGGGCTTGGCGCCTTTGTTTAGGCACATCTTCACACCTTCACGAAAGCCGGCACGCCAGGCGTGGAATGCATCACCGTTGGGATATGTTGTTGAATAGCAGTCGTACATGGGCCAGTACAATGGATCAAAACAAAACTCTACTTCGGTTTCTGTGCGCCCATCTGTGGCTTCGTGTGTGCGCATGTTGTTGACAAATTCACGTGTCCATGAGCTCAAACCGCCATTGCCGTACATGAGTCCATTGATATGATTGCGAGCTCTCCAGCGAAACACAGCTTGTTCATAATCTGCTGTGGGAAATGTTATGGTTTGATTGAAAAACTCTGGATCGGGCATGTTGTCGCCGTCAATCAATATAAACCGTTCTGTATCGCTAGCGGCAGCGGCTGCCTTGTGTGCGGCATCCGATCCCTTGACTCCATCCACACGTTTGGCCCAGGGTACCATGTTGCGTATCTTTACCCAGAATTCTTCTTTCTGTGGTTCATCATAAGTCAAGTAAATGCAGTCTAGATCTGCTACATCAATTTGGTTTAAGGCCATGTCTTTGTTTGCTCCATCTTTGGTGTTCGTGTGTTTCAGGTACTACTATGCACACATCATCGGGGTGGCATGGTGTGCCCGTATCGCCGGGGTATAATTTAACAGTGGTGGTGTTGACAATTTCAAACAGTTGGCCATCCTGCACCACAACATTGGTTGCACTACGAGTAAATGCATCTGCATCAATGGTCAAGTATGTACCTGGAACATCTTCCATGCTGTAGAATAAGGGCTCGCCTTGTTCGTTGTAATACAGTCGATAGAATACAGGCTTGGGTTCGGGCATGTCTCTTAGAACTTGCCAAAATTCTTCATCAGTCATGTGTCCACTCCTTGACTCTGTAGTGTAAGGCTCCCCACTGCGCAATGGTATTGATTCTAGCTAGATAGTTTTGGTATTCAAGCACAAACTCATCCAACCATGATTCAGTTTGACTACCTGCATGGTGCCGTTTCATGTGTACAATCTGTGGATAGCCAGCGAACGGCATGGTACAACGTTCTGAGCCAATGACGTTGGCTGCCATAGCATACACTAGATCAGTCGAAGGTACATCTTCGGGAAACTTTATGAGTTTACGATAGTCTGCCCAGTTCTCAAATATCACACGCACAGTATCAAAGAATTCCTTGGCTGTTTCGCTAAGTCTCCAGTATGTGATGGCGTTGTACACATCTGGTAAGTTATTGGCATCAAACACCTTGCGGTAGTATCTGCTTACTGACTGCTGGTCTCGCCAATCTCTGCAACCTGTTGAAACAACCACATCACGATTGCGCAACAAGGTCCACCAGTGATCAATAGGGCTAGTAATCAGCATGTCTGCTTCTAGTTTGATTGTTTCACGAAATGGGGTTGCTTTAAATATTTGCCAGTCGTTTGCCCAAGGGTTGTCCAGGTCTACTGGATAAGGAAACTCACGCACATAATCAAACAATGGCGGATTACTAGCATCTGTGGCATTGGTTAACAAGCAAATTTCAGCATCTGGATGCCAGTACTTGATGGTCTTAGCCAACGTCTCGGCACAACCTACATAGTTGGTACCTGGAGTGTTAATTGCTACTATCAGGTAGCCTTGTTCGGCGATCGGTTTCAACAATGTCTCCTAGATGTTTTTTACCCATGGCATGAAAGTCCAGGCCTTCAAAGCCCATGTGCTTGAGTTTTTGATCACTATCAGTGTATTCTATCGTGTACGAATCTAGATCCAGATTCCTTAATAATTTTGTGTTGGGCATAACACTGGCTAAAGCCCAGGGTATTTCATCCACTTTCATTGTGTGCCCGCTCACAATGCCTAAAGCAATGCTGAGTGCAAAGTCGTTGCGGTATGTAGCACGATCAATGTTGTATAAGTCTCTATAGTGCTGCCAGTTGTCACGCACCATTTGCATAGAATCAAAGATGTACTGTGCAGTGTTGCTCTTACGGAACATCATTACAGTGGCCCACCACATGGGCATGTCGTATTTGCCAAATGAGTTTAGACCACGCATGTCTGTTTGTCCAGCCATGTCAAATGCTATTCTATGACACAAGAAGTCTTGTGATGCATTTAACAGGCGTTTTAAGTTGTTGCTGGCTACAACATAGTCTGCATCAAGCACAATGGTTTGGGCATAAGGTGTTAGATTATATGCATCCACACGTCCGGCATTGTGCCAGGTTACCGTGCTGTTGTAGTCCTCGAAATAACGTGTGCCGCCTGACTCAGCATCGGCAAGTATCACACGATCAAATGCAGTACCTGTGTATTTGTTATTGGTAACCACACTAACAGGAAGATTTAAATGACGACGAATATTATCAGCACTCCATTCGGCCATTGCAAGGTAATCAGTTTCCTCGTTGTTGAAAGCAAATATTAGCACACCCTGGGTCATCGTTGTTTTCTAAGTTCTTCGTGTTCCGCAAGCCAGCCGTTCATTTGCTCTTGCCAACGTTGTTGTGCTGCCAGTTCAAGTTCTCGTACATTGATCTTTACTGGAGTTTCATACAGATCTAATAGTACAGCTGATTCGTCAGGACATGTAGCCAATGTATTCAGTAGTTCAGGTCCTGCTCGCCACATACCTCCGGCCAAGGCAAACAACATACGAGCTTCGTATTTTTCTTTAAGTACACGTTTTGCGGCAACGTGATCAAACCGTGCTCGTGCATGAGCAATCAAGTCATCAGTATCCATAGTGATAGTATACGCTAGTTTTAGATAAAAGTAAAGGGGCAATTGCCCCTTTTGGTGAAGTACAGTGCTATTAAGCTGTTGTGGCTGCCACTGTGGGTGTGCCCCAGGCAGCAGTTGTCAAGTATGTTGAACTTGGTGGGAAATAGGTTACAATAGTTGTTGGGGCTGTACCAGGTGTTGCGCCACTTGAAGCTGTGCCACCAGTAATTGGGTCGCTGTCAGTGTTTTGCCAAAGTGTTGTGATTACCAAGGTGTTAGAACTTGCACCTTTTGCAAGCGAGTGTTGGATAAAATTGGCTGTGTATGGAGCAGTGTCGGCAAACTGTTTGTAAACAATGGTAGCGGCTGCGCCAGCAGTCAAGTCGTACCAACCGGTTGTGGTAGTCAATGTGGTTGGGGTGCCTGTACCACCAACTTTGGTTGTACCTGTATATGATGCTCCAGCGATTGTTTGAGTTGCTGTGCCACCAGTAATAAAAATGTCTCCGCACAATGTAGTTGCCAAGTCATTCCATTCGGGATCTCCGGTGTTACCAGTTGACGATTTTGCCACGTCAATTTTAATACGGCCACCTGCGTTGAAGAAATAACGTGCGGCATCAGCTGACGCAAATGTCACAGTATTAGTAAATGTAATTGTCCAACTTGCACCAGATGTAGTAGCAGTCTTAGAGTTAGTACCAGTCCATCCAGTAAATTGTGTACCGTTTGCTACTGCATTTCCGCGGTTGGTAGTGCAATTTGTTAGGTCAGTGCTTAGTGCTGCCAGAATATTAATAAGATTACCAGCAGTTGGTGCGGTTCTGGCAGTAATTGTTGTGCCTTGATGGCTGGCAATTGAACTGATGGTGTTGACCAAGCTGGCCCACTGAGTGGCAGTAACAGTGTTTGTAGCGGCTACTGTACCCAGTGCCGACTGCCCATATCCTCTATCTGTGGAGCCTGTTGCCCATATGGCGTTGGCGTTGGCGCCGCCTGTGTCATTAGCAAAACCATTATAGTCTGTTGCTTGTATTAGTCCACCTACTGAATATGTCATTTTCTTATCCTAATTAATTTATGCTTACAATGGCTTCAACTGTGCCTAGATCATCAGTTGTTTTATCCACTAATGATCTTCCGATCACGTTAAATGGGGTTGGTTCGCCGGCTAGTGCGGCACGGGCAATACCATTGCCGGCACTGACCAATCGGTCGCCTTTGGTAACTCGTCCTACGACTTTAACTGGTACACGCCCAGTCATTGCAACTGGCGGGTGTGTATCGTTTTGGCCGGCACCACCATTCATAGTGAACGCTGGTCTTGTACTTATTACTCCGAACACATTTTCGCTTAAATCTGTGCGAGATCTAGTGATTTCTTTGGCTCCACCAAGTTCTACCACAGTTCCTGGGTCCATGACTTCGTCTGCTTCAAATCGTTCTGCAACGTCAGCGTATAATGCTGTGGTAGCAGTGGCAAACACTTGGTTGAAGTAGTTAACGTCCGATCCGATATTACCCACAGCATTTGAACCTGATTTGGCGATACTTGGGGTTGTTAATCCTTGTACAATAATACCTGAACCAGATACTACCACGACGTTTGATGTGCCACCAATGTTGAAGTTGATGTTACCACCGCTTGCGCCAACGTTGGCTTCTGATGTGCCGTTTTGAATCTTTGTTACAGAAACGGCAGCACTGATACCTGTTAGCGCAGACCCGTTACCAATAAAGTAAACAGCATCAACGTTGCCAGAACTTGTGATATTACCTGTAGAACTGATCAGTCCGGTTGTACGTAGATTTCCGCCCTGCACGTTAGCTGTTGCGCTCATGTTAGTACCTTGTACTAGTGCGCCTGAAATAACGTTACCGCCAGTGACGTTACCTGTAGCAGTAACCAATCCTACTGTGCGAAGGTTGCCGCCATCAATGTTGCCAGACGAGCTAATGCTGGCTGACTGGAATGAACCTGCAGTGATAATGTTGCCGCCAGTGATGTTACCTGTAGCAGTTATGATACCACCTGTGCCCAGATTACCGCCAACAATTGTGCCAGTGACAACCGCAGTACCACCAGACAATAGGTTACCACCCGTGATATTACCTGTGCCAGTTAAGTAACCAGCAATATTGGCACCAGTTGATGTTACATTAACAGTAGTTGCTCCGCCTGCACTTAATGTCAAGTTGCCAGTGTTGGTTACGTTACCGGCTAGTGTGCTAGAAGCACTCTTGGTAACTGTGATACCTGGATAGATTGTTGGAAAATTTGTATTTGTAGGGGCAGCAGGAGTGAATGCACTATCAACACTAACAATGGCAATTTGCTGATTATTTACAAACAGGCTGGTAATAAAGTGTGGCGAGCCACCAGAATCATTAACTGTGCCTGGAATAGCACCGGCGGTGCCTTCACTGCTGGTATAAGCAGGACCAACCACAATAAAACTTGAACCAGTGTATACTTTTAACTGTTGGTTAGTTGTGTCGTACCACAAGTCGCCAGTGACGTTTGATGTAGGTGCTGTACTGCTGGCAGTGGCAGCACTGATAGTTTTAAAGATAGAACCGTTATAAACTTTGAGCAAGTTATTGGTTTTATCCCACCAAAGTTGTCCTGTTAATGGAGCACTGGGTGCTGTGGTGTTAGAACCATTTTCTAGCAAGTGGATAAAGTTTTCGTCTAAGAATTCACCATAGCCAGCATAGTTCTTACCTACTAGCGTCATGCTACTAGATGTATTGATTGTGCCGTCTGCTATTGTTGCAAAAACTGCACCATCAGTAAGATTAATTGTATATGCCATGTCAGTTACCTGTTCCTGTTATCAATATTTATACAGCATTAATATTGCTTAATGTCTGTATACGCAATGTATAGTCGATTTGAATCTGTCGATTCAAACTCTTTTGCACTGGGTGGAAGATCACGTGCGTAATTAACCGCAGATTATCTGCACTTCCGTTCCAGGCTTTCAGCCCTAATTCGTCAAACACATATTCACCATTGTAATTTGTGCTGTTATCAAATGCCTGTTGTTCGGGTGGCTCGCCGTAGTCCAGCAAACAACTTACCAAAATATCTGTGTAAACGTTTCCAGACGTGTGCAACACTGTCATTTTGTTATTTTCTGGATCTGTGTCTGCTGCCGAGTTGTCGTTGACTACTTTGGCATAGGTTTGATTGTACAGGTCAGCATTTTGACCTGTGGTGTTTGGGGGCAAATAGGTAATAACGCCTGTGGGATCCACACTAGATCCTCCGTTGCCAAACGCCATTTGATAGATGTATCCTGTATTACGATCTGCCAGGGTTTGTGCCATGGCAATTGAAATGTTTTCGTAGTGAATAGCGTTGTGATCATTGTAAAAAATCTCACCGCTAGCAGGGTCATGTATTTTAACGTGCCCTGTGATCTTAGCAAGCCCGGGAGTTATCATCCTCGTCCCTCCACAATGGTTTTCTGTGTTACTGGATCACTGATTCTAAAATGTGCCTGTACACTGATTGTGCCCATTTCGTTTGGACGACGTGGGCGTTCCTGCTGTGGAGCAGTAGCTACGGGCTTGTTTGGCGTTGTGTTTGACATGGTCTTTTATTTATGCGTGTTATAAACCACGCAAGAACCTTGCGGCTTGTGTGTTAGTTTCTTGTAAAGCAACACCATCCGAAACAGTGCTTATTGTGCCAGTTCCAGTGCCTGGTCCGGTGGCAACAAACAATATTCCCACGGTGTTTTCTGGTGCGCCAATTAGGGTAAAATCAGTATTTCCTAACGCATTAATAAAGTAGCTATCGCTGGCAATTGCTGTGGTTACTGGACGAACAGCACCGTTGTTGTACCAGAAATATCCACGACGTTGTGCAATAGTAACAGCAGATCCAGCGGCTGGAGCCACTAACGGATTGTACGGATCATTATCAGTGATAAATTCTACGCCAATTGTGTAGGGGTTACCAGGTACCAATGGATCTACAGTAAAGATGGTGTAGCGATATTGACTAGGTGTATCAACTTCTGTTATGGGATACTGACGAATACCACCAACATACACTTCGATGCTGTGATCAATGTACACAGTACTAGAATCTTTAGGATCCACAATAGGTAGATAGATGCTAGGGGCATAGAATATAGTGGTTGATCCGTCTGCTAATGTGTCATCTTTGATGATTCGATCTTGGTATTCTTCGCCTAACAAATTGCCACGACCCATGTCATACACTGGGTCACCAACAATATGGTTGTCAGCACCAGTACCAGCAGTACCTCTCATGAGTCCTGAAATAGTATTCATAGCAGTGTTACGAGTACGATACATGATGCGTTCACCGCCAATAGTGCATACACCAAATATCCCGTTTATTAAATCAGGTTCTGTTAGGTGAGTCGCATCACGCACATATGCAATGTCAGCTGTTGCGGACATGCTTTGTACTAACTCTGTAGTTGTGCTGGGTGTAATTCTATAAGTTGCCTGTACTCCACGCATGTCCTGGAACACACGGAAAGCCATAGCTTCTGGAACAACACTATTGGTAAATTGTTGGATTACTGCAATATCACTAGAAGCAATTGCTCCGCCAGCAAAAATTACGTATTGTCCTTGTACTGTGTAGTCTTGACCATCAAATAATCTATAACCATTGAGTGTTACCCAAAGTCGGCTTGCGTCAACACCGGGTCTGCCAAGGTCAAATTGATTTGATAGCAAAGGAATACCTTCAGAGTAGTCGTATGATCCTGGATCATTGTTAACTACTCCGGTGTCAAATGCAGTAGTATCATATGGTTCATCAATTACAACACCTCCTACAATAGGACCTTGATAAACTTGAGTCAATATATTTTGTTGTGATGTATCATTAAATGTACCCACAGAGATAGTGGCTCCGACAGGCGGAGGACTAATCAACTGCAATTGCGAGCCTGACACAAAGTACGATGCCGCAACACTTACTGATATTAAAATTCTAGCACCATAATCAGGAGCGGTTATAAACTGTACCTGACGACCTGGCGTGTTAGAACCATCCCAGTTGCTCACGCTGTAGTCTCCAGTGAATGCACCAAAACTTTGTGTTTGCAACACGTCGTCCACAAAAACCGTAACGTCAATGATGGGATTGATAATTGATTGCGGATAGCCACCTCGTTGTGGCAACCCAAAGCTGGTGGAACTGTTATCTCCAATCCACTCAATGCCTTCATATGGGCGCAATCTAATGCCATCAATTTCCACAATCATGTTAGGTATGTTTGTGCCAGCAACTGAATTGGTTAAATTCACAGTTTTACTAGTATTGATTGCCGGTGTAACTGCAAAATATTCAGTTTGCAGAGTACTCCAGGAATATTGTACTGGAGTTGTGAATCCAAGTATTGTGATATTGAGAGCATCGGTACTAGAGTACTCTTGATCCAGTGTGATTTTACTCAGTGTTACTGGTACAAACTCTTGCCAGTATGCGGCATTGGTAATATCAATTCCAGCAATGACATTTTGTAATGCTCGATAATAAGTTGTAGGTCCAGTAGTATACACTACATCAAGTTTGTTGTAAGCAATCAACTGATCCCACTCTGTTCCTGGATAGTATGGTTCCCAACTATCTACTGGAGTAAGAACGCCATTGACGAATAATACAGCTTGATAAATTTCGGTAGAATTTACCGGAACTATCAGTGTATCCAAAACATCACTACCAACATAATTTTGTCGATACAATTGACTTCCGCCACCTAGTTCGTACGCTGAGATATTTACAATTTCACCAACAGAAACTCTAGCAATCATATCAACAGTGCGGTTAACCCAATCAACAACAAAGTCTACATCGGGCACAAGATCTAGTCCTGTATTAACATTACTAACTTCAAGGTGCACTGGGTTTTCTACTAGGCCATCCCAGTTTAACAATTGGTCTGTTTCGTAGACATATCGACGGCTGGAAATTTGGAAGCCGTGTCCGTCTGCGCCGGCAATGTTATTGTATAACGACCAGTCTGATCCCGGGCGTGTGTACACACGCATGTCCAGGGTATCAAATTCAGCACCATTGACTAATTCTTCGGGTGCATGTCCTTCGTACAATCCAATGAATTCACCACCATCAATGTTGATATCCGAATATCTAGTGCCTAGATAAATGTCACCAAAACTGCTGGAGTATACAGCGTCTAAAATTTGCAAGCTGATGGCTTGCATGGAGCCGGTTGCTGTTGTTAAATCAAGTGCAAATCCACCTACATCTGTACAAATAGTAAAATGCGTTTGATCAACAATGTCTTTTACAAAATAGTTAACATCTTGTTGTATTCCACCAAACGTAGTGCCCAAAAACTTGATTGGTGCAGTTGCTTGTAGTCCTAGAGTGTTGGCGCAGGTAATTTGATTGTTGGTTGCTGAGGTTGCAGTGCATTCAAGTTGTGTACTATTGGGATTGCTACCCAAGAAGTAATCGCCCCATACCTGAACCCCGGGATAACCAATGCCGTCAATCAGCAGAGGTAAATCAACTCCAGGCTCGTTCACACCTGGCACATAGTAACCCATGGTACGATCAACACCGCTAAGATCATTAGCAGGAACCAATTGCCATTGATCTAAATTAAATGTTGGCCCAACTACTGCTGTTGAGTCAGTACTGGCAGCTCTCCAAACTTGATCGTCATATCTAACCAGCGTACCATCTTCGTAGGTGCCGTTTGTGTTCCAGGTTAGAATATTTGTTTGGTATTGATATCGGTCGTATTTGATAACTGTGCGGAAACTACGAACAAGATCATTACCTATCACTGCATATGCTTGTGCACCAGATCCATTGCCTCCGCTAAACACCACAGTGGGTGTTGCATAATATCCTGAACCTGCATCGATGATTGCAATGTACAATACCGATGCTGTGCCTGACTCAGTAACTGGGCCTAGGAATGCTTGCAGTATCGCCGGTGTTGTTGCATCACCATCGAGTGTGACTGTGGGTGCTTCAGTGTAGCCGCTACCGCCAGTGACCATCTTGATACTTTGCAAATTCAACAAGTAATTGTTGATCCATTGGCTATATGGCCATGCTTGCCATACTAGGCTTGATGGTGGCGTATCACTTAATGTGTTGTCCTGTTGATGTGTGCTATGCAAGTACGGTTGTTGATAACGAGGATCAGTAGTATCATCAATATTCAAAATTGGACTGGTGTATTGTGGCACAACCAAACTGGTGTTATAGTATGCTGGCACATCAAAGTCAGTTATGTCGCCAGCGTATGCATCTTGACCGTTGTACAACAAGTTAAATTCACGAATTTGCACGTGATAAGGTTTGACTTCTTGGATGTAGTCAAGCACAAACTCTTGATTGTCCTGGCGATAGTTTTGGAATGGTTCTAGGTTACGAATATTGTGATCCACATCAATCAGTGATGTTTTAACCAACCATTCAGGCGCAGAGAATTCACTCAACACAAAGTTAAACATCAGGGTCAATGCTTTGTTACGTTCAATTGCAAGTTCGTCGATAAACAATTCTTCATTGATGGCTTGAATAATCTTGCGTGTTTCAATCACAGGTTCTTGATCGTAGTACTGTGCATCAAATACTTCAACGTCAAATCCAAATCGTCCCAGGGCATAGTTATAAATTTCTGCAGAAATTTCAATTGTGCCGTCTTGTAATCCCACACGTTCCCAGCCAAGTTCAGTAAACAAGTAAATTTCAAACTTACCCTGAGCGTTAGAAATAACTTCTACACTAGATCCGATTGGTACACTAACTGCTGCCAATGCACTGTAGTTAGGAACTTCAGCAATAATTTTGGTACTTGAGTTATATCCTGGTCGATACCAATTGACATAACTCCAGTATCTACGAGTGTCGTAGTTTTGCACACGAGTTAACACCAGCTCTTTTACACCGATCAACACACCTTGGCCATATTGCACTGTGTAAATGGTCCATAGTCCGTTATTTCGGCTGTCACTGGCAACCAAATATTTGTAACCAATTGGCACCGCATTGATATCTTGGAAACTTAAAATTTCCAAGTTGGCCACACGCATGTTCCAATTCGTAACGCCAACAGCCGTTGATGGCGGCTCTGGTTCGCTAGAATTTAACAGCACAAAACTGCGATTCTCAACAATTGGGTACAATGATAACACATTGTTTGTGCGCACAATGTAGTTTTTTAGAGCTTCAAAGCGATCCACAAACATTGACTGGCGTGGACGGAACTGTACTCCGTAACGTTCAGCGGCATTTAATGTAGGATCTGGGACTAAATTGCCAGCAGTGTCAACACCACAGAAACTATCTTGCAGTTTGCGGTACAAGTTGGTGCTCAGGAATGCATCCGACTTGCCTTGAGCAATCAACTCATACTCAACGTGAACATTATTATCGGTATATTCGCGATCAAATTCAACACTGATCACTGTGTCTTCTGCTTCAATGATTGTCGTGGCATTGTAAATTGCTATAGTACTTGCATTCACCGGAGCAATGTATGCAATTCCACTGGCTTTGGGATTTTCAATATAGTTGGCCACAGTCTGTGGAGACAACGTCTTGCCTTGTTGAGTAGCAACAGTTGTAAGTCCTTTGACCCAGAAATAGTAATAGGTATTAAACGTACCGTCAATACCTAATCTTGTACTCACCGTATACGAGTAAACATTCAACGGTGTACCTTCGCCGGTATATGTTGCTGGCGGCACACTAGATTGAATCCATTGATACATGTCAATGGAACTGCCCGGAAACACTTGTCCCCAACGACGACTTGCATACACGATATCATCTTGGTTGGGATCAATAAATCTCACTGTGCTAATATCCCACCAAACTTGACCTACATGTTCGCCCAGCCAAGTATTGCCCAAATTGTTAACTGGGCCAACATTATACCCTGCTGGATCAATTGCACTTATGTAATTGATATTTTGTTTGGCTGCTCCAAGGATTTTTCCTTGTAGTGGGTCGAAGAAATCAAATTGCTGTGTTCTTGCACTGGTTAGTACATCGTATGTGAACACTGAATTTAACAGACGAATATCTACCACTGGCTGTTGTACTCTTATTGGTGTCCAAGCTGGTGTACGAGTGGCATTTTCAAACACAAACACACGACCATAATTAGAACCCGAACTGTCGGCAGCCGTAGCATCGTTTCCTGATGCACCAACCATTAACACTCCGTCAACATAGCTTACCGATGCGCCAAACACATCATATGAATAAATGTTGCTGTCAGTTATTTGTAAACCAAACACAAACTTGCCTGGATTGGTTGCGCTTTCGTTTGCACTGCGCAGATAGTCATATGTGTACACCGCTCCACTTTGTACCACTTCTGAGAAGAAGATTGTGCTGTTCTCATCAAAGTCTGTCGTGCCATCATCAAAGATTGTGATCAAATATAATGTACCACGAGGTGCTCCTACCACTAGGTTAACAGCCGAATCATCTATGCTGAGACTTGATCCAAACCCTGCAAAATCTACTGGGTAAGGACTGTAAATACTTTGTGTGTAAACAAATGTAGTAAATCCAATGTCATCAAACGCAGATCCCACTGAACCCGGTGCCACCTGAAGTTTATTAGTGGGGGCTGCGGCTGTGGTGTTGGCCACAGCAATGGTCAAATACCCATTGGCTACACTGGCCACGACGTTTGGCACAGTTTCTGTAATAGACTGTGCCAGGCGCTGAAGACTGGTCTGTTCAGCAGTGGGGAATAAAATTTCAATATCTTGATTATTAACTCGTAACGTATCGCCAGGAGTTAATACAGGATCTTTGGTTAATGTTACCGTGCTGCCATATATTCTACTTTGATTCACGTTGCGTTGAACACTACCAGCTTTCCAGCCGTTGGTACTGTCTTGTGGTGCACCAATGTACAAACTACAACTGTATGTACAGATATCTACAGCATGGCCAAAATTAGTAAACTCCATTGGGTTGTCAACAACCGCACTAGACGAATTCACAGTCTGTTGTATAACTTGTTGCATCAATGAAAATTGATTTGTTTCAATATCAATTACATCGCCAATTTGCAAATCCGAGTTGATCGTAATGTCATTACCAGCAACTGTGAAACTGTTTGGTGCTCCAATAATGCTATCTGTTTGGTTTATCAAAAACACATTGTTTACTATAACACTCACAGGTGCAGTCACTGTGCCTAACACTGTGAACATGGTTGAACTAGGATCAGTTCCGTATATGAAACGTTGGACATTACGATCAAACACATACACACTGCCAGCATCAACTTTGCCATCAATGTCTTCGTCTTTGCAACCAACCATGACCTGGCGGCCATCAACTGTGGTGGTCACGCTGTAACCAAATTGCGCATCGGCTGCCAGTCCAGCAATGGTTAGTGTGTCAACATATTCATAATAACTCTGAGCTTGCACTGTGATTAAAGTACCGGCAGCAGGAACTGTTACAAATGTTATGTCTTTAGTTCCAGTATTAAATGTATAATCAATACCTGGTCGATACAACACCTCATTGACATATACAGAGAATGAATAAATGTTATCAACTGTGAAGAAGAATTCGTTTAATGAGAATACAGTTGTTAGTGTTAGTCCCCCTGGGCCGTATGCAATAGTAAAGGTCTCAACTGATCCACCTGATCCAACCGTGCTAACGGTTAAAATCAAGTTTACCTGACCGCCAAATTTGCTTGGTGCAAATGTTATAGTATCGCCGCCGGCATATCCGGTACCACCAAATGTGACGCCTACACCGCCAGAAACACTACCTGGTTGTCCTACTTCATTTCGAACTCGTCTAATAGTAAACTCAGCACCTGATCCTGCTCCAGAGGTAGTTGGAGTTGTAACGTTGTAGTAATTGCCGCCGTCAATGTTTTTACGATTGTAGCGATGAATGTCAACTAAAACACCAACTGCTGGTGCAGTTGCAAAAGTCACTACAGCCAGGCTGCTGTCAACTGTATAGTCTGTACCAAGAGCCTGCTCTGTTCCGTCTACTGTCACAAGCAACTGAGTGGCAGCATTAATTTGTATGGTTTGAGATATGTTAAAGGTCTTGGTAACACCGTCGCCTCTTACTTTGACAAACTGATCTTGCCAGTCAACCTGTCCATATGCATAAACTTTGTTGGCAGCAGGAGCACCAACATACAACCAACGTTCGTCTGTGCTGATTGCCACACTGTGTCCAAACAAGCCTGGTTCGATATTGTTAGGAGATATCAACAACTGCCACTGTACATAAGGAATCACACCGGGCTCACCAAGACTTGGATCACGGTAAATTACTGCGGCGTATCCTACATCAACTTCGCTGGCCGGGCCTAGACTTTTGCTGGCACCTGCTACTGCCCATGTTTGATTGCCAAAGTCTACTGCATTACCATATCCCCGCACACCAGTTATGTCAAGTGTTAAAATAGCATCGCCATTGGCCACTGGACTCACTGGTGCGTATTGATCACTGTAGTTTTTAACATACACATACACAGCACCTTGCTCTGCACCTGTTGGGAATCCATAACGTGGACTACCTACCAATGCGGCAAAACGATTACGAGCTTGGGTAACACTTTGCCCATATGCTTCAGTTGCATCTAGCAGTACTGGTGCTAGTTCAATAACATCCGAGAACTGGTTTTCTTTTTGTAAAACTTGCCAATGTCCCGTGCCGTCGTTGTCTACCCATACTTTGGCACCTGTTTGAATATCATCTGTGTAAGGTAAATTTATAATGTCGCTGGCTTGTGCAACACGTTGAGTTTGCAGTGTAAATCCAATGCCAACGCCGTTGATGACTGTTTGGCCTCCAGGTGTAAATGTATAAGCAATAGTAACACGGTTAATGCCCTGAACAGTTAGCACACGATATACGCCATCAATTCTCACATCAAACTGCTTGATAATCAGTCGATCGCCTACAGACAAGCCGTGTGGTTTTGTAAAGTTTACAATTGATGTTCCATCCAAATTGTCACACACGTGGTCAATAAATCCAGGAATATTAACACAACGATAAATGTCCCAGTCGTAGTTGTTGACTTTGGCTACCCAAACAGTGGCACCAACACTTACCAATCCTAAGTTGGCAGCAATAGTAGATCTTGTGCCAAGATCAAATGTGGTGATATCAGCATCTTCAAGGTTAACATATCCCGCACTTGGTAAGGCGGTGTCTGTGACTTCGGTCATTGTGGTAGGTAAGAAGTCTGGCGAAGTTAGCTTGTAACTCTGTCGCCATACATTGCTCAAGAAAATAGTTTGATCAGCTTGGCTTTGTTCTTGGGGTTGGATAACCTGTACTAGACTTGGGTTGGCACTTAGTAGTGCGCGATTTAATTTTAGTTCAACAAAGCTACGGTTAGCATTGGCGCCGTATACTGCACGTTGTACTGCCCAGTTTTCGTAAATTTGATAGTCTGCAGATTCTTTACCAAGGTTGGCATTGCTCAACAGCTCTGCTGAAAGAATTGTTCCTTTACTGCCCAGGAACTGTGAGTAAACATTTACCTGACTAACATCATCCAGATTCAATGCTGCCATGTATTCACGTGGACGGAATCCAATTAATCCATAACTCAACAAGTCGTTGTCGCCTTCTAGATTGGCAGTGTTAACACTGTATGAATTTTGTAGTTGATTTGCCTTGTTAGCAATATTTGGTAACAACCCTAACTCAATTTGACTATAGTCGCTCTTGGACCACTTGTTGAAATCAAACTCCGTGCTAGGATCAACAATGACCATGGCACTCCAATACTGATCCTTGTACTTGACAATTTGGCCTTTGCTGTATTTTTTAAGCCCAGACCATTCTTCAACATTATCTTGGTTCAAGATAAAGCCTTGGGCATCAACAGTTCCATTCCATTCGGTGCTGGTTATGCCAACAAAGTTCAATCTGCTCTGACGAGCGCCGGTAATAGGTTCATAAATCAAATCTCCAAACACACTTTGATTGTTTAACACAATCATGTGTTCAAAGTTTGTAAAACGCAAATCAGCAAAACTTAGACTTTGGTCGGTTAGCGGTTGTAGCGTCAATGTGTTCTCTAGTCGCACAATATTGATATTGCGAGTAGGCAACTCACGCTTGTTTTGGTCTAATATAACATTTTCACTAGTTTGTGTAATAATGCTGTCAACTACCGCGCCTGGTTTTGTAATTGTTAACGCACTGGCCAATGGGTTGAGATTGATCAAACAATTGTTTTCCCATCCTTGCTGACTCCAGTACAAGAACTCAACAACCATTTGATCCCAGTCCAGTTGGTAACCGTTGACTCTATCATCAAATACCAGCCCTTGTTCATTTAATAGTTTTCCGTAACTCAACAAGAAATCACACACGCTGGTTTGATTTGTAAACACATATCCATACGGAACTTGTGCCACAGTGTTGGTGTATGTTGTGGGCACCCTTACAGTAACATCGCCGACGGTGTATGGTTTTAATCTGCCAGCTGATTGACTTACTAAAATATCAAAGTAAGGTTGGGTAGTTGAATATCCGTAAACAGCATAGCCGCCTTCAACAATTTGTATCACAACTGAACTGTAAATCAACCGATCAAACGGTTGATTTTTGTACAACAACAGATCATAACTTTCATCGGGAATCATCAATGTTGCATTCAAGCTATTAGGGCTAGATTTTTCAGTGTATAATTTAATATACTGTTTGTCAGTAAAACTAGCTAACCTATAGCACAAGCGAACGTCAATGCTAGCAAGATTTGCTTCAAGAGCCGTGGTACTGTTTATGCCAGTAACACGATTATAGTCCACAATCCAGTTGATAAAACTGGCTTTGCTTGTGCCATTACCATATACTTGTATACCATTGGCATCTAGACGATATCGATCATTGTAAAGAAATTGCCCAAACTCAGCTTGGTAGCGATATAAGTCTCTGTCTGCGTATAATGCGTAAAACTTAGCAGGAATAGTTAATGCATACAATCGCATGATAGCAAACGGGTATGCACTTGAATTCCACCACGACGCTTCAACTGGACTGCCGTCCCCGGTGCTCCAGCTCTTTTGAAATGTTGTTTCGTTGTAGTTGCTGACCACACACTCAAATGGACTTACTAAATTACCCTCACTATCAACTGGTATTACTTGCGTAAGATTAGGACGAATATATGCTGGAAGTACATACGATCCCTGTGGGTTAGCTACAATACCTGCTTCTAGGTCATCCCATAACACCATGTTTTCTGATGTGTATGGCCCTGGCCCGTAAACATCATTCCACCATGATGGTCTAATACTGAATCCCAACATCTCCCACGGAGTTTTAGCAGGGTCTTGGGTGTCATAAAAATATTTGTAGATGCCGCGCCAAGATCCAATTAGATTTTGACTTGTGGTCAATTTGTTTTGAGAGCCGCTGTAGTTCCACGAGAACTCATTGCTTGCAATGTAATTTTGTGTGTTGTAATCTAACTTGTTCCATCCAACATAGCTTAAGAAATCTACATTTAATATATCATTAATTTCTGCCGACGAATATCCAGTGCTACGGAACTGTCCTGGTATTACGTCACTGACGTTAATTGGCACAGGATTACCATCTAGTTTTAAATTATTAAAAATACGTGTTTCAAATTCAAGTAATACTTGATCTCGAACATCGCCAAAAACCGGAGTTTGGCTGCCGTCATGGCCAACAATAACCAGTCGGGGACCAGATGTGGCATTAATTGTGGTTATTACTGGACGGAAAGACGGGTACAATCCCATCTTGGTAGGAGTGTTAGGAACAAAGTTGCCATAGGTGGCTGAATATTCTTGGATGGCAATGACATCACCAACAGCCAATGGTGTTAGTATTGTGATTCGCGGGCCATCTGTAGCCACTGTATAGTCAAACCCACGAGTCAACAACTCATTGTTTTTGTAAACCAACAATCCTAGATAGTTAGACGACGTGTAATTGTAAACTTGCACAGTATCAAATACATTAGTCGTGATCAAACTCACTGTGTATTTGTTTTCAATGTATACTGATCCAGATGGCACCATGTCTGACCAGTAGAATGGATTAGATTCTAGTCGTCCCAGTGTGATGTTGGCCATTGCTTCTACCAATATCTCTGCAGGAGTTTCTGTGTATAAAGTTAAGTTAGTAACTTCGTTCATCAACAGGTCTTTGAACTTTTGATATTCGCGTGAGTTATATTGTAATGAAGCAAAAATATTGTATTCTTTGCTACGGTTAAAATATCCTGCCAAGGTCAACGGACTACTTTGTTGCAGAATAATTAACCCGTAGGGTCCAATTGCGCCTAGGTCACGTGTGTTGTTTGCACCGTTAATTGTGCCAGTTAACGTGATTAAATTTTCGCAGATTGATTCGTAGTGTGTGCGAATAGTACCCAGGGTAAATGCATCACTATTGCCATTTAACGGATTGTTCTCTATGTTGATTGGAACTTGGTAAAATGCTGCCTGGCTTGTTTGATCACTCAATACCAATATCTCAACAATATCACCAATCACATAGGTATCATCCAGTGTGATGGTAGATGAGTTAGAGGTAGTTGCAAGTGTATACGTTCCTGGATCTTTGAATTTGCTACCAACATAAATTTTTACCGCAGGAACAATGCCATCGCTTTGTGCTTGAATATCCAACAGTAGTGGGCGGCCGTCGTATGTGAACTTAAACTGTTGTCTAACTTGAGATGGCGTGATTGCTGTGTTCCATCCCAGCAGTCGATTATACAACAATCGTGTGGCGTATTCTCTGGGAAATCCTGAACTGATCAATGATGTTGTACTAACGTTATCACGCACATACAAAAATGTATCTTTGTACAAGTTGTTTTCAAATACAATGTCACCAACGTTGTTTAAATTTAAATATTGCAACGGGAATTGCAAAATAGGATCCAAGATACCAGTTGTTCCTTGGGCATAACTGAATAATTTTGATCCAACAAATGTAGTCGACGGATACGTTACCTTGTTCCCAAAACTTATACTATCAGCATCATACACGTTAAACAACGGTGCTTGTTGAACTTTGGTTTTTAATTGTGCTTCAGTCCATTCAACTCCGTTGTACCAAAAGGTAACACCGGTAAGTGTATCACCATCCAGGCACACAGTACTTTGATCAATTAGCACGTCACCGTCAGCGGCCAGTGTTAAATTGATAATAGGTTGAGAAATCACTGGTGATATCGAATCTGGCGATACAAAATTAACTATCCAAATTTTGTTGCGTACATTGGCATCAGCATCTTTGGCAAAAATAACCCGACTGCCTTGGACAAAGTTGTATCCATCTACTGTGTAACCAGTGCTGCCTTCTACATTGCTAAATGCATCAGATTCTGCAAAGTCAATGACATTAACAGGCTGTTTACCTTCAGTGCCCATGTTGAACAAACGTATTCCTGCGCGGAATTGAATGATTGGACGTTTGGCACGATATTGGTTGTCAATAGTAACTTCAGTGTTGTTGTATTTTGCTGTGGCATTGATAACGTCAACGTGGAACCATCGATTGCTTCTGGACCATGCATTGAGATCTAGACTTGCACGATCAATAGTCAGGTAATCTAATGTGGATGGTTCTGTGTCAATAGTACTGGTATCAGCATCTACTACATAAGTTTCTGGACAGACAAAATTTGATACTGGCAACAGCCGTATAGCAACACCAACACCACTGATGTAATATTCTGTATTAATATAGCTAGACGGAACAACATCTCCACGGAACACAACTTTAAGTCCATTAGTAAATGCCACACCGTTGGGACTGGTGTAATTTTTTTTACCAATAATTTCGTCAATGTACAATGTGGAACTTTGTGTTTGGTCAATCAATCTGATTCGACCAAATATACCTGGGTCTGTGCCATCTTGGTAATACAGCGTATCTTGCGAAGCTGTCAACAAAGGTATTTGTTTAAACACTCCTGCATCGTTCTTGAACCATCCTGTGCTTGCATAAACGTTGCCATACAAGATAGTAAACTTTTCCAAGTCGTTGATATTGCCCACATTGGTCAGGCTGATGTAAACAAATCCAGCATTGTTGACATAGTTAATTTGCCAAATTCCACGACGTTGAGATACAGGCACTTCAAGTTGTTGTGCATACAACAAGCTGTCATAACTGCCCGGTTGTCCTGTAAAACTATCACTTTGTGTCAAGGGATCAAAAAAAGTTGTTTTGGTCCAGCCGCCTTGATCAGTGTCTATTGATGTACCTTCAAATACCAATGTTCTGCCGTCAAGTGCTGTGATGCCATCAATACCACCATAGGTAGCAATAAAGTCCGCCACAGTGATATTATTGATTTGATCAAATCGTAAATCAGTCAATAAATCAACGGATCCAAGGCTAGGCAGGTCATAATAGAACTGTTGTGCAGTTTTGGTAGGAACGTTAAATGTAATGGTACCTAGGTCTTCGCCATTGTTGGTTACACCGTACACATCTCTAGAACTGATGTTTGGGGTGGCAGGTATTTTGCCACTGATGCCTGGTGCAGCCTGTATCCAAAAACCTGCTCCGGTGCCTGCGGTGCCGTCAATAATATTAATTTGCCCACGCATGTTTGATTGCGTGGCACTAGAATAGTACAGCGTATCTGGTGCATCTTGTGGAACTACAAATGTCACAAGTCCTGTGACTGCACCATTATTGGTCACGCCTGAACTGTAAACATTGTTTAACCCTGTGGTGGCGGCTGTTTTAATATAGAATGGATATACTCCATTCAAGTTTAAATTAAACACATACGTGTTACCACGTGTTAGTGTCAGTGTAGGATTGTTAACATAATCAATAACATACGCACTGGTCCCAGAATTGGTCACACGATAATTTACTGTTTCTTTGTCGTTTTGTGCAACTTGAAAAGTATAACTGCCGCCGCGTACTAGATCAACTGTGGGGTTGTCCCCATTCAACCCAGAAAACGTATAAACGCCATTGGCTCTGGTTACTACAAAATTATCAGTTGCTGGTACACCTGTGGCAGCCACATCAACCGCACCCGGACCACCCGGCAACCAGAAGTACTGACTGAAGTTAATAAAGGTATCCCAGTCAACAAACGGATCCCAGGTATAGTATTCGCTTTCAAACAGTCTGTCTGGACGGGCTGAGCTGCCACCTTGATAGTCAATCGAATCAAGCAATCCGGGGTATGTGATGACATCTTCAATGGTATTGGTATCTGGCTTGAGGCTGACGATTCCTGGCTCGAGTTGATAGTCAGCACGAACCTTGGTTGGCTCTACAACATATTTTTCATTGGGGTTCACACCTGGGCCTACTGTGCGTCCAATGAATCCTTGAGTCTTTTTAAACTTGGGCTCTTGTATCAACTGATCCAGCGTGGCCGCTAGGAACTGTTTGTTTACGTCAGTCTGAAAAATTTCAGGTAAAAAATCTACGCTTCGTACTTTTGCCATTAAATGACTCCACTGCCGGGTGCTGTTCTAAGATTGGTGCTGGTCAATGCTTCAATCACCTCTATATTAGTTATGTCTGCGGCATTCACAAAGATTTCGTTGGGTTCGGATCTAATCTCATACAAGTCACCAAAGCTCTTCTGACTGTTTAATGGTACTAGCACCACTGAACTGATGATACTGCCAAGTGTTCTGTGCAAGTATCCTGCCAGTTCTGAGAAGTAGAAGGTGTCACCAAAGTTCCACTTGTCAATACTGAAGTAGGTGTTCATTGCTGCCACCACACTGCTCTTGATTTCGCTGGTGCTTGCTGTAGATCCTTGTGCCTTGATCACTTTGATTGTGGCTCTCAATTGCTGTGCAGCCTTGGCACCAAACAATGGTTTGAAGTTCACAGAGTTCAACACAATGTTGTCTGATATCATTTTGTAATCTTGTAGACCTTGGTAAGCAGTTGACAACTCGTCAATTGTAGGAACATCAGGTTGTGTAACTGTGCCAGTGGTGTCTTTGATCCAGTTCTGGTAAGAAGTATAATATGCTTGTGTTACCACATACAGGTCAATGATGTTGGTGGTACCTGGGTCAATACGATTGGTCAGCGGTGAGTTGTGGCGGTATTGGAAGTACAAGTTTTGTCGACCTGATCTTGCAATCCATCCTGACTGTTCAACCAATGTTCTGGCTCCGGCAACATTAATGCTCAGTAGATAAAATGCCGGTGCAACAATTATTTCGCCACTGCTGTTGTAGGTTCCGTAGGCATAGAATACTTGTCCAGGACTCCATTCAGCTTTTACCAACTCAATGTCATCAAGTGTGGCATAGTCAGAATTGACTACGCCTTCTTCAACTAGCAAGTAACGTTGTAAATTGTCAAAGTCCACAGTTTGTTGTAAGAACACCCAGGGTCCTGTGCTAGGAATATCAGGAACAGGCCCTACAATCTCTTCAAAGAAGTCTGGGTTGTCTGGAACACCGTCATTGTCACTGTCGCGGAAACTTACTAACACCTGGAAGTCGTCAACATAACCGTCACTTTCAACAGGTTGTCCAATGATATTCATATAGATATCACTTTGCAACGGTTTGCTGTCGTTTGGTTGTGTGTTCATGGCCAACACATTTATAAAGTCTTTGATAATTGTGCCAGTTCGGCTATCGTAAACCAATTGGTCATCATAGAAGAAGAAACGTGTTTGTAACACACTACCAAAGTTATATGCAAGTCCACGGAATGTCACTGTGTAGTTTTGGTTTTCAACCACAAATTGTGCTAACCAGCTGGCATCTTTGTTTGTGCCTGATGTGTCTCCAGCATAGTCTTGGCTCCAAGTGGCATTGGCATCAAGATTTGTACTGGTGATTAGATACCAAGTACCTGGTTCAATCTTATTGCCCTGTGGCGTGGTAATTTCAGTGCTAGCATATCCAATACCAAAATTACGAAACAACTCAATTTGATCGCCCATCTGTTGTTCTAATGACAATGGCAAATCTGTAATAAAAACAGGAATAATACTGTCAACTACTGCATTTGTTGGCACAAAGTTGTTGAGAGTTACTGGCCCAGCGCCAGACGATAAATTGCCTAGGCCGCCGTTGTATCCGTCGCCAATGATAGCTTGAGGGCTTGCCCAGATTTCTAAACTTTCATCAGGCTTGGTTGGTACTCCAGGTTGTAATCTATTGTTACGATCAAAGTAGTAAGTGATACCATTGATTGTAGGAGCAGTAAATTTAATAATGCTACCAACCTGAATATATTCAAAAACAGTTGTAGTGCTGCCGCCAACAGGAATAGCATTTCCATTGGCGTTTTTAAAATAGCCTGTGGTCTCATTGGCCAATGTTGTGCTTTGTTGCCAGGTGCTCAATGCTGTGGCCGAGTCTGTTATGTTAACTTCAGGTCGCGGAAAGTTAGAATAATAGAACTGCTTCATTGTGGCCTGTCCAATTTGTGGTTGAGCAGTGTTTGTCACAAAATCTGCAATTTCGTTTCGGTTGATCCAAGAGAATAATATAGTAGGAAGAATATTTTGTTCCCATACAGCACCATCACTAGAAAATGTGTTAGTAGACGAGTACTTGCCAGTGTTGTCAACTAGATCCAAATAACGGCTTGTGCCAATTGAACTACGATTCAGTGCTTTGGATTTGATAATACTATTATAAGCAGTGTACGGAAACAGATTGTAGTCTTCGCCGTTGACCATGCGGTTCTGTGTGTAGTATCTAGCAGGTGCACGTTGCTTGATTGCATCAATTGTTTCACGAGCTTGCGCATTACTCACTGGTTGAGTGATACCACAAGTGAATGTAATTGTTTGTACATTACCATTACGGTCAGTGTAGCTGATTGGCAACGTGACATTTTGCATTTCTTCTGGATTGATAATGTACTGCAAGCCATTTGACGCACGAGTGTAACAACGGAAGATACCCACAGGAATTTCTGAGAACACACCATCGCCAAATACCAAAGTAATTTGGTCATTGCTACGACTGGTGGTAGAATAGATAGGCCGCAGTAATACAGTTTGTTCTGCGGCTGCGGTGTACACACTTTCTACATATTGCCATTCGCGGTTGACATTACCTACGTTGGTAAGTTCAAACAACCAACGATCCTCATTGTTGACGCCTTCCACGTTGATGTTCACAGTACGATTGCTTGTGCGTTCTGCCAAGTTAAAATCTGTATTCTGCAATGTTCCTTGCTTGAACATAAAAAAGTAACCAGTATTGGCAGAACTAAAACCCAGCTGATCATTACGGAATAACACATTAAAACTTGTGTTTGGCACTGGTGGTGGTTCGTACAAGTAATCACGTCCAGCACTAGTAGATGTGGTTGCTTCGAATGGCATGTTGACGCCATCAACTGTGGCAGTATAAGGAATAACAGGCAAAAACCCTGGCACTAGATTCACTGCATACTCAGCCGTGTCCACGCCTAATAATGTTTGTCTGTTGCCTGGACGGCCAACACGTTGGGTATCAACCAAGGAAGCATTGATAATTGCTGTGAATTGTTCTTGCCAGTCTGGATTTGTGGGATCAGCCCAGTCAACTGTGACGTTGGATAAGTTGACTCCGTTGTAGTCCACAACGTTTTCTGTTGTGGTAACATTGAACACTTTCAACAGGCCTTGGGCGGCTGTGTTGCGCTTGGGACTGTAGCTCACTAGGTTAGCCAGTCGCACAACTGAATCACGTCGTTCCGCTGTGTCTAGATAATTTTCACGAGTGTTAAGGTCAGTACGGAAAGCAAGTGATTGGCCCATGAACGCAATAATGTCCAAGAGCGCAATAAATTCACTTGATTCAATGTAGTCATTGAATGTTTCTGGATAATACAAACGTAGATAATCTACAAAACTCTTGCGTAGAGTTTCAAAATCGTAGCTTTGAAAGTCTGCTTCTCTATACGTTTGATAGATCTGCTTCCAATCTTCTACACCAAATATTGCCGTCTGTCTTGTGGTTGTTGCCATTGTTCTGTAACCTTCTTGTCACTAAAGTATTTATGGTTACTAAAAACGGCGTAGTTATACGTAGGAGGCTACTCGTTGTTGCTGGTCAAAGAAAATGCTGAGTATTTCTGCATTTTGTGTAGGTACCACAGTGATTTGTATTTCAATCAAGATACCATTTTCTTGTGGATATGTTTGTACGTCACTGATGTAGATACGTGGGTCGCCGCCTGCCACACGCTGTATTTCTGCTTCTATTCCGTTTTGAGTTTGAGTAGTCTGTGGTTCAAACAAAAAATCCCAAATTACTGTGCCATATGCCGGACGACCAGGCAGTTGTCCCTGGCGGATATTGAACGCATTTAGCAGGTCTCGTTTGATCAAATCAAAGTCAGTCAACGTAAACTTTTTGTATTGATTAATGGTGTTAAACCCAATGAATGTAGTCATGATAATATTTATATGCTTTGCGTTTCGGCTTTAAATCGTCGAATATTTTCAAGATCGGTATCTAGCAATTCAATCAAGGCCTGAGCGTTTCCAAGTGCCAATCGTGCTTTTGTAGCCAACGGTTTGTTGCTGGCTGCTACAGATGTTGCCAACGCATCTAGCTTGCCAATAAGTGGTGTGACTTCAGATTTCAATGCTGTTATTCTTGCTTCTCTAGCGTCGACATTATCAGATGTCAGTGGCTCAGAAATAATTGCCAGATCCTTGTTTCCGATAGTACTGAGTTGCTTGCCAATTTCTTTTAATTCTTGCTCGGCTGCAGGGTTTGGAGTTCCTTTGCTGAAGTTCAAACTGGGAATCTTATCGTTGCCAATCACTCTACCAACAGCGGCATTGAGAGTTGTTTTATTAATTGTTCCCACAGATCCTGTAACTTGTTTGATATTCAATGACTCGTTGGCTATTTTTTCATCCACTAAGTTTACCGCAAACGATGCGTCCTTGGCTGTTTGATTAAACTTTGCAACAAGACCTGAACTCAGATCTGCTGTTTGCCCTTTGGCCCAGGCAAGTGTTGCAGTAACATCCTTGGCTGCATTTAATGCAACTCCGCTGAGTACTTGTACTGATAATTGATCTACAGGAAGTCCTAGAGATTTAACTTGAGCTAGTCCAGTAGTCATTAGAGTCTGTTGTACTTTGGTTTGTGCTGCCGGGTTAGTCAACATGTTTTGAACCTGATTAACACCATCTTTGCCAGTCCATACAGAAGGACTGTTCAACACACTGGTTATGGAATTTTGTCCTGCAGAAACATATTTGGCTGCCATGCCCGGTTTGATATATCCTGCTTTTTCTAGTTGATTAACATCAAGTCCAAAATTACCAGCGCCGCCAAAATTACTTACAATGTTTGTTGGCTGGTTTACCAGCTTGCTTGCCTGTGCCAGTGTTCCGGTAACCTGTGAAGTATCTAACTTTCCAATGCTGCCAAGTGCCGGCAATGCTTTGACAAAGTTGCCTGGATTGATTCCGTTGGCAACTCCAGTCTTGGCAAGTGCAGAGGTAATGCCGTTGGTTGCTTTGGAAACTGACGCTCCTATACTGCTTATGCCCGAGGTCAGTTGAGATTGTGCTGATTTTAATCCATCAGCTACTTGTGTGGCCGCGTTCAGTACATCACCAGCTTTGAATCCTGTCAGTCCACCTGTCTTGACTTGTTTTTCAAATATAGCCTGGGCCTGCGCTTGTGTTAAGGTGTTAGGGCCGGTGATTTTAAATGTTTTTGCACTGTCGGCATCTACTGGGGCGCCTGGTACTTGATCAATGTTAAATGTAAATGTTCCCATGTTATTCTGCCTGTATTTCTATGCCTTCGGGAACAGGTTCTGCTCCTGGCGGTGGTGGGGGTTTGCCTTGTTCAAGACTCAGCTTGACATCAACACCTTCATTGTGATAACTGTAAGGCTCGTGAGTAGGAGCACGGCTCACAATGCTTTCAAGTCCGTCTGTTACAGTTTGCCACCCTTTGCTAGTATCAAACTCTGTGTCGTCCATTACAGTTTTGACCACTGGTTTTGGCGAAGTTACTGAGGCTGCACTTGGTCCGTTTAGATCAATACCGCCTGCAGAGAATGTCAATGTACTGCCGCCTTTCCAAGAACCATTTGAGCTATCCAGTGCTAGTGATCCATCTGACTTGATTCCAATATAACTTTTACTGTACAATATTAAATTTTCTTGGGCAGTAGCGGTCAATGACATTTCTGCTTCCAGGGTGATATTTTCTTTGGCCTTGGCTGTGATATTGCGTCCTGCGTACATGTTGATATCTCGATCAGCATGCAAATTAATGTCGCCACGAGTGCGAACATTTACAGAGTTTGTGGCAAACACATCTACTGTGCCTTCGGATCCAAACTCCAACCATGTGAGTCCGTTGGCATGTGTGATGTAGAAGAAATCACCAGAGTCGCTCATGGTGATCTGGTGACCTTTGGCTGTTCGCAAACGGAACAAGGCATTGTTACCATCCGTGTCGCCATCATCCATCACTAGAGTGTGTCCACCCATGCGGCCAATGACTTTGACATCTTGTGGTTTTAGTTTTCCTGCGTCAATGCGATCTCTAATTTCACCAGGCTTGATACCACCTTGATAAACTGCCACACCTGGAGTACTGACTCCAAACACTGCACTAGGAGATTCACGTTGACAACTGCTAGCAATAGGACCGCGTTCAGGATCATTTATCAGGCCTTGTTGGAATAGTGCGGCTGCCACAACACTGTGAACTGGTTTTTGTTGTTCAAAGAATCGTGGATTGTTAATTATTGCAATGTTAGTGTCATTGATTTCTGTAACAGGTGCTTGGGTAGCATCTGCCAAGTACACTTTTTGATTTTCATTTTGTGGAACAAAGTTTGGTGCTGGGGAAGAGCCAATGGCTGGAATCATGTGATTGATTCCTTGTTCAGGCACAACTCCAATATAAAAACCTTGATCTCTGTCGCCGTTGATGAATATACAAACAACAGTAACTCCAAGATCAGGAGGAGTGAACCACATGCCATAACTGTTTCTATTGCCAGGATATGTTCCTGCTCCTGAACTGGTTCCTGACTTGGGTGTGGCACCATAGAAGCTAGGCAAGTAATCTACTGTGGTCCACTTGGTATCATCCGTCATGTTGCCGTCGTTGAAGTTGGTAATGAACACTTGTAATCGCCCTGCTCGTGTGGGATCAATGTTGTTCATTACTATACCCAAGAACGGACCGTTCTCTGATGGGTAGCCGCCGCGGTCTAATTTATAATTCCCGGGACGTCCACGACTGCGTTGTGTATTTTCTGCCATTGTAGGTCCTTAGAAGTCTTTCCAAATTGTTTGTACTGTATCGTCTGTCTGCGGTTCAGCGTTGGCATCAATAAAATTCTGATCCACTCCCATCTTTGGTGGTGCCAGAAACTGATTTAGGCCAATGTCCTGACCATCACTGCTGGATGTGGAATTTTGTTGAGGACCCGGAGATGAGTCATCATTAGGTGTGGTACTGGTGATTGATGCACTGGCTGTTTCGGTGTTATCAACTTGTGCTGGTGCTTGTTTTGCGCCTCCAGCTTTGGCGGTTGATGCAGTGTCTTCTGATCTGCCATTGGACCCGTCGTTTGCAACTCCGTTACTTGGTTGTGTTACTGCGTTCTTTAAGTTTTCAACAGGATACACATACAGCGTTCCGTCAATGGTTTGTTCAAATCTTCCTTGTCGGAATTCAGATACACATTTAGTTGCTAGATACACATAGCTGTTGAGTGGTTTTCTAGCACCGCCTTCACGACCGTAAGGATTGGCCAGGCCAGTGGTTATGTCATAGTCTTGCGGTCGTTGCCACTCAATTGAAAACATCACCTGTTGTGAATCAAAATTTATAGTGCCGTCGGGCAAGAATCCACCGTAATTAAAGTTGCCAATTCCAACTCCGGCGGCCACACTGCCTTGTTGAATCCATCCTGGGTCGCCCACAATCTTAACTTTGCCTTTGGCCAGGTCACTAGGATTGTACAATGACTCTGCTGCATTTGCACCAATCTCGTTGGCATCCGACTCTGCGCCTGATCGTGTTTGATCACTAGCAGCCTGCCATGTGTATTTTGTCAACTCTCTCATGCTACTGGTGTATTTTTTTCTTAACGCGGCCAGAGCATTGTTTCCTGGCTCGCTGCCAGTCATGGTCATGTTGTACATGTAATTGAATGTGGCTTGATAATCTAATACGTCAGTGTTTTCACCGGTGAACCAATAGCTATACTGCTTGTGTATTCCGGCAAATTTAGGAATAGGATAAAATTTACTATTGAAGTTTTGTACTCTGTAGGGACTGACGATATATCTGATGGTATAAGAATAATCATTACGTTCATAATCATAAGGTCCTGGAATTGCTTCCATGGTAATTTCGTACCAATTTAAGGTCGCTCTGGCTGGTACTTTGTTTTTAGATGACGTTTCGTCAACTCCTTCTTTGTCCATTTTTTCTGGGTCAGGAGTTTCTGAATTTTGCACAGCCGCTTGTTTATAGATATAACTGCTGTTGCGAATTGTTAGATCAATGGCCTGCAACAATTGTTGGCCTGCAGTGATATTAAAATTTCTCACAGTGTTGTCAGTTCGTTGTCTAGCAGTGTCTTTGCTTGTGGGATCAACAGCCGCTGCCGGTGCCATTGGACTGGCTCTTTGATTTTTTATTTTACCTGGCAGTGTGATTAGTGCATCTCTGATGGATTCTGCTCCGTTGGCAAACACCAGCTCATATTTGTCAGCATGTTGATAAACACCGCTGGCCACACGCTCGGCTTGCAAATCATTCATGGCACCCATGAGTCCAGCGGTAATAGTTTTCTTTGGGGTAGGAGCGGCTGTGGCCTTTGCCGGACTAGCCAATGCCGTACCGTCGAGTGAGTTCAAACCTCCGGTGGCGCTGTCCGTTCGTCTGGGATCATTTATCACTCGTCCGCTTGAATCTGTATTAGCGGTTGTGAATGCGCCTGGCGAGGCAGCAGTTGTGGCACCAGTACCGTACTTGGCGGCACCACCTAATAAGCCGCCCACAGTTGAATCACTCAACTCAAGATCAAACGGCACTGTGCCGCGGGCAGTTGTCCCAGCAATGTTTTGACCTACTGGTGCTCCTTCAAATTCATAACTTACCAGTTTGTTGCTCACTCCCCAATTGATTTTTTTGATAATAAACGGAACAAACTTTTCACAAACGGCATTGGGATCACTTAGGCCATCTTTGCCTTTGGCTCCTGGTCGTATTAAATTTCCTGCTTCGTCGTAACCATACCAACGTATGACCATGAGATATTGTGCCGCGGTATAGTTGATAGCACCTGCTTTGTTCTTGGGTGCTAGATCTTGTACTGCTTGATACAATCTATCAAGCAATGTGATGCCGCCAGGCTCGACCACGGTAAATTTTATATTGGTAACCATGTGTGCGGCGCTGGTTTGTTTGCCCGGAAACATGGTTTCAAGTGTGATATTGTCAATGTAAAAATCATCAGGAAAAAATGGATTGCGGCCAGCGTCAGGATCTTTAGCACCCGGAGTGGCCACGTTTGCTGCCAGGCCAATGCCCTCGGCCTCTAAATCTGATTGTGTGGCTGCGTTTGCTGTTCCCAATGCGCCTTTTGCACCGCCAACATTGGTTGGTGCTCCGCCTGTTTGAAATAGCAAATTATAACCGTTGACTTTTTTCTGTTTGTTTTTTATCAATGTTTCATATTGTGTTGGTGTCAACAAATACACAGAAGCATTGTATGTTGAGGTGGCAAACTTACTTAGAATGTTGGGCTGTGGTGTAATAGGCTGTGGATCGTTAAATCCGTTGTTGGTTTTTACAGCCTGTGATTCAGGAGTAGGCGGAATATTATCATCAACTTGTCCAACCCCGGTAGTGGTAGGTGCTTCTTTGCCAACATTGGTATTGGGATCAGATGCGGTATCTGTTGGTGGTGCCGGCATGGTCTGACCTGACACTCCGTTGTAGGTGGCCTGTGTTGTGTCAAATGTTTTGGTAGGCTGATCAGTTCCTGTACTTGATTCTCCCACGTCTGGTTGTGTGGCATTGGTTGGGGTAGTTGTTGCAGGTGGTACACTTACTCGTCCATCTGGCCCTGCTTGTAATGGCGGCGGCTTGCTGGGATTTGGTATTTGATCATCGTTGACAGTTTGACCAGCACTGGTGCCCGGAGTAGGTTGTATTGAATTTAACTGTGCTTCAAGCGCCTGTACCTGTCCCGGGATAGTTGATACTTCAGCAGTATATCTTGCAATAATAACTTGATTACTTTGCAAATTTTTGTTTAGAGTTGCAAGTCCGTTTTGTGCAATGCGATAACGGTTTTGTAAACTATTAATTTGTTGCTGGATTTCTGCCGCGGTAGCCATATGTTAGAATCCCAATGATGTTTTAAGAGTATTAAGTTTGGGCAAGAATATCTTTACACCTGACTTGAAATCCAAGGGCGGTGCTGTGAGTGTGTTGGGATTGCGTTGATAGAACACCCACCACAAGGCAGCATCTTGATACAAGTCAAATGCCAACAGGTCTGGACGATACTGATATGTTTGATTAATAATGAATTCCAAGTCATCAGTTTCTTTGGGAATAGGTCGATTGACCATGACATCTAAAAAGAATTGACTGTAGCCAGTTTGATAGTATGGACTTGTTGATACGTAGTTAGACATTACCAGAATCCTCCCTTGATCAACGCACCCGATGCAAACTCTTTCATGTTGAACTGTGTGCTCACTTGACTGCGTGTGTTGATTGGCAACAGTGTAATGCTGAGTTCAATTTTAGTTGGTACGTAGGTTGCCTGCGACGTGTTGTTGATGTTTTGATTTATCATACCCGGTGTTGGAGGAGTTGCAGTAGCGCCCACTGGTGGTTTGGTCAGTGTTCCTAACAATCGAGTCAAACTAGCAGATCCCAAAGTAGGAGCAATTGCACCTGTTCTAGCACGTTGTGTCAACAAATTTGTACCATAATTGTTAGGAGCATCTGCTCTTATATAGTCAACATCAGGTGGTAGGCTGTAGTTAAACTGCGATACCACACAGGGGTGATTGTTAAATTGATAAGCACCTAGACCACTTAGATAAGTCAGTGGAGGTGGTGCACCACGATAGGCATCTTTGGCACCGTAGAACATTTTGGTTACACTGCGGAAAAAGTGAATCACTGCCAACAAGTATGCAGCCTCTTGTGTGTCCTGTGCCGTGAATGTGGCACGAATGTTGATGTCATTCACACGACTGTTTTTGTAGAAGTATCCACGAAAGTTTGAGTGTGTGAGATCATACATTTCATAGTTGGCGTTGTATGATGTTTCAATTGACGGAGTGTAGGGAAATATAACTCCGTCGGTGTCGTATAATGGTTTCAATATTCCAGCGTCAATTCCGTCTTTGCCAGCTTTGTACAGGTAGTTTGCGGCAGGTGCAAGTTGTAGTCGTACACGCCAGTCTGCGCTGGCAGGTTGTTTGTACCGTGCTTGTAGTGTGGCTTGGTTTTTGGCATTGTCTTTGGCAGCGGCTGTGTCGGCTGCATCTTGATCGTTGATTTGATCTTGTATGCCTTGTGTGGTTCCGTCATCTTGCGGCAAGCCTTCGTCATCACTTGAATTAACGTCTGTGGCTTCATATTGTTCGGCAGCTTCGGCTGCAGCTCTTTCTATTTCGTCATCTACATCAATGCCGGCATTGGCAATGGCTTCGTCAACTTCTTCTGGAGACAACACTGGCAGCTCTTGTTCATCATTTTCGTTGGCTGCAATTTGTTCATCAATGTTAGTAAATTCATCCACAGCTTCTGGTTCAAAGTTTTCAACACCTTCGGCTGCAGCTCTTTCTATTTCGTCATCTACATCAATGCCGGCATTGGCAATGGCTTCGTCAACTTCTTCTGGGGACAACACTGGCAGCTCTTGTTCAATATTACTATTTTCAAATTCATCCACCACTGTAGGATCACCAGCTTCAAACAATGCCTCAGTTTGTTCTTCACTTAATTCTGTGACTGTTTCGTCAACTTCAACAAACGAATCAACCAGTCCTGGTTCAGCACCGTCAAACAATGCGTTGGTTTCTTCTTCGCTTAATATAGTTAGAGTAGTTTCTGACTGAACTTCTGCATTGGCGTCAAGAAAATTCTGATCCACAGCAGTTTCTGGATCATTGTCAGCAACTACTGGCGCTCCTAGCTCATTGCTATTAGCAGTAAATGCATCAGAATTTTCTGTAAGTACTCCTTGGTTAGTTACTATAGAGTCTGACTGCTGTTCATTGTTTACTGTAGCACTATCAATATTGTTTTGTGCTTCATCAATTACGGCGGCGTTCTCAGCAATGCTGGCACGCTGTGCGGCATTGTTGGCCTCAAGTTCAGCTCGACGATCATCAGGCAAGTTATCATCTGCTAGTTCAAGATTGTTTTGATCAATGATTGCCTGTGCTTGTCGTTGTTGTTCTTGTGCCGCTGCCTGCGATTCTTCATTGGCCAAGATTTGACGATTGTTACTTTGAATGTTTTCTTCTGCTCGAACAATTTCACCTTGTGCGCCCACAATGTTTTGTAAATTTTGGTCTTCATCATCTGTTAAGGCAGGATTTTGAACCAGAAGCTTGGCAGCATCTTGTGCTGTGGCCGAAGTATCAACAGGTGTAGTTGTACCAGTGGTAGTGCCTGTTTTTGTAACTGATGGTTTTGTTGTTTTTCCGCTAAAACTGAACAATGAACCCAATGATGACAATGCAGTATCCACCAGCGGAATACCAGTTTTAACTGTACCAAATCCAGGAGTAGATGCCAGTACGGATCCAGGCAATTGCGGAATGCCCAATCTAGCACGAATGTAAGGATCAGTGGGATCTGCTCCGCCTAGATCTTGTAATTGTTTGGGAGTCAAGCCAGCATACGGATCGTTGAGTTGTGCCGCTATGGTAACAGCAGGATTGGGTGTGGCTGCTCTAGGATCAAACACGCTCTCGCCAACATCTTGTCTAGGATCAAACACTGATTCAGTTATGGGTATTTCACGTAGAGTATCTGCTCCCACATTGGTGTTGGGATCTGAAGCCGCATCCACAGTTCCTATGCGCTCTGCACGTGGAGTATCTGCACCTGCATTTGTGTTAGGATCGCTAGCAGGGTTAACCGGCGTCTGCGTCTCTGGTGGTCCTTCTTGCTGACTTAGCACACTGGTCACAGGATCAAAGCTGTAGTTGCCAATTTCGTTCAATGGAATGTCAGCCATGATCAAGGCTTCGTCGTAGGGAATGCCCTGCAATATCAGTTTGTTAAATTCCGCCGCCTTTGCTGGATCGTAGCCGTTTGCCATATGTGTGTTCCTATATGTTATTTACCGGGTTTAAAATGTGTGCCGTTTATCCATAATCAGTTAAACAGGTTGACAAATGTTGTAAATATGCTACACTATATTATATTTTAGGAGTTCATACCAAGTATGTCTTTATTGCCCAAGCCGGCCGCCAAGGTCAACTATCTCAACAACAGAGATATTTTAAAAGAAATTCACCACAGCAAAAACACTTACTGCTGGTATCGCGACAGAGATCTCGATCATCAGTTTGATTTAATACTTCCCAGTGTTGACAAAATCAATCAGCGTACCATAGTTGATGCTCGTAAAAACCGTGCAGACCGTATCAAACGCGAAACAGGTGTGGTCATTGATCAAAAGAAAATACCCAACACTGATCTTGTGTTTCGTATCACTTGCTGGGATCATATTCCCAAAGCACCCAAGAAGATCACCAAGGCCGAAGCCAAAAAGAAAAAACTAGAAGAAATACTGGATCTCGACGACGCCGTAGAAGATGATCCACTAGCAGATTTGATTGATGTGCCTGTGCTGAACATGAACTATGTGCGATTGAACTTTCCACCATTTGAACACTATCGATTGGATGAAAATAAAACTCCTTTTATGGTTGGGCGTAGTCACTGGCGTGGCGATTTAGAAACAGGCGAGTTCTCTCGTGATCACGGCAACATGACACGCAAACTTGCCATGATGTTTATGAAACTGTGCGAACGTTATGCCACACGGTCAAACTGGCGTGGCTACACCTACAATGAAGAAATGCGCGGACAAGCATTGTTACAGCTCAGTCAAATTGGCCTACAGTTTGACGAATCAAAATCACAAAATCCCTTTGCCTACTACACGGCAGCTATCACCAATAGCTTTACTCGAATCCTAAACATCGAAAAGAAAAATCAAAACATCCGTGATGACATTTTGGAAATGAACGGATTGAATCCATCATGGACTCGTCAGAATTCTGGCAAGGCTGGCATGGCAGCCATGTCCGGACCGGTTACTAGTAGCTTAGATGACTGATGACAAAAACACTACATTTGTTTAATCCAGTAGTAGATTTTGGATTAATAAACTCAACATCTGTATTAATTACCAATACAAACATCAAGGTTGTTGCTGATCAGTATCACACTTCATTAGGCGATTTGTCTGCAGAAGAAATTATTTCTATTAGCAAACATTTTGATGTTGTAAATTTTGTACAAGATCAATTTGATATCAACTCAGATCTTTATAGAGAAACTGTACTACTATTGCAATTTCTCAAGCATAGATGTCGTGTAACTAATTTTCACGGTGGCCGAGCAGTTGTGTTCACAGATGCCAATCAACAATTATCAAGACACAACAACGATCCAGTTGTATGGGTGTTTGGTTGCAGTCATAGTGCCGGAGTTGGATTGTTACCAAAAGAAAAATCGTTTGGTGTGCTACTAGGTGAGGCAATTGGTATACCTTCAAAAATTATAGCTAAAGGTGGTAGTTCAACTCATTGGTCGTTTCGTCACCTTGTCGAAGCAGATATACAACAACAAGACACAGTAGTATGGCAACTAACTACTCCCGAAAGACTAACACTATTTCAAAACTGCCAATCAGTTGAAGCCCAATTACGCAACTCTCGAGAGTTATTAAAAGTATACAACGACGACATTTTGTTTTTTAATCAACTGTCAATGTTGCAAGCTGGGGCAAAATATCTTCGATCTAAAAAATGTAAATTTGTCATAACTAGTATACTAGCTGGTTCTAATCAATATAGATCTAGATATCTGCATGAATACCTGACACACCCAGAATATTGTTATTCTCCAGATTATATTGTGGATTTTGGCACAGACGGGGTACATGTTGGTCCTTTGAGCCACCAGGCTCTTGCTAAATGCCTACTAGATCATGTACAATTGCTATATGACAAATCTATTTAAAAAAGCCGCAATCTTCACAGACATCCACTTTGGCCTAAAGTCAAACAGTACGTTACACAACGAAGACTGCTTGGCTTTTGTCAAGTGGGCCACCGCTAAAGCCCAGGCAGAGGGTTGCGAAACCTGTTTGTTCTTAGGCGACTGGCACAACAACCGGTCCAGCCTAAACATTGTTACACTCAACTACAGTCTCCAAGCATTGGAGCACATGAGTGCCAACTTTGAGCGTGTTTATTTTATTCCCGGTAATCACGATCTATATTATCGAGACAATCGCGATATACAAAGTGTGGAGTGGGCAAGGCATCTACCTAATGTTACTATATGCAACGATTGGTTCAGCAGTGGTGATGTGGTTATTGCTCCCTGGCTGTGTGGTGACGATCACAAACGCATACCAAAACTGTCAGGCAAGTACATGTTTGGACACTTTGAACTGCCCGGCTACATGATGAATGCCATGGTAGAAATGCCAGACCACGGCGAGATCCGCAGAGAAGACTTCAACAACTTCGAACATGTATTCACTGGACACTTTCACAAACGTCAAACCAAAAAGAACATCACCTATATTGGCAACTGCTTTCCGCACAACTATGCTGACGCTGGTGATGATGATCGCGGATTAACTATTTTAGAATGGGGGCAGGATCCTGTACATCATGCTTGGCCTGACCAACCTAGATATCGTGTGCTAGGCCTGAGCTCGGTTATTGACAACGCTGCCACGCTACTTGCAAAAGACATGCATGTTCGTGTGCAACTAGACATTGAAATCAGTTATGAAGAAGCTAACTTTATCAAAGAAACATTTATTAAACAATATCAACTGCGAGAAATGGCATTGATTCCCAACAAAAACTCTGGTGTAGATACAGACATGGCACCTGGAGAAGTAAAATTTGAATCTGTGGATCAAATTGTAACAGATCAACTTACTAACATCGAGTCAGAGTTCTACGACAACAAATTGTTACTAAGGATTTATCAAACATTATGAAAATTGGAATCATTGGATTAGGTGTAGTCGGACTAGCTGTTTACCAAGGCTTGGGACAGGTTGGTAATGATATGTATTTTTATGACATTGCTCACCCCGACACCTCTATAAATGACGTAGTAACCACTGATATCATCTTTGTTTGTGTGCCAACTGACACCAGCAACGGACATTGCGATCTGACTCAGATTTATCAGATTGTTCAGAATCTCAATGACTTAATGTACTCTGGAATTATTGCTATTAAAAGCACTGTGTTACCTGGCACCACCGAATCATTGATTGGGCAATATCCTAATTTAAAAATTTGTATGGTTCCAGAATTTCTAAGGGCCAAATCTGCACTTGCAGATTTTGTTAATAATCACGATGTACTGGTAGTCGGTACTGATAACAACTATGTTTACGAACAAATTGTTGCTAGCCACAGACTCATTCCCAAATCTTCTAGTAGAGTAACACCTACTGAAGCAGAAATAGTTAAATATTTTTCCAACTTGTATAATGCATTAAGAATTGTATTTGCCAACAACATGTTTGAAGTTTGTCAAAAAACAAAAGCTGATTATCAAAACGTGTTGCAAGCTATTACTAAAAAACGCGGAATCCTTCCAGACTACTTGCTTTGTAGTGCCAATTATAGAGGATTTGGCGGGCATTGTTTGCCCAAGGATACCGAAGCATTTGCTTCGTTTGCACAGTCTTTAGGTCTGACAGATTTAAATCTGTTTTCAGCTATTGTTAACGACAACAAAAATTTTAAATGAAAATATTAATTACCGGAAGCGAAGGCAGTTTGATGCAAGCTGTCATTCCAAAACTTCTAAAACAAGGGCATACCATAGTCGGAATTGATAACTTGTATCGACATGGCAAGGTTTCTACTTTGGCAAATCAAGATTACAAGTTTATCAATCAAGACCTAGCTGATCGGCAAGCAACTGCTGATCTTTGTCAGGGGTTTGACGTTGTGTTTTTAGCGGCAGCAAAAATTTACGGTGTCGGAGGGTTTAATCACTATTGTGGTGATATCATTGCCGACGACACTGCGATTCAAGGCAACATATTACAAAGCTGTGCCAAGCACAATGTTAAACATGTAGTGTACATTAGTTCTAGTATGGTATACGAATCTTGCATTCAAGACCCCCATTATCCAGTGACTGAAGATTTAGTCAATGACTGTGTTGTTCCTAAAACAGACTACGGCTTGAGCAAGCTGCTCGGTGAGAGAATGTGCCAGGCATTTTATAAACAATACAGCATCAACTACACAGTGTGGCGGCCTTTTAATATTATTACTCCGTACGAAAAGTCTATGCCCACACAAGGCTTTAGTCATGTGTTTGCAGATTTTATTAACAACATTCTAGTTAACAAACTCAATCCGTTACCAATAATTGGAGACGGCAATCAGATTAGATGCTTTACATGGATTGACGATGTTGCTGAAATTATATCTCGATACAGTTTTGATGATCGCGCACTTAACCAAGCATTTAACATTTGCAATGTTGAGCCTGTTACTATGAAACAACTTGCTGAAAAGATTTTTCATTGGCAAGACTCTACCGACCACTTGGAATTTCAAACAGTCAAGGAGTACTCGCATGATGTTTTAGTCAGAATTCCATCAGTTGATAAGTTGTCGTTAACCTTTGGCAAATATCACTATCAAACTATAGATCAAAGTATTCAACAGTGTGTTCAAGGTATCAACAGTTGAAACCTAATTTTTTGTTTGTGCGCTTCAACGAAGGAGCTGCCGGAAAGTTTCTTCTATCATTACTAATGGGCAGTCGATCCGTAGCACATTTTGATCAATCAATTGAAGAAAATAAAACCAATGATCAACTACTGTCTTACGTGCGCAATTCGTTTAGTTCTTTTGATTCATGGTTAAAGACTGAGCCAAATCCAGTGACTCCGTGGAATATACATTGGATCAGTAACAAAATGGCCCGTGGCAGTAGCCAAACAATTACCGACTTTAACACTCAACTGCAAACAGATGCTAGCGAATATTTTTGGAAGTCTGTTAGTATCAACAAGCACATTTTGATTGTAAACAACAAACCAGTCCCTCCTGTGGCCTATCAGAATCTAGCACCGTTGGTTATTATCAATGATCAACCATCCTTGAGATTTTTAAGAAAGTCGCTTTGGTTTAAACACTACGGTGTCAAAGATAACAAAATTTATCTCAAGATTAACAATCCTGATATGTATCCAGAACCTACTAGATCCATCATGAAGGGATTCAACAATCCAATGTTTGTAGACGAGAGCGTGTTTAGTTTTTATCGTCGAGTACTATGGAACAATCCAAACACTAAATTTTTTGCAAATCAAGCTAACTTTCCAGAGAACAGTATTTTTATCAATCTGAGCGAAATTTTAGATATAAACAAACTAGTGCCTGCAATAGACTTGTTGTGTAAACAATTAGGTATTGCACCCATTGATCATGTTTATCTACAGCAAGCACATGCCCATTGGATAAGATTACATATTTTTAAATTTTAAATGACTCATCAAGATTTTATCAATGCCGATGTCAATGTACTCAATGTGTTCAATCTGCTGGACTATGATCAGAATTTTGATCTGCTGGTTGAACAGTTAACTGCTGTAAAAAAAGACCAATATACACCATCTGATAAAATCATAATACTGCATAACGATACAGAATACTTCTATTACGGAAACAAGTTAGGGTTTACCATGCACAATCTATTAACTTGTTGGAGAGACTTGGATATCCCATATCATGTCATGGTAGTTTATACCAATCACAGTGATCTTGATGCTGCCATTGATCCGTTTATTGTACATCAGCGTGATCGTCCGTTGATTATACCAACTTTAGTTAATAACCATTCATGGAACGGAGTGCTTGCTGTGCCGACGTTTATAGCGTCTAAAAAAATTTCACACAGTGCATTTTGTTTGTTAGGTGTTGAAAGACAACCTCGTACTAAATTTTTTCAATACCTTGTAAAAAATAACTTATTTGACTACATCAAGGTGAATTATAAGTCTAAATTTCATAAAAAATTAAGATCCAACTCTGTTGGCACCAAGCACCTGCACAACCTAGTGTATCCATCAAAGAGTTTGTCAAATATGATATACACATCTCCACATCGTATTAACGAGACATGTTTTTCGCAAAGTCAATATAACGATATTATAGACTTAAATTCTTTTAGAGACTATCCTCGCAGTGACCTAGAAGGCGACTCTAGCAACTTCTACAATGATTTTTTTCTTGAAGTTGTATTAGAGACTGTGTTTGATTACCCTCATGTTTTCATTAGCGAAAAAACGTTAAAGCCATTATTGTTCAAAACTCCGTTTGTACTTTTCTCAGCCAAAGGCACACTAAGGTATCTAAGAAAACATGGGTTTAAAACTTTTGACAACTTTTGGGATGAAAGTTATGACAATGAATTGGATCCGCAGTTAAGATTTTTAAAGTGTTGCAACGTTGTACAGAGCATTATAACTAAACCGATTAGCGAGCTGGTTGACATGTACCAAGCTATGACACCTATCTTAGAACACAATCGTGCTCGGTTGCTCGAATACGTTGAAACAGAATACAAACCCCTGTATAATAAAATCAACCTATGATTCAAATTAAAAATTTAACTGTTAAGAACTTTATGAGTGTGGGCAATGCCACACAGGGCATTGACTTTGATCGCAACGATCTTACGCTTGTGCTAGGAGAGAATCTGGATCTTGGTGGCGACGGTTCTAGAAACGGTACAGGCAAGACCACAATCATCAATGCGCTGAGTTATGCCCTGTACGGCCAGGCCTTGAGTAATATCCGCAAAGACAATCTTGTGAACAAGACCAATGGTAAGAACATGCTTGTGAGTCTGGATTTTGCTGTTAACGGACAAGAATACAAGATTGAGCGTGGGCGTAAACCCAACGTGCTACGATTCTATGTAAACAATGAGGCTCAGGTAGCCACAGACGAAGCTCAAGGCGACAGCCGAGAAACACAAGATGCCATCGAACGTGTGATGAATATGAGCCACGACATGTTTAAACATGTGTTGGCGTTGAACACTTATACCGAACCATTCTTGAGTTTAAAAGCCAATGACCAACGCAACATCATTGAACAGTTGTTGGGCATCACCTTGCTTTCGGAACGTGCAGACGCCATCAAAGAACTCAACCGTCAGACCAAAGACAGCATCTCACAAGAAGAATTCCGTATCCGCGCCGAGCAAGAAGCCAACAAACGCATCGAAGAACAGATCGAAAGTTTGAAACGCAGGCAAGTGCTTTGGCAAAAAAAGTACGACAGTGATGTAGCGTACCTTGTGGCACAATATGATGATCTAGCCAAGATTGACATCGAAGTAGAATTGCTGGCTCACAAAGATCTAGCCGTGTGGACCACAAGGAAACAACAACAAGATGCGTATACTGCTCTAGTTGGTCGACAAACTGCTTGGAAACAAAAACAACAAAAAGACATCAGCGAGTTGGAACTAACTTACAACAATCTCAGCCATATTGATATTCAAGCAGAACTACAGGCACATGTGGACTTGGTCGCTTACACACAACAAGCCAAGGACATTGCAGACCTTGAGAAACTGATTGCCAGATGTGTTGCGGATGAAGCCAAAGAACAAAAAGTCATTGATAAACTCAGAACTGAAATTGAAGAACTAAAAAATCACAAATGTTATGCATGTGGTCAAGACTTTCATGACGCCAATCACGAAACAGTATTGGGCACAAAAGAAAAAGCTCTGCAGGACGCCGCACTACAAGCATTGTCCACAAATGGTCAGTGGATGGAAAATACAGATGCATTGGCTGCACTAGGTGAACTGGGTATTAAACCTACCACACATTACCGAACAGAAACACAAGCCATTCGTCACTCAAGTGAACTGGAAAACATTCAGCACAAGATTGATGCTAAACGTGCAGAAACAGATCCCTATGCTGAACAACTGGCAGAACATACACCTGTAGAGGTTGGCACACAACCTGTCACACATTACGATACAGAAGCACAGGCAGTTGATCATCGTAGTCGCATGAACACTCTGCTGACACAGATTGCCACCAAAGGTGAAGAGAAGGATCCTTACACAGAACAGATTGTCGAAATGCAACAACAGGCATTACAAGTTGTAAGCTACGATGCACTCAATGACCTTACAAGACTTCAAGAACATCAAGACTTCTTGCTCAAACTATTGACATCAAAAGATAGTTTTGTGCGTAAGAAGATTATTGATCAGAATTTGAGTTATCTAAATGCACGACTCACACACTACTTAGATCGTATTGGTTTGCCACATACTGTGAAGTTCCAAAACGACTTGAGTGTGATGATTGAAGAACTGGGTCGTGAACTGGACTTTGATAACTTATCACGTGGTGAGCGCAATCGCTTGATCTTATCCATGAGCTGGGCATTCCGAGATGTTTGGGAAAGTTTGTACTCGCCAATCAACTTGTTGTTTATTGACGAACTAATTGACAACGGGCTAGACACACAAGGCGTGGAAAATGCCTTGGCATTGCTGAAGAAGATGAGCAGAGAACGACACAAATCAATTTGGCTGGTGAGTCATAGAGATGAGCTTGCAGGACGTGTGGAAAACATCCTGAAAGTTGTCAAAGAAAACGGCTTCACTAGCTACAATACAGACATAGAGCTGGCATAAAATTTTAAAAATCAACTGTAAGGCATAACTATAAAGCAAGGATAAATCGCATACAACACATGACATGGCTATATCAAGATACCCCAATCGAGACGTTGCCCGAAGAGTGTGTTGGATTTGTTTACTTGATCACAAATAATCTCACTGGACGCAAGTACATAGGCAAAAAATTAGCAAAATTTAGCAAGACAACATACAAGACAGTTAAGCAAAAGAACGGCATCAAGAAGAAGAAAAAGATACGATCAAAGGTCGACTCAGACTGGAGAGAGTACTATGGGTCAAGCCCAGAATTAACTTTAGACGTAATCAAACTAGGCACCGAAAACTTCACCAGAGAAATACTTTTTTATTGCAACTCCAAATCGGAATGTAGTTACATCGAAGCAAGAGAGCAATTTTCAAGAAGAGTATTGGAATCACGAGATTATTACAATGGCCACATACAAGTGCGTGTGCATGGCTCTCATATAATAGACAAACTGTAAGGCATCAATTAGGACACTGTGTTGGGCGATGTGGCTCAACCCCATTGAGGATATGTGCGATACCATATTTAGACTTGGGCGTCAAAGGCAATTGCTAACTTAAGGCAACAAATGGTCGGGGAGATGTGAAAAAGATACAACCCCAGCTTATAGGACTTGGATCTATATCGGGTTACTAGGGTTCCGTTGATACGTGAAGCTTGAGTAGGGGGTACCGGTCAACCGCCTCCGTGTAGGAAACTACAATCTCATTATGATAGATGACTGCTATACTCAGATAATGGCGTTTTTTGTTCACCGTGCATACGGTGAACTATGACCACGTAATCTAGATAATAGCTTAAATCGCTTCGCTCAAGTATTAAAAAAACATTGATGAGCGATAGCGAGTCAATAGATGTGCTTGCACATCTTTAGTAGATCTTGGGAATTTGATGTATGTTGTTTTCTAGAAGACTGTGCAGTTGATTTGTATTGCTGGGAAATTTGTCTAGTTGCCAGGTTTTAAGATTAAGACCATGTTTGTAAATCAAAAAGTGTTGTATTATTACCTCTTGCTCAAATGTCAAATTGATAGCATAGTCCCAATTGTTAACAATTGCTGACACAATATGATCACAGTTGTATACAAACTCCATGGATTCTATATGTGTCTTGCTCCATTGGGCATAAACGTTCTTCCATTGGGCAAATCTGTCTGGTACAATCTTGAGTTTAAGATAGTTTATGACTCTGTTGATAACACTGATTCCGTTATGCCATAATTCTCTGCAGTCAATACGCAGGTGTGGAATTGATAGGTAATGTTCGTGTATGGGATCCAGTGGTCTGATGTTTAAAGCATTTTTTTCTCTAATATCCCAACTGTTGGTTAATCCTGCGGCATTCCACTTTTCATTGCTGTCACTAAAAAATACAGTCTCAAAATCATTTTTTAATTCTTCAACTGATGCTGGCTTTCCATTTTTAAGCACAAACGTACCAAGATCTCTAACACCTAAAAAATACAACGGAACAAACGATTCACCAGCTAGATGAACAGTTGCTGAACCGTGTTCTGCCATTACTGTGAATAATTTTTTTATGTCAGCTAACTTGTGTTGAGTGATCTCATTGAGATTTTCTTTTACAGGATCAATTTTATATTTTTCTATAATTGTACTGTTATGAAGTGGACATGCGTATAACGAGTATAATTCAGTCGAGTTACACGTTTCAAGAAACTGTTTTGTTTTGTCGGCTCCTGCTGGATGATTTTTTAAATGCCCATGAGCATTGTGTTGAATGTGATTTACTGGATTTTGGCTTAGAGGAATAAACTGATTTTGTTTTGACGAAAAATACTGTGTCTGGCCAGTTAGAAAATGTATGCTCCAATCAAGGAATGTACCTCCAATTGATCTGCCAGAAAAAATGCAAATCTTCATACAAACGTGTCGGGCCAATCACGGAACAATGCATGCTGAATTGTTCCTGACACAAATTGATTAAAACTCTTGTGTTTGGCTTCTAATTCTCCAGACAACGGAGCAACACGTTTGAAAGCTGAATCCATCTGAGCCATGTCTCGGAACTCCATGAGTATCATCCATTCGGGCATGTCTGCGATTGATCTAAACCCCATCTTGCATCTAGTGATGCGATAGTCCTCCATACGGCCTTCTGATTTTAAATGATCAAAAAAACTTTTCATGCCGTTGACCCAGTCCAAGTCTGAGATGTCGCCTTCTTTGTCTGCCCAAATTGTGTAAATGTCTGCCATGTTAACTTCTTTCTTTAAAATAATCTTGCATTGTGCCTTCTCGGTGTATATCACTAGTTACACAGTGTATACCACCGTCCCAAAAATATCTATGTCTGAAAGGCACAATATGCGGGGTAATGCCATAACGATCTAGCGCATCAAAAACTGTTTTGTTGTAATTAAATACTATAACATTTTTAGGATCAACAATCAACATATTAACGTCAAACACAGTTTCTTCTACATACCCAGTCCAATGTCCTAACCAGGTTTCAACAACATCAACTACATCTTGATCGTATTCAAACCCAGGAATCCACCACTTGCCTTTATTTTTTTCTTTAAGATCTAAAAAAGGTCTGACCTTGTGCCAACTCTGACCAGGCAAATATATCACTTCCCATCCAGGATAAGTGTCTGCATAGGTCGGTACATCTACTAGACTTACAATTAGTCCAGGGCATACTGGACAATATGTTGCATCAGAGTGACCACCAGTATTGACAACATGATTTCTGTAATTTGAAAATTCAAGATCCATTTGATTCTTGATATCTGTTTGATTATCTTGATACAAGTCTGTACCAAAGTACAAGTCTTTTCCTATGCGAGATATCATAGCACCGTTGATATTCTGGTTGTCTAGTGTTTTAACAACATTACCATGTTGTTTGATATGCTCGACAATTTTGTTGTACGGATTTGTTTTAAAAACATACTGGTCAAATTGATGAACATTTTTACATTCGTCTTGTATATAAACTGGTAGATTATTGAACTCTGACAGATTGTTACAGTTTGGCCAGGAAATATCTTTAACTCTGTTATAAAATAATTTTATTTGATGATCAATGTTGCCGTATTGCGTGTAAAATGTATCGCCAACCATGACAGTATAATCTCTAGGAGTCATAGGAGGAGGAACATACTGACCCTTGACAAATGTTTCACTAGATAAATCTGGACGTAAAACTTCAACACCAAACTCCTGGAGTTTTTTAATAATGTTCTGATAGTCTTCTTCAGTTTCGATTGCAATTTTTTCAAACAAACTGCGCACGTGAGGTACGTTGATCCAGGAGTAAAACTCTGGAGGATAACTTCTACCTACCACACATACTCGAAGTGGGTCCCAATGTTGATATACACTGTACATTATTCTAACGGTCCCAGTATTTCAAAACCTTCAAGGTCTTGTTTGTACAAGTGCGCTTGATCCAGATACAAGTACTGGAATCCGCGGTCTCTGTAGATTGCACATTCTGTTTGTAAACTTGAGATTCCCAAACGTAGTCGGGGTTTGCGATAGTTCCAGGCAAATTGTGCGGCTAATAAATTCTTGTCGTCGTACCGTTTTATCATGGAAAACGCTGCCAGTTCACCGTTGTCTCTATAGCCAATTAAATCTGTGCCTGGCTCTGTGAACTGACTGTCAAACAGCGGCATTACACTAGCAAAGTGTTTGTAGGTGCAATAGGTTCTGTATATGTCTTGTAGCTCTGCAATATTGGGTTTGGTGATATAAAACCAATCAACTGCGGGCTTGTAGGTAGTTTTTTCTAGATTTATTCTAGCAAATTGATATGTCATTTGCGAGGATCCTCCCTGTGCTGAAATAGCGCAGTTAGATAATCGTCTGGCCAGGAGTCGTAAAATCCTTTGCTGGCCATTAGTCGTGCTTTGACATTGAGATCACTTAGACTCTGCACAAGAGCCAGGGCATATGTGCCTTGATTCATGCAAATGCCATTTACTATTTCCACATCGTTGGGATGATCTTCCAGGGCTAGTATATCTGCTGCCAGTAAAAAATCTCTGTTGGCTTGATCTAAACTGCTGGCAAACAAATCATGTGGCCATTCTTGAGGGTCGTATGCATACACCACAACTTCTCGATTGCCCATGCCATAACGGGCTCGATTTTTTAGGTCAAAGTAAGGATCGCTACCAATGAATATATCGTAGCTTTGTTTTAGTCTTGCGCTACGTGCGTAAGGGCAAGGTGGAAATCCACCCAAGGCAGCATGAGGGACTTCTACAAAATCCATGATCCACTTTTCAATATCTTGTTTAACTTGATCTATATCCATTAGAAGAACGGTAGTTTACTGTTTTTAGTTGTTTCAAGATTGTCCTTGATCAACTCACTGATCATGGTTCGCTCGGCATGACTCATATTCATCACATCATCATATGTGGCACCACCACGCATGTACCATGACATTTTTAAACCTTGACGTTTTAATTCGTTAGCCTCCCGCTCCATTTGATTTAACAAATCCTCCACTTGGGAGTGATTGGCGGTCAGGAGGCGGGTTCGAAAAAACTTGCCATGTCCAATGTTAACGCTTGATTATATTCGTGTTCACAACTATGGCAAGTCAAATGCATGGGTTTGAACTCTGTGCTTTCTCTATAGACAATCACTTGATCTCTGATCTGGTTAAACAATTTTCTATCGCAGTTGCTTAAAAATTCAGAAATAAATTCTGTTTCGGTTACCATTGCTTTGGGTGTTTTGATACAGGCAATGCTGTGCTTTAGTGCATTCACAGTGAGCTTGGTGAGTTTTTGCAATGCCTCATTGAGTTTGGCAATTTTTTCGTCATCAGGCAAGTCTGAACCGGGAATCATCTGAATTAACCGTTGTTCCTGCCACTGCTCGTGGTTGGTATTATGTTGTTCAGCATAGTCCATGGGTTTGAAAAATATTTCTAGATCCCCGTGCTTGATACTTTCTGCAAAGTCTGGAGATTTGATCTGATCAAGTACGGTTCTTAAATCAAGATTAAAGTCTCCTGGTTCAGCACATTTTGGACAAGTGGATGTTATTTCTAGTTCATGCCCGTAGCTGGCAATTCTAAGAGCAACCAAAATGGCGTTGATATCAATGCTGGGAGTTTTCCATGCATCTTTGATGTTTGGCACACAACTTTGAATAACAGAAACCACAGCTTGTCCGTTGAACAGTGCATCTGGAGTACGATACGTGATTTCGTCGATAGCAGTCATTGGCAAAACTGGCAATTCCATATTGGCTGGAAAATCTATCGAGTCCTTGGGCCAGAAATTTCCATTGCTCGGCAGTCTCAAGTAAATTGCTGGTTGTCTAAAAAATTGACGTAAAGGGTTAGCAGTTTGGGTCATTTTGCACCTATAAATATACTTCTACTTATAGGTAAAACACCATGGCCGACACAAATGCACAGATGGAAGAACTAGCTCGAATACTTGAAGATGTAAATCGGGAAATGGCCTACTACGGCAGAATAACCAAGCAAACTGCTGACGACAAGTTTGATGCTGAAATGAAAAACAAAACTGGCATCAACAACGCTACCAAAGGTCTAGCCAGTTTGGGCGAAGGCCTAACTTCGCTTGCTGGTGCTGGTGTGGCAGCCGGCAAGGCCATGTACGAAGGCAAAAAAGGTGCCGCGGCGTTTAACGACAGTATTGATGGTATGGCCAAGGCTGCCCAGGCAGCTGGTATTGCACTGGCTTTGATGATTCCTGGCGGCCCGCTGATCAAGTTGTTTATTGCAGGGTTGACTGCGGCAGTCACAGCCACAGCAGAATATGTCAAAGCAGCCAACGACATGGCTGATAAACTGTACAAAGGATATTCGGGGCTGGCCAAGTCGGGTGCCGCTGCTAGTGATGGCATGACTGGTGTGTATAACGGTGCCAAGAAACTTGGCCTGAGCATGAATGAATTAGACGGGTACATAGGTCTAATAGGTCAGAATTCCAAAGATCTAGCATTGCTATCTGGATCAGTATATGCAGGACGTAAACAGTTTGAAGACATGGGTGAAGCCATGGAGCCCTATCGCAAGGGTTTGATTGCGGCTGGTATATCTCAGGAAATGATCAATGAAGGTTCAATGGGATATCTAAAACTGCAGACCAGGATTGGTGCGGCACAACGCATGACTACCGATCAATTGGCAGAAGGTGCTAGACGTTATTTGATTGAACAAGATGCATTGACCAAGCTAACTGGAACATCGCGCAAAGAAATAGAAGATCAAATGGAAGCCGCTCGTAGCGAGCAACGTTTCCGAGCCAAGCTAGAACAAGTACGAGCAGAACAAGGTGAAGACGCGGCCAAACGCCTGGAAAATGCCAACATAATTATCAGCAGTCAAAGCAAAGAAATGGGACAGGCCTTCCGAGACACTTCCACTGGCATGCTCACCACCGAAGCAGCTTTAAAAGGCAATATGACTACGCAGGGAGAACTAATGCGTAGTACACAACAAATGCTTGCTGGACAAAAGGACGAATTTCAGGCAGTAACAGACATTGGAAAAGTTGCTAAACAATTTGGCAAAGACATGAATATGTCTGCGCAGTTGGGTGTTCTTAACGACTTTGCAATAGACTATGCACAAACAGTACAATTTGGTATATTTACAGAAGAAAATAAGGCTGATGCAATGAAAAAAATCGTTGATGATGCCAAAAAGCAAGGTATTGAAGGTGGAACAGCCGCAGATAAGATAACTGAACAGTATGCTAAGAATATCAAGCAACAGCAAGAACTCAACAAACGCCTGGAAGATGCTGTGTTCAAAGGTATTGACAACGCATTGAGTCTTACCAATAAACTGGGCAATGCAACCAGTGCTTTGACCACAGCGTTTGAAACATTGACCACAGGAGTCAACAAGTTATTGAACATTCTTGGACTTGGAACCAAAGAAGACGCAAGTGCGGTAAAGCAACAAGAAATTGGAACTGCAGAATCAAAATTAAAAGAAGCACAAGCCGCACAAAAATCAGCAAAAACTCCTGATGAAAAAGTAGCCGCTGACCGAGAAGCCAACTTTTACAAAGAAAAAATTGACTTACTAAACGAAGAAAAAGCAGTAATAGTCAAACAAGAAACAAACGCTAAACTTGATGCCGAAGTACTAAAACGTGCCGACGAGGAACTTAAAATTAAAATAGCCGCTTTTGAGAAAGCAAAAAGCACAGGCACCACGGCACAACAATGGGGCTTTGACCTTGACAACCAGCAAAAGACAAAACAAAAAGAAATGTGGGAGGCGTATAACAAACAAAAAGATCTTAGAGCCAACAAAGGCGGCATGCGTGACGCTGCCAAAGCAGACCTTGCAAAACAACAAGCATCGGCACCCAAGTCAGTAGCACCTCCATCGACTGGCAGACCTACCAAAACAGGCGAAGGAGATCTAGAAGGACTCACTATCAAAGAAGGTGACGTGCATGCTGAAGGCAGCAAAGTCAGCCCTAAGATAATTGATATAGCCAAACAAGTACAGGCAAATCTTCCTAACTTTGCTTATTTTTCTGGATTTAACGACAAGTTCCACCAGGAAAAATCTCCAAGCAGTAGTCACACCAGTGGTCGTGCTATGGACTTTGCGTTGTCACAAGCACCTAGTGTAGAAGAAGGCCAGGAAATTTCTAAATATCTTAAAAGTATGGGTGCTAGTGTAGTAATAGACGAATACAATTTCCCTAGTTCAAAAGCCACTGCTGGACATATACATGCACAGATTCCCGGGTATGCTGACGGGGGAATTGCATCAACTCCACAAATTGCCATGGTTGCTGAAAAAGGCCCAGAGGCAATGATTCCACTAGTAAACGGTGCAATTCCGATTAATTTAAACATGGGACCATCACCAGATGATAATCACATGAGTAAAATATTTGAAACAGGGTTTGGAGAACTGTCCACACAGTTTGCTAAACTAACTGACATAGATTTGTTAAAATCTACCATAGCTGATTTTAAAAATGGACAATTTGGATTAGCAGATGCTCAGGAAATGTTAAAATCAAACTCAACAGACGCAAAGTCAGCTCTAGATGATGGTGCGCAAAGATATGAACGAATGTTGGCAGATGCTCTGGAAAAACAATCAGCTCGACAAGAAGAACAATCATCTAGAATGATTGATGCACTAGCTGAAATGATACGAACACAGAAAGACAGCAACAGTATCCAGGAACGAATACTGCAAACTTCCATGTAAACACGGTAAATAACTTACTATGGCAGAAAAACAATCCCCCGGCTGGAAAAAATATTTCAAAGTGGCTGATACCACTGGACAGTTAGGTCCCATCTCTGGCCGCTATGCTGACGGATATCCGCAGTACGGCAAGAATAACGGCACAGACAACTACCCTGCAGACATGGTGTATCGTAACTATGCCAGCCGACTGCCAGAAGTTTATTCGGGTCATCCCAATCGTATTGAACGATATAACCAGTACGAAAACATGGACATGGATTCAGAGATCAATGCTTGTTTGGACATTATTTCAGAGTTTTCTACTCAGCCAAACGAAACAAACGGCACACCATTTGAAGTAAAATATTCTGACACACCTACTGATCACGAGATTGATATTATTCGCAAGCAGTTGCAACAGTGGGTCAAGCTGAACAAACTAGATCAACGTATTTTCAAACTGTTCCGTAATACCATCAAGTATGGCGATCAAATCTTTGTGCGTGATCCAGAAACATTTGAAATGATGTGGGTGGACATGACCAAAGTGGCTCGTGTGATTGTGAACGAATCAGAAGGCAAGCGTCCTGAACAGTACGTGATTCGAGACATCAATCCCAACTTTCAAAACATGACTGTGGCAGCCAAGACCACCACAGACTACATGACCAACCCTGTGACAGGATCAGTTTCAGGTTCTGCCAACTATACCATGCCCAATGGCGGCACCGGAGGCGGTGTGGGCAACAGCAGATTCATGCAGGCCATGAACGAAGTTTGCTTGGATGCCAAGCACGTGGTGCACATGAGCCTGAACGAAGGACTTGATGTGTTTTGGCCGTTTGGCAAAAGCATCTTAGAAAATATCTACAAAGTGTTCAAGCAGAAAGAACTGCTGGAAGACTCAATTCTTATCTATCGTGTGAGCCGTGCTCCTGAACGACGCATCTTCAAGATTGATGTGGGCAACATGCCCAGTCACTTGGCCATGCAGTTTGTAGAACGTATTAAAAACGAAATGCACCAGCGTAGAATCCCTACAGTGAGTGGCGGCGGACAAAACATGATGGATGCCAGTTACAACCCACTCAGTATCAACGAAGACTACTTTTTCCCACAAACAGCAGACGGTCGTGGCAGCTCAGTAGACACCCTGCCAGGTGGCCAAAACCTAGGCGAAATTGACGACTTAAAGTACTTTAACAACAAAATGGCCCGTGGCTTGCGTGTGCCGTCGAGCTATTTGCCCACTGGTCCAGACGACTCGGGCAAGACATTTGACGACGGAAAAGTGGGCACAGCACTGATACAAGAATACAGATTCAACCAGTACTGCGAACGTTTACAAGCATTGATCTGCCAAAAACTAGACGACGAATTCAAGATGTTCATGAAATGGCGTGGGTTTAACATAGACTCTAGCCTGTTTACCATCAAGTTTAATGCACCTCAAAACTTTGCAAGTTATCGTCAAAGTGAACTGGACAACACACGGATTCAAGCATTTACCAGCATGGAACCTTTGCCTTACATGAGCAAACGTTTTATGTTAGAACGTTTCTTGGGCTTGACAGAAGACGAAATCAAGAAGAACGAAGAGTTGTGGCGTGAAGAACGCGATTCACCAGAAATGCAACCTGCTACGGGGCAGGATCTACGTTCAGTTGGTATCACCCCAGGTGCGCTAGAAACTGACATTCAAACTGGTGAAGATATTGGAATGATGGCACCAGCAGGTCCTGGCGGCATGCCTGGTATGGGTGCGGCTGTACCACCTGCTCCGGGCGGTGCCGGTATGCCTACGCCTCCTCCAGTATAAATAGTATCATGTTACTAACAGAATTTTGGCACAAAGAACCTGAAGCATATCAGGACACAGCACAAGACAATAGTCAACCGCAAATTGGCGACCTGCGCAAGAGTCGCCTTACCTTACGTCAGTTGAACAAACTGCGCAAAATGAACGATGTACGAACATATGAGTACAAAGAAAAACTCAAACTAGTTCGTCAACAATACGCACCTCCAGCCGCACCACCGATGTAATAAAACTTACACAAAAGTGGTAATTTATGGTCGTTTTGTGGCCATAAACCTCCTATATTTCTACCTATGCGTAAATAACATTACACTTTACCTATAGGAGTTTTTCATATGAACCGTTTTGAACAATTGATTGAATATGTGATCAATGATGACGAGCAAAAAGCTCGCGAACTATTCCACGACATCGTTGTGGAAAAAAGCCGCCAGATCTACGAAGACATCATGGCTGAAGAAGCCGAAGAAATTGAAGAAGGCGCAGACGAAGACCTAGACGAAGGCATGGGCGGCGACGCTAGTAATGAGCTAATCGACGACGTGGAAATGGAAGAAGAATCTGACATGAACATGGAAGCCGAAGGCGACGAATCTGATGCGGAGTTTGACGACGAAGCAGAAGAAGACGGCGAAGATTTTACCAAAGACATGGAAATGGACAATGATGAATTTGGCGGCGACGAGCCGGCTACCAAAGACGACATCATGAATTTAGAAGACAAACTAGACCAGTTGATGGCTGAGTTTGAAGACCTAATGGGTGACGACGACATGGGCGGCAACGGCGACATGATGGGTCCAGACGAAGGCGGCGACGCTATTGAAATGGACGACACAGAAGAAATGGGCATGATGGAAGCTCTTGAACTAAAAGCAGCCCCAAAGCCAGTTACTTCTGAAGAAGGCAACACAAACAAAAAGTCTACAGTAGCAGCCAACTCAGGCGCACGTGGTGCAATGGCCAAGCCAGTACACACAGGTGCTGATGGTGGTGGACACCATGACTCTAGTGCTTACAAAAACACAGTCAAAGAACTCGGCGTGACACCTACACAAGATGCAGGTAAGAAGGCATTTAAGTCGGCAGCTCCTGCTCCTGTTAAAACACAGGCCTCAGGTGTGAATGCTAGAAGCCCACTACCACGTAACTAAGCAATGAAGACGCTAAGAGAACAACTTACCTTTAATCAGGCCAACATTCAGGTGTTGGAGGAAGCTGATATCAGCGGAGGTAAGAATCTCTATCTTAAAGGCATTTGTATTGAAGGCAACAAGCGCAATGCAAATGAACGTGTCTATCCTTTACACGAGATATCTAAGGCAGTTAATACTATTAATCAACAGATTAAAGAAGGTAACTCCGTTTTAGGTGAAGTGGATCACCCAGATGATTTGAAGATTAACTTGG